GGGCGACCACAGGTCGATACCCCGAAAGGGCGACCACAGGTCGATACCCCGAAAGGGCGACCACAGGTCGATACCCCGAAAGGGCGACCACAGGTCGATACCCCGAAAGGGCGACCACAGGTCGATACCCCGAAAGGGCGACCACAGGTCGATATTCAAGCGGAAGTTGATATGTTACTAAGTGATGAATATTGGAGTGATTCAAAAACAAGCAATGGAATAAGTACAGAGTCTATCGATGACCCATTCATTGCAAGTAAAACTTCCGAGATAACTTGTAATGAAACAAAAAAAGAGGAAAGAAAGAGTAGTTTTCGAACATCTTCTCCTCATCCTATTCTAAATAAGGGTCCTGTTCGTATATTAAAATACAGTGAAAAAGCATTTGTTGTTATTGGTGATACGAAGAAAAATAGCACAACTCTCAATAAAATGGGAGGAAAGTGGAATATAAGTCTGACTTACAAAGAAACTGGTGAGAAGTTTATGGGATGGGTCTTTTCGAATCGTCAACTGGATAAGGTGAGTATGTGGATTGATTTAGGTTGTCTCTAATAAATGTTTTTTCGACTCAGATGTAATTAGGAATACAGTATGATATAGTTTTAATATTAAAGATATTACAACTAAAAAAATTGAAATCGAAAGGGTAGTCAAATATAGATTAGGTATTATGGCTACTATGACTGAAACAAGTATGACTATGACTATGCGACGAAACAATCTATATGAGAATTTGAAAGAAGAAATCAAAACAACTTCTCGTCTAATAAGACCACATGGTGGTCCTGTTATAACTTCGGATTCTGCAGTTCGTTCAATTGGAAAGAAAGATGATTTTTTATTTGGACTAAAAGGTTATCAAAAAGATGATCACGGTTGCTGTTTCAAAATATATGTTTTATACTTTAAAACCATTGTTGTAAAAATCGATGTTCAATCAAGTACGATATATTCAGGTTTTGAAGAAGATAAAATAACAACTTTTATATTAGATTCTCCTTTGCTTTTGTTGAATATGAATGATGTCATAAATATTGTTCTTCAAGATTCAATAACAGATGGCAATAAAATAGATTGGAATCTAGACTGGTTATCCAACCCAATATTCGCATTCAGAATTGATAATCGAGATATTTATTCACAAATTGCTGGAACCGCCAATGTTTCCGAACATAAAATCGTTAAAACAATTCGAAATCAAATTAGAAAACTGTGTGAAAAGAATGACTCAAAAAAGATGCAAAATCAAATGGAACAACAACAAAAAATCATGAGAGAGCAACAATCTCAAATGGAACAGCAAGAAGAAATCATCAGAGAGCAACAATCTCAAATGAACTTAATACAGAGTTTAATTTTATCAATGCAACATCAGCTTCAAGAACAATCTAAACTCATAACATCGCTTGAATGTTCTCTAGTAGAGACTCGAGAAGAGATGAGAGCGAACGAAGAGAAATCTAGTCAGCAATGTAAACTCGTCACTTCTCTAAATGATACACGAGAAGAAAAACAGGTTGATATGTTTGCTGATTGGTTAATCGATGATATACATAAAGAAGAGACAACTAAAGACTAATGGAGAAAAATGTATCAAAAGAAGGTTGTATGTTAATCAATAAAGTTCTAATATCGAAAGATATTACAACTCGAAACTATAATAAATTGAAAACTGGATATAGTCTGACTTTAAATTAGGTTACTATGGCTAATATTCCTACGGAAGGTATGATTATGACTAAGCGGAAGACCGCTATTACTATTACCTTTGGTGATTGTGCTGAGAATCATAAAGGTATGCAGATTATCGGTAAATTTGCAGATTGTGGCTTCACGAATGAGGAGATAATATCGACAAAGGAGATGTTCGAACAAGAAGGATGTCGATGTGAATATATTGACCTGAAAGAAAGGTTATTTTCGACTTGGGATAATCCAGATTCAATCGAGGTTGAAGATGCGAGTGTCTTGATCGTTCGCGGTGGTATAACACATATTCTCTCAAAGGTTGGTTTTGATGCTGATTATATATTTCAAGAGCAAGCTAATTTGGATGTAGACAGAAAAGCATTTATGTACGGTAGAGTAGTCGAAAAGAGTGCACGGTATAATTTATGCTTCGATGAAACTGAACAGGAACCCGATTATGAGAATAAGAAAGGAAGAATAATTGCTTATAACAATGTGCCTTTGACGAGGTATATAAGGCATATGCTTCCTACTTACATTGGTGAGAAAGCTCGAAACTTGGCAGGTGAAGGTAATTACTATTTCGATGCCAAAACATGCGGTATTGGATGGCATGGTGATAGTGAACGAAAGAGGGTGGTAGCAATGAGATTGGGTGTGAGTATCCCTCTTGCCTACCAATGGTTTTATCGTGGAAAAAGGATTGGAGATACTATTCGTTTCGATGATGTGAATCATGGGGATTTTTATGTGATGAGCGAGAAGGCGAGTGGTTGGGATTGGAAGAGGAAGTTGAAGCCGACTTTACGACATGCTGCCGGAAGTGATAAGTATTTGCAGTTCAAAAAATAAGAGTAAGATAAGTAAGTAGATAGTAATAAATTTTAAATTGCATAACAATTTAAAATTTGTAAGTAGTTGCGATCAATGTTCTTTTGATCGTAAATAAATTGTATGTTTGTAATTCGAATTTAAATTGAAAGAATAGAATTTACGAATAGAATAAAGAATAAAGAATGTCGTACGGTGAAATTGCAAGGGTAAATGGACTTATGTTTGAACAGATTATTGTTGATTATTATAACGATAGTATTGAGAATAAATTGTTATTACTGAATAAAATAAAAGAACAGTTTGGATTTGATATTGAAACTATTAAAAACGGAAGATTATATAAGCATGATCAAAATAAGGTTGAAAGTATACATTTAAAAAGAACTACGAGAAAATCTGATATATATTATAAATATAATGATATTGAGATTGGAATATCGGTTAAAATGAGCAATAAAGGAACACAACTGCAAATCATAAGTTTGGAAATACTTAAACTATATTTGAACCATCATAATATAACACTTGAAAATGATATTGAAGACAGTTTAAAATTGTTTTTAGGAATTGGTATTGAAAAGAGAGTATGGATTAATCAATTATCAAAAATACAACAGGAGAAAATAATATCATTTTTGGACTTGCATAAGAGTTTAATTTTACAGCTCATTTATTGTGATGGTTTATGTAAATATAAAAATGACAGAGCATCACTGTTTATTTTTAACGATTCCTATTATACAAAAACAAAGGAAATTAAGCCTGTTATTTTGAATTACAACGATATCTTACATAAACTAATTGGTGATGTGTCGATAACAAAAAATGGAAATTTGCAGTTGTGTAATCAAATTGGTTTACAAAGGAAAGGTTCAGGAAAATCAAGCAGTGCTAATTGTTTGCAGTTTAAAGACCGTGGGTTTAAAAATGATTTTAAATCCAAAATAAGCAATAAAATAAATATGAAATTGCGAAGCAATCTTAAAGGTCTATCATTATTTTCAAGCTGTGGAATAGGTGAAACTTATATGAGTCCCTATATCGATATAGTTGTGGCTAACGAACTTCTACCAAATAGGGCAAAATTATATACACATTTCTATCCTAATACAAACATGATACAGGGAAATATATCAGATGAAGTCATATACAACAGTATACTTAAAGAATCGAGAGAGAAATCAGTTGATTTTATTTATGCAACACCTCCTTGTCAAAGTTTTTCTAAAGCTGGAAATCAAGCTCAGAATGATGATAGAGATATTCTGTTTTTACATATAATTAATATAACAAAAGAATTAAAACCAAAGTATGTTATGGTTGAAAATGTTCCGGAATTTTTAAAACTGTTTTGCAATATAAATAATCGTCAGCAATTAGTTCTTGATGTATTTAAACTTGAACTTGGAAACGAGTATCATATCAATAGTAATGTATTGAATACATCAGACTATGGAATTCCACAATCAAGGAAAAGAGCCATCATCTTACTAACAAATAAATCTGAAACAAAAGAATGGGTATTTCCTGATAAAACAAAACAAGAAATTACAGTTGAAAAGGCAATTGGTCATTTACCATCTATCGAAAGTGGTCAAAAGAGTGATTACCATACTTGGCATTATGCAAAAGAACATAATGATAAACACATATTGTGGATGAGTAATACTCCCTCAGGAAAAAGTGCTTTTGATAATCCAGTTCATTATCCATCGAAAGATGGGAGAAAAATACATGGATATAAAACAACATACAAAAGAATATCTTGGGATAAACCAGCTCCAACCATAACCATGGCTAATGGTAGTATATCATCCCAAAATAATGTACATCCAGGCAGACCATTAGGAAACGGTTTATATAGCGATGCACGAGCTTTAACAATATATGAATTAATGATATTAACCGGCTTACCTTCAGATTGGAACATACCGAAACTCTGTAGTGATAAATTTATAAGAGAAGTTATCGGAGAATGTGTTCCTCCCGAACTTATATTATCTCTAATTAAAAATATCGGAATTGAATCATCTGATGAATCAAAGGTTGAATCAAAGGTTGAATCAAAGGTTGAATCAAAGGTTGAAGAAACAAATAATGTTGAATCAAAGAAGGAATCTAATCTTGACAATTTGAGCAAAGTCAAATTGATAGAAATATGCAGAAATAATAAATTGAAACGATACTCGAGTTTAAATAAACAAAAACTATTAGAGTTTATAAAAGACAGTTTAATTGAGTCAAAAATATAGTAAAGTTCAACGGCTGATGATATGATGGACTCAGCCATCCTTATTTAGTTCCCTAGTGTCATTTCTTCGATTTGTTAGTACGAGTCGAATGTAGTCTAATTTTAAATTGGTATACCAATTTAAAATTCAATGTTTGTTGTTTTCGACAAATAATAACTCTTTAAATAGTTTTAAATTATGTTTATCTATAATAAATGAGCTTTTCAATATCAGGAGGTCATAACTCTAGTTTACCAGAAGGATTTTTTCCAGCTACTGGTAATCTTATACCAAAATCACATGATACTTTTAATATAGGGTTTTCTGATAGTTATCGTTATGGGAAAATATGGACTAATATTTTATATACTTCAAATGGTACAGTTGCGACTTCAGACTTTAATAAAAAGAAGGACATCGAACCGATAGGAGATGCTTTGTCCGTTATCATGCAATTGAAACCAAAGTCATTTAAGATGAAAAATGGAACTTCGAATCGAGTTCATACTGGTTATATAGCACAAGAATGTGAAAATTTGTTTTGTCCTAATTGGGCATCATATGTAAAAGAGGGTGATAGTATTGGATTGCGATATGAACAGTTTATTGCTTTGAATACAAGGGGAATACAACAGGTTAATAATCGACTTCTGAATATGGAGGAGTTTGCGAAACAAGTAGGTGAGAAGTTATCGACTGATTTTACGGTTAGTGAATCTGTTGGAGGTGAAAAGAAATCTGAATTGAGTTCAATTCAGGAGAGATTAGATTTGATCGAAAACAGATTGTTAAATAGTTTAACACAAAATAGTTTGGATTATTTTGAAAATAACTTGAGAAACACTTTAACCGATGAATGTGTTTCTCGTGTGAATGAAGTTTCTAATAATAATAGTAATAGTGAGTTTGAAATGAATGGAAGATTAAAAGATTATGTGAATGAGATGTATAACCGAATTTTGAGCGATGTTGGATTAAAGTTAGAAGAACTGAATCCAAGGTTGACAGAGGAGTGTAAAGGTCGTGTAGATGAAATGTACACAAATGTAATAAATGATGTTGAATCAAAGATTGAAAATGAAAGACAAAAATCAAATGAAATTGAGAGTATAATAAATGATTTTCAGTCTCGTTTTAATAATCAGATATGTGATTTAGTAGATAAGGTAAATATATTGATATCGAGGTGTCATGAACTTGAAAATTCGCATTTAATTCCTCAGTTAGAAATGAAGGGAGATGATGTTAGTAGTCCTCTTCATGAGCAAATGGTCAGTTTGGTTGATAAGGTGAATTTTCTAATAACGAAGTGTGATGATATTGAAAATCTACGAGAAAGATATGGCAAAACACTTGAGAACGATGAGAAGATTGAAATGCTAATGATTTTTGAAAAATCATTTCGACAAGAGATTGTGGATTTGGTTGGAAGAGTCGATTCTTTATCAAATGAGCTTGAAAATTTCAAGATTTCAACAAAAACAGAAATTGACCTGTTTTCTGGTTTGTTAAATAGAGTGAATTTGATATCTACCGATATTGATAGTATGAAGGTTAAACAAGATGATAGCTTACGAGAACTAAATAGTAATTTTGAGCAGTGTTTTCGTCAAGAGATGTTAGAATTATTGGAGAAAGTCAATTTGTTGGCAAGTGATTTAGAGATGATTAAAGAATCTGTAACTAAAAGTTCTAAAGAGCAGAAATCCGAAGAACTTGAATTGATATCCAGTTTGATTGAGAAGATAAATATATTAGGAGTTGAATTACATTCATTAAAAGATTGTCAGAATCAAGGAACACTTGAACATAAACATGAAGAATTTGAATTGTTAAACAGTTTATTGGAAAAGGTAAATCTATTGACATCTGATTTGGAATCATTTAGAGAGAATGTAAAACAACTTTCTCAAAGTGAAAATGAAGGTAATAATGATAATGAAAATTTTGAGAATAGATTTAGGGATCAGATGTTAGATTTGATTGAAAAAGTAAACTCGTTGGTTTTAAGGTGTAATGATCTTGATTCAAAGTTGTCAACTATACCTCATAAACCAGATAACAAAATAGAATTTGATGATTCTGATTCTTGTGGTTCGAGCATGATGGAAACAATGCAAGAGAGGTTGTATAAGGCAGAACAGTTGATTGGTAAACAACAGAAGATGATAACGAAGCTGACTTCAGCCGTTAACAGTTTGTTAAAAGCAAATGATAATAAATAATGATAATAAGTAACGAAATTAAGTTGTTATTCAGTTTGATGAATAATAACCAAATACAATTTATATTTAAACTGAAGAATCAAGATTTACTCTCTTTTTCTTTTTAGCAATTTTGAGAACAGGTTCTTCTTTTTCTTCCTTTTGTTCTGAAGAGTCATTATCTTCATATAGAGCAATTTTAGAGAGGTCTATCGACTGATTTGCCCTTGCAAGTTCGAGCATTCCTTGGAACTTAAGAAGTTTAGCTTTTTCCTTTTCTCTTCGTTTAACTTCTCTTTGGTCTCTAACACTTTTCAAACAAGCTTGAAAATCATATGACTTTATGAAAATCAATAGTGATAGTAACAGTGATACAGCTTGCTGTATAACACTAACGAGTGCCATATTTTCATTTTTTACAGCCCATTCAATTATTGCAGTAGTATTCATTTATATATACGAAATAAATTATTTTTTTATTGCTATTTAAAGATATCTAATTCCTTTCGAATTCAAACTATAAGTTATATTACTTAATTCTGAATTGAGATAACACGGGGAATCGAACCTGAAAAATTGATTTTTAAGATAATCCCTAAAAAAAATTAGGAATATGTCAAGTGAAAATACAGAAGTAAATATGACTATGATGATGACTATTCGAGTCTCTGATATCCCTTATTGGCAAAGAGACTCGATATTTTTCGATAACCTGTTGGATTGTGGTACTTTAGAAGATACAATTACAATTCCTTCTAGGTTTATTCGAGAGAACAATATGATTTCGACTTTAGACGACTTCATTGCTGTGTACAACATATCGGCATTTTTTATGGTAAGGTTTCCGTGTGATAGTCTACTCGAGTTTGCAATGAGTGCAATAGAGAATGATGACACATACGAGAATCTAAAAAGAGAACACAGCAAGATGAATCCAGATTGGTGGGATATTTTCGACATCGTTCATTATACTGGTGATGGGAATAAGGAGGGTGCTTCTTTGTTGTTTGCTCAACAAGGGAATATATGCATGATTGATTTTTATGGTCGACATGGTCTTCCTATATCAAGTCAACATTGCATAGAAGCTTCTGTTGGCAACAAAAACTGCCTTGAGTATTGTATTCAAAAGGTAAATCCTGATGAGTCGATATTTAGGAAATGTTTCAAGTCTGCTATAAGGAACAAAAATATGGATTGTTTAGAATATCTTTTCGAACTGATACACGAAACAATGGAAAAAGATGCAAAATTTTCTTATATTGCTTGTGAAAGTGACAATCTTGATGCATTGGTATTTCTACATGAAAATGGGTTTCTGTGGGATGAGGTAACTTATTTGCACTCATGTTATTCATTGGAATGTTTGCGGTATCTTGTTGAGAATGGTTATCGTTGTGATTTTAGAGAGTTGTTATACAGATGCGGTCCAGCTTGTTATAAATATGTATCGGATAAATTTGTAGAACAGTATCAAGAAGATTTGGAAGAAGAAATGGAATATGAAGTTGAAAGACCTTACGATGCTCGACCCTATTAATTGGATAGACGGAGATAATATGGAGATAGACGGAGATAATAGCAGGTATTTTAAACTGCAATTCAATACGAATTGCAATTTTAATAGATATAATAATAGTTTATTTAAAGCGATAATTAAAAAACAGTAAATAATGTCAACTACAGAAGATATACTAATTGATTTTAAAAACCAACTTATTAGCTTTTTCGACGAGTTAATTAATCAGTTTCCGTCAGAAGGAGATTTAGTTGTAATTCGTTTGTTTTTATCAAACCAGATTCCAATCAGAGATGTAATGAACAATTTTAACTATCAGTTAAATAAGGATAATAAAATGATGAAGACGATGATTAAGAATCGGGATGAGCAGTTCTTCCTTGAAAACAACCTATTTGACTTAAACGGTAATAAAAGGGAGAAAATCAGTCACTTTAAAAAACTATGGAGGTCTGGTGTATTAGATGATGATGATAAGGTTGTCCTTTGGAAATGGGTAGATAGCTTTGTATATCTTACTGATAAGTATGCAAAAGCAATTTCAAAAGTGGCTGAAAGTAAGAAAGAGTAATAATATGATATTTAAAATATATATCTTATTGTCGTAGGACATTTATATTCACCATAATCAACATGTCTGTTAATTGCTGGATACAATGTGTATTTATTACATACAGTTTTCGCTCTTTCAGTTTTGCAGTTGTTACAAACAAGTTGATTTTCAAGAGGGAATTGAAGTTCTCTCCTCATGATTACTTCTTTATCGAGGAATCCGAGCTTATATAGTTTTGAATCCATTTATAAATAACAAATATAATAAAAAACTGATGGCAAATTATGGTTCGATCATTGACGAAGGTGTAGAAGCAGATGCTATTTTAGATTACTTTGATGACTATTTCAATCATCCAACTTTATATAAAATCAGGGATATACAATCTAAATTTAGCTTGTATATGGTCAAATTCTATTGTATGCTTAATAACAAATGCAGATATCTTACTGTTATACTTCCCATGGATGCAAATCCCGTTCATTTTCCATTTAAGCTTCGAGGTGTAAAATGGATTTCTTTACAGACAAGAGAACTTACCGAAAATCACAAGATACCGACTCATTCATATCAGCCGTCTAATTATCTTCCTCTTAATAAAAAAATTCAAAGGGTAGAACAAGTTGAAAGTTATAGTTCTTATGTATGTGATGATTATGGGCTAACTATTAAACTGCTCCATACAAAAGGAATGAATGAGTTTCAAAGTAAAGGAACATTAATTACAGCATTGGAGACATATCAGACTATAATAACTCATGGAATTGAGGAGACATTTTAACCTTGAATTCAATATAGCTCTATACTGAAGAAGTTAAGTCGTCTTAATTTAATTACAAATCAAACTGATTTGCAATTTGGAAATATAAGAAAGTTTAGTATTATATAAATGAGAATTTTTGATATGTTAAAGTTATACTGCTGTTGTTTTATGAAACGGAAAATAACTGTAATTGTTAAAGAAAATAAAGACCACCAAGATGATAATCACTTTACAGAAGAAGAATTAAGACTAGGATATACATATATCCTAATATAATGAAATCATTTTTTTACTTCTTTAAAATGAATTAAAAAATGAAATTGGACTTTAAAATAGAGTTATGCAAAAGTCTAAATTTTTCCCGTATAGTTGGTTTATTGATGAAGATGAAACTGAATGCACATGCATTCGTGTTTATGGACTAAATGAAAGGAATGAAAATGTCTGTGTTCGTGTAGATGATTTTTATCCTTATTGTTATATTGAGTTGCCTCCTGATGTAACTGAAGGCATGGTTTGCCTTATTCGAAAGAAGATTGATGATCTTCTTGGGAGGCAGAAAGAAACACTTGATGCTCAGTATGTATTGAAAAAGAAACTGTATCGAGCTAACTTTGATAAGAATGGTCAACCTAAGTTGTTTCCATTCTTACTCTGTTATTTTGCGAATAAGGAACATATAAAGTCGCTTGTTTACTTGCTTCGAAAACCTTTGATTGTATCTGGTATTGGTCGTCTCATATTGAAAGTTCATGAAGACCAAGCTAATCCGATATTGCAATTTGTATGTAATAAAAATATATCAACAGCTGGTTGGGTTACATTTGCAGGGAAGAAACAAACGGAAGAAAACAAAATTACATTGTGTAAAAATGAATATATCGTAAGTCAAAATCGTATCGGTCCATTTGAAAATCCAGTTGCTCCTAAGCCTAAGATTATGGGCTTTGATATTGAGGTTTATTCAAGCAACAATAATGCTATGCCTAAATCGGTTAACTTGGGCGATAAGATATTCCAAATTTCATGTGTATTTACAACTGAAGGAGATTATAATGAAAGCAATTACACTTCCTATTTGATTTCGCTTGGGCAACCTGATCAGTCGATAGTTGGCGAAGATGTGAATATTATAAACTGTAATACAGAAGCCGATGTGTTGACTTCTTTCACGGAGTTGATTCGAACTGAAAATCCAAATATAATATGCGGATATAATATCTTCGGTTTCGATATACCGTATATGATTGACCGAGCAAATTCCCCATGTATGGTCCCTGATATCTTTGCAAAGCAAGGATTTCATAAAACCAATATGGCTAAGAAACGGAAAATCAGTTGGTCTTCTTCAGCATACAAGAATCAGGAGTTTGAGTTTTTAGATGCAGAAGGTCGTTTGTATGTTGATTTACTTCCTATTGTCAAACGAGATTACAAATTCAATAATTATAAACTGAAAACAATTTCAGAATACTTTATTGGTCAAACAAAAGATCCTTTATCTGTCAAAGGTATTTTCAAATGTTACAAGATTGGTGTGAAAAGGAAAGCTGATGGAAGTTACCCGGTACAATCTCAGAAAGCAATGGGTATCGTTGGAAAGTATTGTGTGAAAGATAGTGCACTTGTCGTATCTCTCATTGGTAAACTTCAAGTATGGTATGGATTAACAGAGATGGCGAGTATCTGTAATGTTCCTATATTTACCCTTTATACTCAAGGGCAACAAATCAAGGTCTTCTCTCAAATATACAGATATTGTTTGAGTCAAAACATTGTTGTCGAAAGCAACGGGTATGAATCAAAGGATAATGAACGATATGTTGGTGCTTATGTTTTTGACCCTGTTCCAGGGTCATATAATATGGTAGTTCCACTTGATTTTTGCTCTCTGTATCCTTCTATCATTATTGGATATAATATCGATTACTCAACTTGGGTTACGGATGATAGTATTCCGAACAGGAAGTGTAATGTGATGGAATGGGAGGACCATATTGGTTGTGAACATGATGAGAAAGTTATTCGTGTAAATACTCTGAACAACTATATCAAAAAGAAGGAGGATGACATTAAATCTCTTCGTACAATGAGAGATAGCAGAATTGATAAGTTGAGAAGACAAGAAATAGCGGATGAAATTAAGCTGAAGATGGAAGAACTTAAGCCTTACAAGAAAGAACGGTCTGATATAAAAAAGACAATATCGAAGCACCCTATGTGCGAGAAACGAAAGTATCGTTTTCTGAAGGAACCAAAAGGTGTTTTACCAACGATTATTCAGAACTTGTTAGATGCCAGAAAAAATACACGGAAAGAAATTAATAAATACAATGATAAAATCAAGGCGATCAAGGATGGTGAAATGAAAGAGGATAATGAGTTTGGAAGCAGTCAGGTACTCGCAACTTTGTGTAATGTGCTTGATAAAAGACAGCTTGCTTTGAAGGTATCAGCTAATAGTATGTACGGTGCTCTTGGTGTAAAGAGAGGATATCTACCTTTGATGCCTGGTGCTATGTGTATTACATACATGGGACGAACCAACATTCAGAAGGTATCAAAAGATATTCAGGAAATTCATGGTGGTAAGTTGGTGTATGGAGATACGGATAGTAACTATGTTTGTTTTCCTCATTTGACAACAGCTCAGGAGACATGGGCTTATGCATTGAAAGTAGCCGACGAGATTAGTATGCAATTTCCGCCTCCAGTTCGAATTGATTTCGAGGAAGCGATTTACAGCTTCTTTTTCATATTGACAAAAAAGAGATATATGTATCGAGCTTGTGATGCTATTGGAAATATCAATAATAAAATTGGTAAGAAAGGAGTATTGCTTGCAAGAAGAGATAACTCAAAGTTTGTTCGTGATGTATACGAGACTGTAATATCGAAGATTGCGGATGGTATAAATTGTCAGGATATTTTATACTATATTATTCAGGAGATAAATGGGTTGCTTTCTCATTCGAAACCGATTGAAGATTTTATTGTGACTAAATCGGTTGGAAACTCTGGTAATATAACTGAGATTGCGGAAGACCCAGAATCGTTTATGGTGGAAACCAAGAATGAGAAAACAGGGAAGAAATCACTTAAGATTCAGGTTGGTGATTATAAGGTAACACCGTTGAGTAAGAAACCGAAAGAGAAGGAAGAGCAATTGAGAAAAAAGAATGTTGATAATGATGAAGACTATTATATTGCTTCTTTACCTGCTCAAGTTCAGCTTGCTTTAAGAATGAAAAATCGAGGTATGATAGTTCAAGCTGGGACGAGATTGGAGTATGTCGTTGCTTATCCAAATAATCAAAAAGGTAAGTTATATGATAAGTTAGAAGATGTTGAATATATCAAGAAACACGGTGATATTATCAAGTTGGATTATATGTATTATCTTAAGAACCTTGTTATTCCTTTGGATCAAATGTGTAATGTTGCCTTTAAAAATATAGTTGGATTTAAGGCTGATTTTGTGCGATGTCAGTTTTTGTTTAGGATGAGGAATCGAGAGAAGGTATTGAATGAGTTAAAAGATATCTTTAGTCCTAAGTTAAATTTCGTGGATTGATTGCAAACTATAATTTTAAATTGTTATCCAATTTAAAATTAGTACCTGATGGTACAATAACTTTATACTTGATTATTTATATTTACTTATTGTAAATGCTGACTGAGAGAGAAACTGAAAAGGTGCAACTATTTCAAGAAACATATAATGCGATGTATTTAAAGGAATTTTCAGTTCAAAAATTAAACTTTATAAAATCAAGATCAAATCCAGTTCAAAATCGTTTGATTAATAATCTATCATTAATTGATTTTCCATCACATCCATATAATGCTGAATTTATCGAGGGACCTATTGGAATTCGTAAGTTCAAGTTAAATATCAAAGGGAAACCAGAGAAAACTATACATCTATTCGGCGAATACCACAAGAAAACAACAGGTCAATGCAAATCAAATACATATATTGAATTCGATGAGTATATCTATCGACTATCGAGAGAGACACCAGCCTTTATAGATGTGTATGTTGAATTCCCAATGGTAAAAAGTAGAATCAAAAACAGTATAGCATCAAGGCTAATTTTTATGAATATAGTAGGCAGAATGTTTACCGGACACACTTTTTCTGATTCTTACAAATACTACCAAAATGCCAAGAAACATGATCATACTACTTATATGTTTTCAAGGATTCACAAAAAGATGAAAGACTGTATCCAACCGGAAACAAGAATGGTTCCAAACTGCGAATTAATCAGATTACATAATATCGATATTCGTTCAACATGGGATATAGATCTTGATGCTAAAAAAATCTATACTGAAGATATTGCTCTCAGTTTAATTCGAAGCATTTTTCAACTTGGATCGCAACTGTTCAGAACTCCTGATGAAATATTGGAAGTATTGAGAAGAGTCAATTTTGAATGTCCCTCTATACTCAACTCTCTCAAGATATTGATAAAAGACAATGATATAAACCTCTTGGATATATTCTATAAGAACAAATCATTAAAAAAGCAACTTGAATCAAGCTACAAAAAAACAGAAATAGAAACATGGTTAAAAAAGGCTTCATATGATACGATAAGTAATGACCTTTATTTCAGAGTCAAAAACCCCAATGTTATATTTATTGATGCAATTAAAAAACTAATTAGTTCAATTGAAAAGAATACTGCTTTCAACGAAGATGACATAAAAAGATTTGATTTTATATTTCTTAAACTGAATTCGTTATTAGTCGATGTATACTTCTTAGCAAGAATTTTCAAATGTCACAATTTGAAAAAACATAAATCACAAGGTGAATTTCAACCAGTAGAAAGTAATAACATTATCGTATATGCAGGTGATGCTCACACTGAGAGAATGTCTAATTTTTTCAAATCGATTGGCTTTAAAGATGAGTTTAAATACTATAATCCATTGAGAGAGAGTTGTGTTCAAATGTCAAGAGTCAAAACACCAGTAAAGCAATCTCAAAACTTGAATATTTTAAAGTTAACCGAACTCCGGATGATTGCAAAAAATATGAACATAAAGGGTTATTTGAAGCTGAACAAAAAACTTTTAATTGAATTAATTATTAAAACGAAAAAGCAATCTCCTACTATTAAACCCTCTACAGTGGTTCAACTTAAAAATGTTGCAAGAGAGATGGGTCTTAAAGGATATTCAAAATTGAAGAAAGAAGAACTTATCAGATTGATTAAAGATTCAAAAAAATAAGACTGTTAACTATCCGTTCTCCAACTTCCTTTTGAACTTATATCTATTATCTTTTTTGTTGTTTTATGATTAATGAGTTCAACATCATCTCTTAATTTTCCAATCTTGTCGTAAACTGAACTCATCATTGCATTTGCACCGATATATAATATATCATAATCTTTCTTGATTTGATATTTTTTTGAGTTTTCGATTGCTGTCGTGAATAAGATAAATATATAAGGATGCTTTGGAACTGCAGAAAACACTTGATTACATACTCTTGTAATTTCTTCTGGTTCACCCTGTCTTATGGGTTCATCTTTCATTTTATCTGCATATTCTTGAGATAAGACTGCTTCTGTAAATAACTTAACTTTCTTGTTTGGAGAAGGTTGAAACATATTAATTGAACTCGCATTGGATATACTACCGTATTGCCAATATATACCACCATAATGATATACAACCAACAGTCTAAGGAAGTCAACTATCATTGTAGGTCGTGGTAGATTGAATATAATATCGTAGTATTCAGGATAAAAGTTCCTAACAAATTCTTGGATATCAGGTAATATCCATAATTTGATATTGTATTCAGGGTTATTTCGTTTGAGTTGTTCATATGATTTCTTGTCAAAGTCTAAATAATCGTCTTTAAGTTTCTGGTTTTTATCCCATGGTATATATATAAGATGAATCAATTTTGGTGATTCATTATTGTATTTGTAAGGTTCAGTTTGTTTCATAATCGATAATATGAGTATAATAATAATGATGGTGATGATTGCTAAACCGATAACTAAACAGAGTTTCATTTATTAGTATAAAGTTAAATTGGAATTATAAATCTTTAGTTTTTAGTCTCAAAACATCGTATATAATAGATTTTTTAAACTGGAATATAGTTCAAAATCTTAAATTCTAGATAATGATAAAGAAGCCGGTTTTGCAGGTTCAAAATCTTCATCTGATAATTCCCAAATTTGCGGTTCACATGGAGAATCATGTAATCCAGCATAATAACCTTTAATGTTCCAGTCTTTGTATACTCTATTTAGAAATGGAATAGCCTTCGACGGACCCCATAAATTCATATTTCCAATGGTATATAATTGCCTCTTGATAATGCTCTCAATGGTGAAAAATTCTTTAGGCCATAGTTTCCTTGCTTCTGGATGAGCCAGAATAAAAAATTTATTATCTTCATTTCCCCCTACATCATCGTCTGATTTAGAACTTTCTTTATAGACAAATATATCTATCCAAGGAAATTTAAAGGAATCACCCTCATGCTCTTGTCCATTCTTGGGGAATATTTTGTATCCAAATAATGGAAATTCTACAATCTCGTAATCTAATGCTTCAAACTGAGGTTTCAATTTTAATAAAATATCGATATCTTTATCCCTTATACCAATATCAATATCATCATCCCAAGGAATAATTCCTTGATGTCTTATTGCTCCAATAAGAGTTCCACCTATTATCCAATAAAATAATCCATTTTTCTCTGCTACATCATGAAAATCTCTTGCTAATTGATACATTTGAACTACAGTATCTTTCGTAACTTTCTTTATAGTTGAATTGTACAGCTCTGATTTCACCTGGTTTTTTAACTTCCCTGTTGTATCACTGGGACCAAAGTTATATGAAACAGTATTTAACCATACTGTAGTCCCAATCAATAATATGACTGAAATAACAATAATACTAATTATCAAAATAGTATATCTCATTTATTAGTATAAAGTTAACTTGCTAATTTAAAAATAATGCAAATCTTTATCCGACTCTCAACTGGAAAAACAATATCGATGGATGTAACAAAACAAACTATATTAGCTGATGTTTTACAGTATGCTAATGATTACCATAGTGCAGAACAATCTGAATTTATACCTTATACGAATCTGTTACTTTTAAAAGGATACCATGACGAATCTAATTTGAGTGTAGAGAAAAATAAGATTTTAAACCTTGATATCAGTTTGATTTCACTTTATCATAATAAAGTCATTAAGGAAGTTCTTTTTATGGCATGTTAGTTAAAATGAGTTTACAATTTCCTTTTAACACAAAATAGTATAAATGCTTCGTTTTCAAAAACACTATAATATTAACAGAGAGAAACAACTTATTAAATATTACAATTTGAAACCAAAGGGTGAAACACTTGTTGTTATCAAGTTCAGGTTCAACTGTAAATTGTGTGATTTCTATACGAATCATAAGTTGTTATATAGAAGACATTTATGTTCAAATAATCACTACAACAGAATGAACCAATTTTAACTTGTTATTCAATCATGAATAATAAGTCTACATAATTCTCGCTCTTTACTTCTTATCCAAGTTCTTAATTTTTAAGGTTTGCTTTTCAACTGATTCTCCTTTTTGAACTTCAAGCAATTTTCGATATGCTTTTTCAGCATCATTAACTCCCAGTTGTCTAAAATAGTCAATTCCAAGTTCTTCCTTATGCTTTCGATTCTGCTTAAATTTCTCCTGTGTTTCTACAATAATTGCTTTTCCTTTATATTTAACCCCGGTCTGTTCCTTTTCTTTCAAGTATGCTAAAATATGAGCTTCAAGTTCAATTACTCTTTTCCTAAGAATCTTATTTCTCATATTATTTCTGATAATTTCAGCTCTGATATTATTGAGTTCATCGACATGGTTTTGTATCATTTTCATTAATAGAAAGATTCTTTAAAACCGTTATCGATCTCAGGTTATCTCCTTTTTTTCTTATTGAGAAATACTTTGGTAACTAATAGATAAATCAAACTGCAAATAATTACAAATAATAAAAATTTGAAAAATAAACCAGTTGAAGATTGAGTTGATCCCGATCCTGCTTTTGCTAACTCTTGACTTTTTAAAATAGAGGATTGAAGAGATTGATTATATGTTGATTGATAGTATATCTCTGGAGATGGTCCATCAACTCTCGGATATGTTTTATGAATCCAAAGGACATCGATACCTGAATATCTAAGGTTCTGGTTCGTTCCTTTATTATTTACTGTTAATTTTGATGGGAAGAAATACAACATAACAGATAAGGGGTCAAAATCTGAACCATTAATATGGTCCATGTTATATGCATTAAGAATATTAGTATCAGTCTGTGATTTGTCCCATCCTTGTGTATCTTCAGCCCATTTATACACCTTGTTTTTATCCCATTGTATTTTATCTCCTCTTGGATTTTGATGTTCATGTATCATTCCTAATAAATGTCCGAATTCATGTAATACAGTTCCAACATCAAACCAAGCAAAGTTCATAGTTGAAATATCCTTATTTTGTATACAATCAGTTCCCAATAAAGACCAAGAACCTCGATTAGGGTCAAAGTCAATTCGAACTAAGGCTGATTTATCGTTATCTTGAAGAAAACTAAATTTGAGATTCACAAGAGGTTGAATTCTTTCCATTACAATCTTTTTAATCGCATCTTTTCGGTTCATATTTTGAATCTGATTTTGAAGTGGGTCTTCGGTCTGATCAGTTGTTGATAGTGATATCCTTGAAGGGTCTCCGACAAACGATATTGTAATATCACTATTTTGTTTCCATAGTTTTTCAATATAAAAACCAGCTCTAATATTATCGTTAGATGCTTTTGTTGGAATAGGTACATTTTCGTCTGTATGTATTTTAGCAGCACATATTTTTTCTAATTTTAAGCTCATTTATTACTTTGAAAATAATAAATGATAATTATATTTTTGTCCTCCCTTGTTTTCCACAACCAGGGTCTTCTATAAGTAAACCATTTCTATCAAACCAGTTTTGAATTGCACCACAAAGTTCTTCTACCTTCTTACTACCCCAATAGATGAATCTTCTTAATTCTTCAATAGGTGAGTCTTGTGTCAGTTCAATTTCTTGATTATTAATTGATTTCCATAGGTAATCTCTATTTGATTGTATTCTTTCCCATAGTTTCGCTTTATTGGTCTCTCTGTTTATTCCGTCATTGTCTCCGTCGATATTTAGTATTCTGGAAGCAATGTTAATTAGTTCGAACCTCTTTATGGTTTTGCATACACGACCTGACTTCTGTTTATGTTTTTTATCAACCTTAGTTCTGACATCACGGATACAGAACTTGTTCATGCCTCGGTTGATTTGTCCGTAAAAGCCATATTGGTTATTATCCAAATGTGTTTGGACTGTTTGTTTGTATTGTAAAACAATCTCTCTGATACTTTCATCGCCATTAAACCATTCTCCAATTGAAGATTCAAACATACATCGAATTATATTATCCTTTTCAAAAAGATACCACGAAACCCATATCGGATTTCCTTCTTGATCTTCAAATCTCCTTACAAAGTTTTCAAAATATTTTAAAATCATCTTCCTTTGTGGTCTGTTTTTATCTACATCTCTTATATCTGCTACAATTGAGTTTTCAATTACCATTTCGTTGATTTCATTTGATAATTTGTTAAAGTAGTATGGTAGGTCATCGTCGGTTTTAGACTCGAATATACGATTAATTACAGTTGGAATGAGGGATATGTAGATAGGTTCCATGATTTCCTCTTGAGTTATGTCCTGTTTTAGAATAGGATATTTAGTATAGTAAGATAGGGATACATCACCTGTTATAGTTAAGTTATCAACAAGAAAGTAGATATTGTTACTTTCTCTTAGGTAGGAGGAGATACCGTATCTATTAATGATTTCAGTATTATTATTAATCATAAAATTTAAACTACTTAACAGTTCAAAATCTGTACATATTTGTAATTCTTCTAAATTTGTTAAATATTCAAAAGACAGCATGAAATTTATCCTGTAAATATTTTTTATATGTTGAACGATATCATCAGTTTGAGAATAGTAAAGTTGATAAGTAGAAGTATCGATTTCATTTTCAGTTAGGATTATAGGTTCAAAATCACATTTATAATCACAATCCATGTAATCGCATTCTCGTTTGCCATTCAGACTAGGATTTCTAATCCTATTTCTTTCGTAATTTAAAGGGCAATCGAAGGCTGATTCTTTAATGACTCTTTCAATTTGTTTTATGTTTATATCTTTGATTTCTGATATCTTGTACATTTCAAGGTCAATACTTGGTGTTTCATTGTTTGGAATAGATACTCGTTGATATATACTGAATGATGGTTGGATTCCCATTTGTGATAGATTATTATGAGAACCAAGACGATAACCGCGAGCAATAGCTTGAGAAATCTCAGAGTAATTCCAATGAGGAGTTAATATATTTACAACTTGAACATTAAAAAGAGAAAATCCTTCCGATATAACTTTTGAACCAATAATAACATTAATGACTTTACCAGTTGCATTATCAGCCTTATTGAATCGAGTAATTATTTTCTTCATTTTGCTCAAGGTAGCAGTTGTGTTTGTAATTATAGCATATCGAGGACTAAATTGGTTGTTTCCTTCACTACCGGTAGCTTGTGTATAACCGAATTGTTCAAGAAGGGAAGCAAAAAGAATAGCACCGCTACCTTGGACGAACTCACAATATACGAAAACACTTTTGTTTTCTTTCCTAGCTTCTAATATGTTACCGATAGAGATTGCATATTTACTACTAAAACGATATAGTGTTTCCAGTTTATTTTCTTCTGTTCCGCGAAATATTGTTTTTAAACTGTCTTTCAATCCAAAAGATAACTTCTTTGTTTTTGGGTCTTTTCTGATATTAACATATTTATTAAAACCAGGTTCTCCGTAGGTTCCATCAGGAAAAACAAATAATGTGGCTTGTCTTGAGTTTGAATATATACCTTTTTTATCTGAATTAACATCTAAATTATATGCCTTGGTATATGCTTCTGATTGAAAAGGACTCATTTGATCAGGTTCAACTTTGAACTCTTTTAGTTGGTTTTCGATGATAGTTCCTTTGTATTCCATTGGTATTTGAGATTTCATAGCAAGAAGATACGATATCTTTCCTTTAAATACTTTTTTTAGTTCTGGTATCATGGTCTTTTTTAGTTTCATGGTCCCTGTATTTTGGTCTATATTCATATAAGAATTAATGAACTCCTGACCAGTTGGAAGATTCTGATCTGCTGGAATTATCAGGTTCATGATAGAAGTAATCTCTTCAGGACTGTCTTTCATTGGAGTTCCTGACAAAAGTACGATTTTACAGTTCTTAATCATATGCAAAAAGTTCCATATATTTCTATATACATTTATACCTTCTTCCTTATCCTGCAACCGTAAGTTATGAACCTCATCAATAACTATAATACTATTATTGTATGATTCCAGGATAAAATCTCTCTTTGTTTTCTCAACCATTTTTGCAAAAGTAACGAAGGTTTTAAATTCGTAGAATTGGTCTAATAGTTTATTCATACGATGAGTTCCTTCCAAATCTGTAATACTATCATAATTTTCAGGTATATATTGACCTGAAGTGCATCTGAATACAATTTCGTTTTTGAAGTTATTAATGATACCTTCGCCTCGGGCTAAAATAACAGCTTTTTTAAATCCATTGTTTTCTCGTTTGATTTGTTCTATGATTCCTATTGTAAGGCATGTTTTACCGGTTCCCATCTCATTGACGATAAGTATATTGTCGTACGGGGTTCGAGAAGACATATAACGAGCCATTATTTTTTGATTTCGAAGTAGTTGACCTGCTACCTTTGGAATTTCTTCAATTTGTTCAAGCTTCTCATTATAAAACTCCTTTTTCCTATATATATCCAAGCTAAAATCAGACTGCTCTATATCTGGATATGTAGGTAAAAAATCGGTTATATCATCATTTTCCATTTATTACTACAAAGATTAAATTTACAATTATTGTAATTGTAAATTAAATTGATAATTAATAAATGCATACTGATGTGCTCTTTAACTCGTGTAAAAAAATAAAAGAATTATATTATTACCAGCATACTATAAATAAATCAATAATGGATTCTAATAAAGAGATTGTAAGCAGACTCAAATTCATCGGTCGTATTCAAAAGGGAGAAAAAATAAACACCAGATACATGTATGTTCAACAAGACAGTTTAACAACTACAATGTCGAGAACATTTATCAATCAAGACAATAGAGCAAACTGTTTATCTTTCATCCAGGATACAATATCAAAAGCATTTGAATTATTGTCACTATATGAAAGGTCTGATAGAGAATCTGATATGATGATATGTTTAAATATTGTAAAGGATATTCAGTCTGCTAAAAATGGAATCAATAACATAAAAGATACTTACATGATTGATATCAAGTTTGTTTGTGATATTGATACATTAGTCGAGTTTATAGATGCTCGTCTCATTGGTTTAACCCACAAGTATCCAGTATTGAAAGAACAAACGATATTTCAATAAAAACAACCTAATTTTAAAGTGTATTTCTTAAGAAATTGGATGCATCACTAACTCCACTTGCAACTGCATATACCTTGCTCCTTGTTGCGAAGTAGTAATTGATATATGCAACACCAAGAAAAAACAAACCAAAACCAATAACTATAAAACCAATATATATCAATTTCAATCTTGGATTCTGAATGCTATTTGGGTTAGTTGTATCATATTCAATTTGCACCGGATTTCCAACTGAATAAGGTTGGTTTAATTCGATACTATTTTTATATTGAATACCGTTCACATTATAACTAATCACATAAATACATACTTGGTTTGGTGTGTTACCGCATGTTTTAGATACAACAACACCTTGAATAGAAACATAGTTATCTTTTTTAAAAATAAGGTAAATTCCAACTACCAAACAAATAGCACAGATTATCATTGAAATAACCAGTGTTATTCTAAATTTAATCACTTCGAATTTGGCAGTATCATCTACTATCTCATTGAGTGAACTCATTATTTATTATAATAAATTAAATCATATTTTCAATCTGTTTTTTAAATTTATCTAATTTAGTAACCAATGTTTCATTCTCAATAGTAATTCGTCTATTTGTTTCTTTTAATGACTGAATTGTTTCAGTCTGCTCGCCCAACTGAAATCGTAATAAATTCATTCGTTTATTAACATCCTGTAATTCTATCTGAAATTCGTTATTAGAATCAAACAGAGATTCATTATTTTCTTCAAGAGACTGAATATCAGTCTCGAATTCTTCATTTTCTTTTTCTAAAGTTTCAACTTTTTGTTTTAGGTTTTCAATATCAAAATGAACCTGTTTTATGTTTTCTGTATGTTCTATATTTTCTTTTGTTAAAGATTTAATTCGAAGATCTTCCAATTCCAATTCAGAATTAAATTCATTATTTACTTTTAATAAAGATTCATTGTCGTTATCCAATTCTTCCACTTCCTTTTGTAATTGCTCATATTCTATTTCTAAATTTCTCTTTTGTGTTGATAAACAGTCTAATTCGGAACTTAGATTATTCGTTCGTTCGATTAAGATAGCATTCTGAATAGATAGGGTATCGTTCTCTTTAACAAACTTGACTTTTTCAGACTCCAACACAGACAGATTGCTTTTGTATTCGTGTAAAGATTCTTCTATGATTTCAAACTCATTTTCAGTTTCATTTAAATCATTCGATAATCTTGTATTTTCATATTCTAATTCAACTACTTTTTGTTTTAGCTCTTCAATCTCTTTTTGAACTCGTTCATGCTCTTCCGACAAATTATCGTATTGGTCACAAATTGTATTCATCTCTTTATCTAAGTCCATTATTTCATTTGCTAATTCGTTGTTTAAACAATTCGAAGATTCCAGTTTTAATTTCAACTCAGAATTTAATAACAAACTAGAATTGAGTTCAATTTCTAATTCATTTAACTTCTTCATTTTTTCTCGAATCATTCCTTCTATTTCAAATATCATTTCATACTGATTTTCAATATGATTATCTCTATTTTGTATATGCTCTTCTGTTTCGTCAACTAATTCATCATAAGATAATCTCTCTCGATTTAGATCTTCGATTAATTGACTCACACATAACTTTTTCTCCTCAATTTCATATTGCAAAGAAACAACAATATCATTTGTTTTATTTTCCTCCAACTCTTCTTCAAGAGAACTTATTCTGCTATCCAAATCAGTATTCTCATCTTGAATTGTTTCTAAATTGTATTCCAATTCAGATTTATCCATTTCCAGTTCTCTAATTGTCTCTTTCAAACCGGATATGATATGATTCAATTCATTATTTTCCATCTCCAATAAACCTATATGTTGTTCTTTATGAGAAATTTTCTCATCTTGATTCACAATATAGGTTTCATATTGGTCAACTTGCGACTGAAAATCAGTTTTCTCTTCTTGTAAACTGATTTTACAACTTAATATCTCCTGTTGCAAACTCGATACATAAATAGAATGATCAGTCGCCCTCGATACATATTCATATTTATTATTTTCGATTTCTGATGTTTTCACCTTGATTTCATCCTCTAATTTTAGTATTTGTTCATCTTTAGTTTCAACATCATTTTCTAATTCATCGATATAATCAATCTGTTTTGATATTTTGACTCTCATTTCAGAGACAGATGATTTAAGTTCTGATATGGTTTCAACATTTTTGGTTTTTGTCCTTTCCATCGTTTCTATTATATTATTTAACTTTCCTTCATTTGCAATATAATTGTCAATCTGGTTTTGTAAACTTGTGTTAGTATTATTATTCGTATCTAATTCACTTTCCATATTTTCAATAAAAGTATAATTGGTTTCCAATTCATTTTGAAGTTCAATTACTCGGTTTTGAAATTGAACCTTTAAAACTTCAAGTCGCTTATTTTCATCCTTTGTTTTATTATAATTGGTTTCCAGTTCAGAATAATTATGTTTAATCGTTTCATATTCATTATTCTTTTCAGACAAGTCAACTACACAACTCTGTAATACACCATTTTCCCTAGTTATCTCATCAAATTGAACCTTCAATTCATCATGCATACGATTAAGTTCATCTATACGATTAATAAGGTATTCATAATGTCGTCTCTTATCTTCCGATGTTCGAAGCATATCTTCATATTTAGAATTTACAGTTTCGAACTGTGATTTCAAACTGTTTTTCTCAAAAGTTAATACACCCAACTTTTCAGTTAGCAGGTTATTTTGACACACGATTTCATCCATATTCTTCTTGACTGTTTTCCCTTTCAAAAGTTCATCATTATATCTCAATCGTAATTCATCAACATCAGTTTTATATTGGTTCAACTCATCTTCCATTTCCAAATACTCATCCTCAGATATAGGATCCTTATATACCTTTCTCTCACCTTTCCTAAGATAACCAAGCTGACCCACTATAAAATCAACTATATAATCGTCGTCACCATTCCATCGATTATAGTTTTCACCCATAACCTCAACAAACTGAATATCAGTTAGATTTCTCCCATTCAACAGTTCAACTCTAAAGGTAGCCGACTGATTAAACTTCAATTCCTGTACTTTGATACTAACTCCTGTTATCTGCTTTTGTGAACTGTTTGTCAATTCAACTTCGATCATTTGCTTTAAATAACCTTATTTATAAATTAAAAATGACAGTAATAATGATGCAAGAATTAAAAGAAGATAACAACATATATATATGCAGTATAGATATTGGTAAAAATAACTTTGCATTCTACATTGAAGAAATTGATAATGAAACCTTATTATCAATTCAAAATATACCAAAAGAAAACAGATACAATGTAAACGGAACACCAACTCAAGAATTTAAAACTATATTAAAACAGGTATGGACCAACGGTAGAACCGTATTGTTTAAAAACAACGATTTAACAAAAAACTGTAAAAAAGGAGCTTACCTTGACACTGAAGTTTTATACAATATGAATGATTTGCTTGATGAACATTCTTCTTACTTCGATAAATGCGGAACTATTCTAATTGAAAAGCAGATGTCTTTTGGTAAAAAACATAATACAATGGCTCTTAAAATTGCTCAACATTGTTGGTCCTACTTTGCTTTTCGATACGGCAGATTTAAACAAATAATTGAATTTCCAGCTTATTACAAAACTCAAATTCTAGGTGCCCACAAGCTTGAAACAAGACTGAAAAATGGCAAAATTAAATATAAATCGATTGATAAATCCGCTCGCAAAAAATGGAGTGTAGTTCAAACAATAGAGATACTCAATGATAGAAAAGATAGTGATACCATGAGCAGTTTAAATTCAAACAAGAAAAAGGATGATTTAGCAGATGTCATAACTCAACTTCAAGCTTATAAATATATCGTTTTTGTAGATAAAATATCTTTATAAGCAAGTAACCTTTATTCTTCTACAAAGAATTTGTTGTGTGGTTGTCGAGCCTACTTTAATAAAGAACCTAACTATTGGTTGTTATATATAACTTTAACGGAACTCGACTGTTGTCCTATTGGCTCAACAAATAAATGGATAAAAAATATTATATTGGAGGAGCAATATTTGCTCTTGTTGTAATTGTAATTGTTGTTTCAACTAAATCTTCGTCTACATCTACTCGGGTCCTACACCTCTGGTAGCATCAAATTATGTAATGTATGGACCAGCAATTGGTGTTGGAAATGCAATTAGAACAGTTCAAGATGGAGATGTAGTTCTTGTCCCTTCTATTAACCAATATGCTTTATGGTTCGTGAGTCTGATAATTCATACTTAAAAATTGTATCTCTCAGGATAATAAAATATGTAAAATACTACCCCTGCATCAGCAATATTTGACCTGCAAAGTGGGATAGTTATAGTACCGTAGGAACTGGACCATATAGGGTGCTGATATGTCAAATAAGATAATTGGGCTAAATTTAAATTAACAGGTTCTGCTGTTAATAACGGTACTCCAATTCCAATTACATATGTAGCATATCATCCAACATTAAAACAACATGTATTTATGGCTGTTGATGGAACTGACCTAAAAATGGTTACAGCTGATAATACACTAGCTAAATATACACCTATAGGATCTGGAACACCAGAAAAGTATTTAACACAGCAAACTGGTCCACTTTGACGGATCAATCTTATAGAGTTGATTATGTATAAATAATAAAGATGATGTTACAATTCGAATTTATATTGTTTTCAATATAAATTATAATACTTGAAAGTATAATTTATTTTATAATTTATTTTCTCCATTATAATAAATGGATAGAAAATATTATATTGGAGGAGCAATATTTGCTCTTGTTGTAATTGTTATTATTGTTATTGCTGTTGTTGCAAGTAAATCTTCGTCTTCGTCTACATCTACTCCTGGTCCTACACCTATGGTAGCATCAAATTATGTAATGTATGGACCAGCAATCGGTTCTGGAAATGGAATTAGAACAGTTCAAGATGGAGATGCTGTTTTTGTCCCTTCTATCAACCAATATGTTTTTATGGTTCGTGAGTCTGATAATTCATACTTAAAAATGGTAACTCAGGATAATAAAGTATGTAAAAATACTACCCCGGCATCAGCAATATTTGACCCTGCAAAGTGGGATAGTTATACTTCATCAGGAACTGGTCCAGATGGAGCATATAGGGTTGCTGATATGTCAAATAAAGATAATTGGGCTAAATTTAAATTAGGTGGACCATATGTTAATGGAGGTACTCCAATTCCAGTTACATATGTAGCATACCATCCAACATTAAAACAACATATATTTATGGCTGTTGAAGGAGTTGACCTAAAAATGGTTACATCTGATAATACACAAGCTAAAAACACTGCTATAGGTTCTGGAACACCAGAAACAGTATTTAACACAGTAAAGGCAAACTGGTCCACTTTGACGGATCAATCTTATAGAGTTGATTTTGTATAAATAATAAAAATGATGTTACCATTCAAATTTGTATTGTTTTCATACTTCCTTTCAATGTATTTTGGAACTTTTCAGTTAGATTTACAACGGGTCTTCCTCTTTTTACAATATATAATGCCTGTTCATAAGATACCCCATACTTCATTATATAATGTATAACAACTGAGGCTGATCTTGAAGCTCCCATATAACAATGAACCAATACCTATCACCAAGTTCTAAATGATATTCGATTACATTATATGTTTCATTTAATATATTTGATATATCATCATGATTATTATCTCGAATTGAATACTTGTAATAAGTTAAACTGTTATCAGTTTCGTAAAAATTATCAATTTCGTTGCTTATGTTCAGTATAACATTTATCTTTTATTTTCTAACTCATTCTTATTGTACTTACTTCGATAAATGCGGAACTATTCTAATTGAAAAGCAGATGTCATAACTCAACTTCAAGCCTACAAATACCTTGCTTTTGTTGACAAGGTTGAATTTTAATGGTAATTTTAAACTATATTAGAGTTTAAAATTAATTTATCGTTTGAATTATCATAAACATATACGAACTGTCAGTCCGATATGATTGTTCTAACAGGAGAACTAATGGTTCCTTTTCAGTTTCAAATACACATTGCTTTCTACAACCATCATATTGACAAATTTCAGGTTCCAATACACTTGAAATTTATTAGTTAAATTAAATTTGTTTCTTGTTCAATTTAAATTCAAACAGAAATTATCTCCATATAATAAATGTCAATCAAAAACAAAATCATCTTGATAATTAGTATAGTTTTAATACTAATACTGATAAGCATCATAGTGTACTATGCCTATAAAAAACTGAAATCTGAACTGTTTTCAACTGTTCCTGTCGTGACTTTTCCCTTTAAGAACTTATATGACGAGAATCATAATCTTCTAAATATCATACTGATATCAGCTCCCTTTCGTGAAGTTAATCACGAACAGCTATATGAAGAATACAAAGCAAAAGGTCTATATTTTTGTGGTATATCGAGTTACCTCAATTTTCCTGGGGTTATTAATAACCCCTATGAAGACAAGTTCCATATGGAACGAAAACACGATTATACTCAAATGGTAACTGCATGGCTACATTGTTTTAGACCTGACAAAATTCCCGATAATCTACTGAATTCTAAACTACCAATGGAATTGATAACCGAAGCAGATTTAAAAGATACTGATAACGAAAGTTTTAAAATTCAAACTGAAAAGGAATATGATTTTATGTATTGCTGTTTAGAAGATAATAAAAAATGTGAAGCAGGATGGCAATCAATCAATAGAAACTGGGACCTTGCTAAAAAGTGCCTTGAAGTCATGTGTGGAAAGTTTAAATTAAAAGGGGTATTAGTTGGTAGAACGAATTGTGAATTTACCGATAAATGTAATGGTATAGTGAAAATTCTTCCGTTTTTGTCTTATCCAGAGTTTCAAAAAGAAATGCAAAAATGCAAGTTTCTTTTCGTTCCAAATATAATAGATGCATCACCAAGAATAATCGCAGAGGCAATATGTTATAACATGCCTGTTTTGGTTAACTACAATATACTTGGAGGATGGCATAATGTAATAAGCGGGGTTACAGGCGAGTTCTTTACTGATGAAAACAACATCATAAACTCTCTATCAACTATCATCGATAATTACAATACTTATGAACCACGAAAATGGTTTACATCTAATAGAGGAGCTAAAATTACAGGTCGAATATTAGCTCAATTTTTAAAAAAGTGTTATCCAAATATAAATAATAAGGAAATGCAATATGCAACGATTACAATATAGAATTTTAAATTGTTATACAATTTAAAAGATAATACTTTTGTTCAAATGAAAAAGATCGCATTATTAGTTTTCGGTCAATTTAGAACTGCAAGTATAATTCTTGAACATAATCTAAAAGAAATCAAAAAATCGTTTGGTAATGAAACTGATATATCATATCATGTATATATTTTAACAGACAAGGAACCTAATGGAAACTATTCAGAATTAACTTTATCTCGAGTTCAAAATATATTTAGTCAACAACAGACTGAAGTTAAACTGATATCTTATTGGGAAGATATGAAACAGTTTCATGCTAAAGACACTGAGATTATGAAACACTATATCAGAATTGGGGAAGGAAAACAAGGTTATGGTGAAAAGATGTGGTTCACAGCAAACATGTGGTATAGAAGATTTGTGCTATGGACATTGTTTTTGGGTAATGCAACAGAAGAATACAATAACATAATGTTCACTCGTTTATTTGATGTTAAAATTGTAAACTTACGACCAATATCAAGTATACATGAAGATGAAGATACTATATACTTTTGTATGGATAGCATGATTTATGGAAGTAAAGAAATATTAAACTTGTTTTTCAATTCATTTAATTCTTTTATTGTATGGACTGATTTTGAATGGACATATGATTTTTCAATGGCATTCGTAAGTTTTGATTGTATTTTGGCTAATACACAACCCACATTCTGTTCTGAAGCAGGTGTTTCATTTTATATGGAGGACATTTCCCAAATGGAAAAACATAAGATGGGATCAAAATACGATTGATTCCCCTTCTCATATGGAAGGATTATTTCATATCTTTCATGTTCCTAGAAGAGAAACATTTAGAGATTTGGAATAAAATTCATTATACTTCAACTGCATTTTTATGATGTCTAAGTAAGTCTTGATATAAGGACCCTTGAATTCGAGGGGATGCACGAGGTTGTTTTCCCTTTGGAGAACCACGAGGATATAAGAAAGAGTATGCAGGAGGTGGGGTTCCCATTGGAGAACCATAAGGATATAATAAAGAGTATTTACGATTAAGGCTTCTTCTGGGACTAGGTTTTGGGCTTTTTCTAGGAGTTGTTTTAAGGCTTTTTCTAGGACTAGGACTTCTTCTGGGAGTTGGGCTTCTTCTGGGACTAGGTTTAAGGCTTCTTCTGGGACTAGGAGTTGGTCTTCTTTTGGGACTAGGACTTCTTCTAGGACTAGGAGTTGGTCTTCTTCTGGGACTAGGTTTAAGGCTTTTTCTAGGACTAGGACTTCTTCTGGGAGTTGGGCTTCTTCTGGGACTAGGTTTAAGGCTTCTTCTGGGACTAGGAGTTGGTCTTCTTTTGGGACTAGGACTTCTTCTAGGACTAGGAGTTGGTCTTCTTCTGGGACCAAGACTTAGTATAGTGCTTTTGACAGGATTAAATTTAAAATGCTTGTTATTATTTATTAATTTTTGTATATCATACCAATCTATTATATATTTAGGATCAAATGAACTCGGACATAATTCAAATCTTTCTTTTTTATTCGAGGTTAGTTTAAAAACCATTGATTGATTACTCATTTATTATAACAATGTTTCTATTTTTTTTAATTGTTTTTTCAAATGTTTCAGTTAAATTTATAACTGGTCTTTTATTTTTAACAATATTTAAGCTCTGTTCATACGATACTTTATACTTATGTATTATATAATTAATTACAACCGAAGCTGACCTTGAAGAACCCATATAACAATGAATCAGTATTTTATCTCCAATAGACAAATGATGTTCAATTACATTATATGTTTCATTTAATATATTTGATATGTCATCGTGATTGTTATCTCGAATCGAATACTTGTAATAAGTTAAACTGTTATCAGTTTCATAAAAGTTATCAATTTCGTTGCTTATGTTCAGTATAACATTTATCTTTTTATTTTCTAACTCATGCTTATTGTAAGCATTGAAAGATGAACCTAAAAACAAATTAGGAATAACCTCATTGCACTCCGAGAAAAAGTATCGATACTTTAGATACCATGGTAATCCTATATCAACTCGTTTTACGATAGATTCATTTCTATCGTATTTTATAATTGGAATTTGAACTGAAGATAAGTAATTGTATAACTTCTTCCCTAATATGTAAATTGAACCATAAATATAATTCATCCTTTATTATTTGAATTATATTTTTTCACCAGTAACTTAGAATATATATACATCTTATAAGATTAATATAATTTAGACTGAAAGTAATTATAAACTAAAGTTCTCTGGTTTCAGTTTGAATTTTTTCCTTGTAAAATCAACACTTGCTTTTAACGATGGAAGATTCCATAATGCCCAATAAGCCCAAAATCCAGCCGTAGTTGGATCTTTCCAATTCTCACCCATGCCACTATGTCTATTTATATACCTTTGCTTTCGAAGTGGGTCTTTATGTAAAGTATAGTCACTCATTCCTTTTGCACCAAACTGAATTTTTTTAATATTTCCAGTCTTACTTACAACATAAACTTTATACTTTTTAGCTTGATTATCAGCTTTATAGAGAGTATATGTTTGAGGCATTTTATTATATATGAGAATAATAAATTTAATTCGATATCAGTATAAAGATAGCACAAGGAATAATGCATCAATACTAGTTCCTACACTACCTGAACAAACCAATTTAACATGTAGATAATTAATTTGTTTCTTGAATGTCGATGATTTATTATTAAATATAGAAACCCTGGTAGCATTGTTAATTGATATAGATGAAAATTCAGTAGGATTTGATAATGATGTCGAACTTGTTGAGTTATATAAGTATATTGTTGCTGAACCAGTCATAGTAGTTGGAACAACAGCAGATAACATTCCTCCAAAGATGATTACATTTTGAGGAAATGGAACACCAATTGGAGTTGTCAATAATTGATTATAATTTTGTGTTCCGGGAAATAAGTAATGAGTTGCATTTCCAAAATTTCCGAATATAGAAAAACTAAAATTTGCAGATTCGATATTGACTGAAAATCCATTGTCATCCGAATTTGCATTTATTAAATCAGTAGCTGTCAGTTGAATTCCTGAATTTTGAACTGTTAAACCGGCTGGTTGTTTTATATCATATAGTCCTCCTGCTACGGTTGCTGTTTTAATGATAATGAAAGATGATGTATTTATACTTTCAACACCAATTGAATTGGTACCACTTGCAAAAATAACTGCATCTCTAATTGAAAATTGTAATGGACCTGTAAAATACCACCCTCTTACTATTCCACCTCCCGATGTTGAACTTTTAACATTTGTGGTTGTTCTTTGAACTGCATTTGTCGAAAGAACAACATCAGGATTTGTGGTTGTTCCATCACTAAAAATACCAGATACAATATTAGTTAATGCTACTACAGTTGAAGTTACATTAATTAAACATACTCTAATCTTTGCAGTTATTGAAGTTGTGTTTGGAAAATAAACTCCTTTTAGTTCTACATTTGAAGCAGAAGTTAAATTTAAAGTAAAATCTTCTAGTCTGGAATTTGCACCCATTGTAATTAATGTTGTGTTAGCAACTACAGCTGTTCTTTGTATTATACAGCCCTGTAAAGTGACCCCTCTTAAAGTAGTATTATTTGGTATTACTATACCAGCACTTATATTATATGTTCCGGGCATAACCCATATAGTAACTCCTGTTCTTGCTGAAGCAACAACTTTAGCTATTGCAGTTTCAATATCTTGAACTGCATTACCATCTATAGTTCCTGCATTTGTTCCCTTTATCTGGTCAACAACGATAACATTACCAAATGCAACTGTTCCTGCAGGTCCTTGTGTTCCTGTATTATTTGCTGGTATCCAACTGGTTCCATCAAAAGATAAAATCTGATTTGCAACAGGCATGTTAGTGCTAATTGGGGTTCCTCTTAAATTCCTTGGATATTCATTATTCCAAGAAGATGATGTTCCATTATAAGTTAATACTTGTCCATCGTTTAATGGGATTGTTGTATTAATAGGTAATCCTCCTATATCGTTTGTAAATGAACTTGTCCATTCAGTTCCGTTATATGTTAAGGATTTACCAGAAGTTGTGGTTGATTTTAGAGTTGAACTGACAGGCATGTATTGAATGGCACCTGCATTCCAGTATGTAAGTTCTGTTCCTTCAGAATGCATTCTCGTATAATCAAGTTTATCTTCGATTGTAAACATTTATTTATTACAAGTTAATTTTCAATTAGTAAATAATGATACCAGTAATTTATTTTGTCAATACGATATGTTCAGTTGTTTTGATTTGCAGTTTGATTATATACTATAATAAACAAAATCAAACGAAACGATTTACAGTTTCAATTCTTACTCTTATTGTTTTATTAATATTGTATTTTGCAATTCGATTTCCGCTCTTAATTCTATTTATTATTATTCCTGGTTTGCCTCCATTCTAATAAGTTTAATAGGATAATTAGAATGAAATGAGTATTCTTGAATTTAACTTGTATTACAAGTTAAATTTATTTAATCGACAGGTTCGGAATACTCTTCGTTATATCGTGATCTATGAAACTCCCAATATTCAGAACAACCGAATTTCCATTCATCTGGTGGAGGTTTCGCCTTATACCAAAACACACAATCTTGCCAATTATTACTCGTAGTAAAGTTATGGATATACATTGCCATATAATTATCTGTTAGTTGGTCCATGAGAGTGCAGAACATCTCAAAATCAGGTATGACACTTGCATAGTTTTCGTATAGTGTTTTCCTGTTCTTTAAGAGAGGTTCTCTGAGAATAAATACACCGTCGATACTCGTTCTGATATTAGGACGAATATCCATTGCATACTGTAAAGCAAGGATATACATAAGACTCCAATGTCGTCCTTTCTTGTACAGTCCAACTTGAACTGGTTTATTAAAGATAGTTGGGTCTTCTGTACAATCATCGATTATAAGAGCAGCCCACGGATTATGTAGATGTTGTATAGCTATTTTTTGTCGTTTGATTAGGTCTTCAATTTTATCTTCTCTATACTCGTTGTAGACGAATGTAGACGGCATGAATGACTTATATAAGTGATTTGTATCTTCTGTTCCGTTCATTGCAATTCCAACTGGAAATATATGTTTTTTTGCATATATAATTGATTTGATAAGAGTCGATTTACCAGTATTCTTAACGATATCACAGGATTTTAACAGGAACAAACGATTTTTATCAAGAGAAAATCCATAGTATTCTCCAACTCCTTTAGGAATAACCTTGAATCCAGTTACAAGATGATTCTTATTCTTTTCAGGTTCTTCTTTGAATTGCTTTCTTAAAACTTTGGTAGGAATTTTACTTAATCCTGAACCATATATATTAACTCTGTAATAAGTGCCTTCTTTTCTTTCACCATTATAAATACAATATTTGACTACTTCTTTTACGGTACTTGCAAAACCCAATGACCTTGCTATGAATACCATATCATCAGCTAATGTTTTATTTTTCTGTGTAATTTCAAACATTTTACCATTACAGTTTAAATGTCCATCTGTATCTATTAATCCTGCTAAAATCTGTAATCTGGTTTCTCTATCGTTGATTTTATAATCGAATGGTATATGTTTATTATTTAATAAACCGTGAGATTTAAAACTGGATAGCAATTTGTTTTTATTTTTTGTTTTACTTTCACTCGTAATTGAATATCTATATTTCGCTTTTAATTTGTTCAAATTTAAATTTAACTTGTTCGCATATTCTTCACAAAAACCAATTACTTCGGTATCGATATTAGTAATATTTAATGATGCACTTGTACCGTCTCCCAACCATAATCCTAAAAAATAGGGGTCAATTTGAACTTCTTTTTTATCCCAACTAATCCCAGATGACCTAATAAGTTTCCAACGATTCTGCCAAGTTTTTGATTTTTGTAAATAATCATTAACACTAATAATAACCCTACTCCCTTTTAACAACTGATTATAACCAGTGCATTCCAGCACCAAGTCGTGTTTTAAATTTACAGTATACGAATCCCCCTTATTAGGTTTAATTTCGAACATCTCCTCTTCATCATGGTAGAGTTCTTGAACGGTTCTTGGAGTATTGTCATCACCCATTAAAACATCACCAATTTTAACCTCCTCAACCTTTTTAGTTTCTCCATTAAACATCAATACTTCTGTTCCTGGGGCAAAACACCCTGGTTTTCCTATAACAACCAATTTTACACCTCCTTTGTAATCAGGGTCTTCAAACTTGCTAGTAAACGGCGGAATCGTATCTAGGTTCAATTCTTTAATTCTTATATTTTCTGCCATAATTTACCTATCGACCTGATATTTTTAAATAGATATAGAGTCATCTATTTAATCTTCTTAAGTCTCAAAATTAAACTGAAAACGAAACTAAGATGAGTGATATGATTATTGGTGGGGTGAAGAAATTACGGTGACTAGTCCTGATAAAGGTTGTCGTCTATGTGAGGCTTAAATAGTAAAATTATGGGAAGAATTTATTATTTGTTATTATAAATGATAACAAACAACAAGTTATTTTACGATTCTATGGAAGATAAACATTATGACTTTGTAATGAGCCATGGAAAAGAAGTTTTCCAATCAGTTGTAAAGTATACTGGTACTGTAGTTAACAAAAGGATTAACAGAGCTATTAGGGAAAAAAAACCATTATCAGTTTATGACAGTAAAATAGTGGATGATTTAGATAATCTGTATAGTGATGTTGAACCTACTACACAACCCTTAACTTTATTCAGAGGGATTCAAGATAGAGCTCATGCTAATGCTGATAGCTCATTTATATCTGCAAGTTACAATATAAATATAAGTAAAAGGTTTACTAACATACCTCAAAAATGTTGTCTTCTAATATTTAATATTCCAATTGGAAGCAAGGTTTTGTTTATTGGAAAGTGTTCTCATTACCCCCATGAAGACGAAGTTCTCCTAGATAGAAAAGCTAATTTTTTAGTTACATCAATTAAGGAAGATGATAAAATGGGATATTTGAAATCGTTCTTCAACTATTTAGTGAGAAATAGGTTAAAAGATATAACTCAGATTTATATCAGCTATATTCCAAAGGATTCATTGCCTGTTCCAGCTAATATACAAGACATTATTGAACTTGGTAAACTTAGTCCAACAAAATTGCCTCTTTCTCAACTTAAACTAAAGGCTAAAATGTTAGGTTGCAAGGGTTATTCAAACATGAAGAAACCTCAGCTTCTTGAGTTTATTAAAACATGTAAAAAATCACCTGTTAAATCACCTGTTAAATCACCTGTTAAATCACCTGTTAAATCACCTGTTAAATCACCTGTTAAGTCACCTGTTAAGTCACCTGTTAAGTCACCTGTTAAGTCACCTGTTAAGTCACCTGTTAAGTCACCTGTTAAGTCACCTGTTAAGTCACCGGTTAAGTCACCTGTTAAGTCACTCAGTCCAAGCAAATTGAATCTAGTTCAGCTTAAACTAAAGGCTAAAAAGTTAGGTTGCAAGGGATATTCAAATATGAAGAAATCTGAGATTGTTAAGTTTGTTAAAATATGTAAAAAGTCACCTGTTAAATCACCTCTTAAATCACTCAGTCCAAGCAAATTGAAACTAGTTCAGCTTAAACTAAAGGCTAAAAAGTTAGGTTGCAAGGGATATTCAAATATGAAGAAATCTGAACTTGTTAAGTTTGTTAAAATATGTAAAAAGTCACCTGTTAAATTAGTCAAGTAAGGAATGTACACCGCTTTAACAATAACTTACATGTTTGAAACTGATTACGAATTCAATTACCATATTATCAATATCGTTTTCACCTGAAACGAAGTTAAACTGGAACTTGGTTTCCCTCCAGTAACAACTTCGATCTCGTGGAGTGTTTTTATAAAACTACATCCATTATCAGTTCAATAGACTAAAAAAATGATTTTCAAAACTATTAAGTATGAATATCAGGAAACATGGCAAACGAAACTAAGATGAGTGATATGATTATGACTATTGGTAGGGGTATCGTGAATATGATTATGACTATGACTATTGGTGGGGGTGAAGTGAGTAATGAAACTATGGTGACTATTCCTGATAAAAAGCTGGTCAGAGAGACTCGTCGTCTTATCTATCCAGGAGAGACTCGTCGTGTTGGAAGTAAGATTATTCCTTCTCCTTCTCATTCTTGTGATTGTGATATCTGTGGTGAAACTAAATTTAAAATCTCAGTAACTTGTCCTTATTGCAACTTCACTTGTTGTAAAACTTGCTTTGATACATACCTTCTCACAACTACTGGTGATGCCAAATGCATGAGTTGCAAAGCTATTTTCGACCTTACAACAGTTTGGAAACTATGTATTACTTCTGTTACCTATAAGAAGTATTTGGACTTCCGTTTGGACCAACTTATACAGAAGGAAAAGTCACACTTTCAAGAATCTATCGTTCAGATTGAGAGAGAAAAGATTCTCTCGAGTATTGCCTCGAATTCGAAGAAGATGAGGGTCAGAGGAAACTTGTCTCATATAGACGAAATTGATTTAGAAGAAGAACTAATGCAAAATACATTTATTACCCATTGTTCTGTTCTCAATTGTAAAGGGACTCTTAACAAGAAATGGAATTGTCGTCTATGCGAGGCTTGTCATTGCAACAAGTGTGGAGAACTAAAGACCGGGACACATATCTGCAACCCTAACTCCGTTCAAAATCTCGAGGAAATTAAGAAAAACAGCAAGCCTTGTCCAACATGTGGTGTTGCGATATTTAAGACTGACGGTTGTGACCAGATGTTTTGTACAGCATGCCATACTGCTTTTAGCTGGAAAACTTTAAAAATCGAGACAGGACGAATTCATAATCCTCACTACTACGAAATCATGAGAAAAAATGAAGATTCTAGGAGAGATAATCGGGATGCATTGGTATACCACATGGAAAAAAGACATCGAATATATGAGTCTATTATATCAGAGTTTGAGAATATTGAAATACAGAAATTCAAGGATGCTCCAAGGTTCATAACAGAACTTGATTCTCCAGAGTGGAATGAAACAAGCTATATTTTTGGTGGTCAAACTTTTGCCAACATCAGAAAGCAGTTTTTAAAGAATGAAATATCAGATGGCGACTACAGGAGAAAAATGAAGCTCAAGTTCAACAAGTTTACAAAGATGCATGAAGTTTGTCAGATTCTGGCACTAACCAAGATTGCGATGTCTGAGGAACTTAAACAAACAATTAGAAATGATGATGGGTCATACATAAATATAGGATATATATCTGTTGGCGAACTTAGAAAAAGGTTTATGAAATATATTACTAATATCGACGATATCATGAAGAATACGAACGAGATGCTTTACCAGGCTGGGTTAAAGTATTCCTCATTCTATGAGATCATGATTGGCAGTAAGTTTTACAGAGTTATTATAAAGAAGAAGCTGTAATGGATTTATTTAGACTGAGTTTACATTTGTATAATAAGTTATAATACTATATGGTATTACAACTATAATATCGGATTTTGTATCTTTGAACTGAAGATAAGCTTAAAATATGAAATCATCCAAATTGCCAATAATATTAATTTTCAGGTATAATTTGACCTGATATTTTACAATATAAATCATACTTTTTTATTCTCTAAAAGACTTGTAAAATCGTTACCTAGAGAATGACCTAAGCCATGAACTCCAATTGCTATTGATGCTAAAAATATGATTAAAATCATATTTTCAAGTTTAATTTGACCTCTATTTTTCATTGTCAAAATAATTCCAATTAAAAAAAGTAAACCAGCGATCAAATTGCAACTCATACCTGCAATACTATTAACAGACATTTATTATCTACATATAAATTTAATTTATATTTTTGGGAGCGAGTCCAGGAACCAAATAAGACAAAAGGATATACATCACAGGGCTTACAGTTGCGAAAAGAAAGTGAATTGCTCGTGAATCAGCATTAGCACTTGAACATAACATCGCTCTGTAGAGAGCCAATACAAGAATCATAATGTAAATTACAACCGCAAGTGAACTTGCAAATCTCGCATTCTGCATCATATGGTCTTTCTGTTCAGGTGACAAGGTGGGACTATTTGGGTCTTGAGAGTGACTGTAAACATTGTTAAACAGAATTAGTTCAATCATTTTATTATACAAAATATAATAAAATTTAAATTTATCATTCATCATTTTGGTCTAACTTAATCACTTTATCAAAAGCACCCTCAACTATCTGATGTGCTATAATTACTACCATCTTACCATTAAAATGCTCCTTTATGCCATTAAATACACAACTGGTCATCGTTTGGTCTAAACTTGCAGTACTCTCATCAAGCATGAGCAAAGGTGTATTGAATATCTCTCCAAGTGCCAGAGTATAGGCTAAAATAACTCTGCTTAATTCACCACCAGAAAGCATATTCAATTCACATTCCATACCCTTATATTCAATCGTTATATTAATACTTGGCTTCATATTCTTCTTTGTCTCCTTAAAAGTCTGCAAAGTAACCGTAATTGGGTCATCTGGAAAAAAAACATCTAAATACAATTGAACATGAGTATTGATTGTATCGATTATATTTAATAATGCTATACTTTCAGCTTCCAATATCTTCTCCTTTAATATCATTGATGCACCATGTTTTTGTCTACTAATTTCACAATCTGATTCTAAACTTATTATTCTATCTTTCCATTGTTTATAGTTTTCAATATCAGATTGGTTCCTTTTCCATTCATCGACAAGTCTTAAATTTCGACCATGTTCTTCCCTCTTAATTTCATTCGTTTGTATTTCTCCTCGTAATTCAATTATCTCATTTTGAACTTGATCTTCAGGACGAATTTGTTGATACTTTGACACATGCTCATTTTGAGATTGAGAGATCAGATTTTCGTATTTTGCTTTTTCTGAATTGAGTTCACCATTACTTGAAGTTAATCGTTTGTATAAAGATATCGTTTCTATTTCCTTCTGAATCAACTCCCGTAATTCATTCTCTCTAAATTCACTAGATACAATTGTATTATCTTGCCTTGATTTTAACCTGTTCAATTGCTTTTCAAGAGATAAAACATTGGTTTTAAAAGAATTATAAGATGATGAAAATTTTTCATTTCGAATTGAATCTTCAATTGTTTTTTTCTTCTTCTCCAAATTTCGTTGATTCAACTGATACTCCTTCAGGTAATTGATATCATTATTAACATTCACCCTATCTGGTAGTTCTTCATATGAATTTACTATTTCACTTAAAGTGAATTCCAATTCAGTCTTTAATTTTAACTTGTATTTATGATTTTCAACTGTTCGAGTCAAATTTAATATATTACTTTTCATCAGACTTATCTCATCAGAAATTATGTTAATATCCATATCAATATATCCATCATTTTCAAGACATAAAGAGTTGTTTACCAAACGAACTTTAACATGACACGATGGACATGAGTATAGTTCCTTCTGTAATTTCAACCGTGAAAACAGTCTATTTTTTACTTCTAATTCTTTTTGCATCTTTTCCAACCTCATTTCATTATCATCGATTATACACGAATCAACATTATTATACTTAATCAAATCATTTCTGATATTTTCAATCTTATCAATATCATTCAACATCGAACACAACGATTCCAATGTATCTTTTAGTTCATCAACATTAAACTCTTGCCAAAGCTCAACCATAATATTATCAAGTTCAACCTTATATTCAGCCTCTTCTTGTACTCTCATGTTATTAAGCTTCACACTATCATCATTGAACTTGGTTTCAATATCAACAATCTCTTTTTGCATAAGTAAAGATGATAACAGTTTCTTATGTTCATTTAGTTTATTCTCGCATACATATTTCATATCAATAGATTCAAGTTGAGAATCAATATCGATTATCTTACTTTTTAATGATTCAATAGATTCCGTTCTTGTTGATATAATAGAATTCAAAAGGTGAATCGAGTTTAATTCTTTTTCCTTCTTTGTAATATTGTTTTGAGCTTTCGTAATTAAAGTATTGCAATTTTTGAATCGAACATTTTCATTCTTGATTGCAAGCTCAATTTGAGCTTTATTGCATTTAATCGGAAACTTAATTGATTCATCAGGTTTTTTGAGTTCTCCTATAACCTTATTTACAAGTTCCAATTGAGACTCATTCGCAACTAACTCATCATGTGTTTTTGTTATATTAGCTTTACACTTCATCTTGATGTCGTTAAGGTCAATATCCTTAAAGGCAAATCTTTCAAGGAACGATAACTTCTCGAGAGGATTCATCATTATAAATGAGTTCATCGCATTCTGAGATATATAACCAGTCACATCAAAATTCTCTCCAAACTTACTATTTATAATCTGTTGAGCAACTTCATCTTCATATTCATCTTCAGTACCACATGATACTACCAAACGATTAGGTCTCTTCGTCCTCGTAATTTTAAGATCTTCAAATTCAAGATTAACTAAGCATGATGTTTTGCCAAACGAAGTCACCTTGTTTCCAACTCCAAACAATGCGAAATATATACCATTCAAAATTGTGCTTTTACCGTATCCAGATGGAGCCGATATTAAAGTAATGCCACTTTCACCCAAATCGAAAGTGATATCTTCATAACATCTAAAGTTTTTCATTGTGATTCTCATATTAAATTTGGTTTATTCTAATTATTTAAATAGTATTTTTTTATAAATCATTTAAAAAATACCTTGAGTAAGCTAAAATGTCATACGATATTGCATATGAGGAAAAAAACGGTAAACTTATTGTTAAATGTGATAGATCAACATATAAAGATATTATGAAAAACATTTCAGGAAGATGGAATGGCAAATCAGGAGGTTTTGTTTTACCAATTGAAAAGAAGCCTGAAATTATAGCTTTAATCGAAGGAGTTCGTGATGCACAGGTTGCTCAAAATCAACCTGATAACGATAACGAAATGAATACTCGTTTTCAACCTGAAGAAGAAGTTAAAGTAAAGATTGAAATGGAAGACACAAGCGAGTATCAAAACGATACACAATTCATTCAACAACCCCAAATAATAGAAGAAGAAGAAATTAAAAAAGAGACTGAGCAGGAAGCTGAAGAGGAAACCGAATCTAAACCTGAATCCGATCCCGAATCTAAACCTGAAACAGAATCAGATCATGAACCTTATGTTGATTTAGAGGAAACAGAAAAATCAAATTCCAATTTTGAAAAGAGATTACCACCTGTAACTAAAAAGTTTGTTGATAATCAGATGTCTTCTCTTATTGATTCAGATGATGAATTAGATATTGAATTCATACCTCCAAAAAAGGTAGAATCTAAACCAAAGGCATTCAAGAATGAACCTATCGTCTCTAAACCCAAACAGAAAGTAATTGAACACGAACCTTTCGTCTCTAAACCCAAACAGAAAGTAATTGAACACGAACCTATGGTCTCTAAACCTAAACAACAGAAGGTAATCGAACACGAACCTACGGTCTCTAAACCTAAACAACAGAAGGTAATCGAACATGAACCTATGGTCTCTAAACCTAAACAACAGAAGGTAATCGAACATGAACCTATGGTCTCTAAACCTAAACAACAGAAGGTAATCGAACACGAACCTATGGTCTCTAAACCCAAACAACAGAAGGTAATCGAACACGAACCTATGGTCTCTAAACCCAAACAGAAGGTAATCGAACATGAACCTACGGTCTCTAAACCCAAACAGAAGGTAATTGAACACGAACCTACGGTCTCTAAACCTAAACAACAGAAGGTAATTGAACCTATGGTCTCTGAAAAGATTAATAAACGAAAATTTCAAACTCCTTCACCATCTGAATATAGTGATGTTGACTATAATGAATACAATGATGATGATGAATATTATGAAGAAAATGAAGATGGTGAGGAGGAGGAAGAATACGGAGAAGAAACAGAAAATGATGATAGTAGCGAAATTTACAAGAATTCTTTACGAGTTCAACCAGTTGTATATTCACCTGTAAAACATAATAAACCAACTAAAAATAAGTCTTACGATTTCGACAGAGATTCAGAATCGTTTTTGAATAAACAACGAGGGATTGGATTTAATGAAAACACTCGTAAAAATCGTAGTTGGTTAGAGAATGATAAAAATATTGACATGACACATAGTAGTAAATATAGTAGAGAGGAAAAGGAGAAATTAAAGAAGAAAATCGAACTGCTTGAATTAAAAAAAGCTAAAAAGTACGGAAAGCCAATTGAAGAAGTTAGAGCTGAACGAAAACAAACAAGCATGAGATTTCAAGAGTTAATTAATACAGTATTACAACTTCAACAACGAATTGAAGAATTAGAATTTCAAATGAATTCGAAGCGAAACGAAAAGGAAAGATATCGAAAATAATCTACCTGTCACCAATTTAAAATATAACACATAAGTTATATTTTAATATATATTTACTCTTCCTTCTTTTCAACTTGATTATCAGGTTCATCGTAAACACCCTCAAGTACTGCATCCTCGACAAGATACTGCATAAAGTTATCCTTTGTAATATCTTTGTCTTCAAAACCAGATGACTTACGAACTTTCATATACTTATCAAAGTATTGATGTTGATACTCTGGAAACTCAGTATCCATCTGATCAAGTGTAGTTTTAGTAGCCCTTAGAGAAGTTCTAACTTCAGCCATTTTCTTCTGATGTTCAAGATAAGTCCAACTGAGCTGTGCTTTCTTAACCTTAAGAGTAATATAAGTATCGAAAGGGTCAACCTCATCTGGACCTCTCTTAGATTCAGCAATAAGAGCTTCCTCCCGTTCTTTCATATCATCAACAATCTTTTTCTCTTCCATCTTTTTCTCCTTAATTGCAGAAGACATTGTCTTCGTAGTCTCCTTGCGAATATCAATCTCATTAGTCTCTGCAGAATACTTAGAACTAACAGTGATTGGAAAAGGTCGTCCAACATAACTATGGTAAATTTGATGATATGAATCTACATTACGAATAAGGAATTCAGCTCGTTGGTCAGCCTCATTTTCAGTTGCGAAATTACCTCGTAGCTTAGCAAATCCGTAAATTCCATGTTCATTTGGTGTTGCTCCCTTAGAAGGAACAAACGAAATTAAACCGTAAGTTTGAAGATTAACATGAGGGTCAGCATAAGTCTTATCTACACGAGGAAACTTCTCAACAAAAGCAGTATTGTTGAGTTCAGCCATTGCTAATACAGTCTGTTCATCGGACAAGGGAGCTCCATGTTCCGGTCGCCAACGAACAGAACGATCACGGTCTTCAGGTGAAGTGAGAGAATTCTCTTTTTCCCATTCGGAATGATTAAGATTTGAAGTCATTTTATTAAATCGATAGATTATCTTTAGATTTAATTAAATAATACAAGAAGATGTTTGACTATATAATTTCTAATACAGTTGTAATTTAAACACGAATACAAATAAATCTTAATTATTTCCAGGAATCAGATTGTGGTAGATCCTATTTGGGTCGCTACTGAGAAGCAAGCCACCAATAAAGCTTACATGTAAGCTTCATCTCGATTAGTTGTTCCTAAAACCCATCTATATATACCTTTTTTGTTAGGATGCGAAACCCACAAATTACCATCATTTCCCATAAAAGCTTTTCCATGGCATTCTGGAATATTTGCAGGACGATTTGGGCTTGGTCTGCCTGAATATTTTCTATTTGAGATTTCGTAACAAGAATTGTTGCGTTCACTTTCTAAGTTATCAGGATCAAAATATATCTTCTTATAATGATCTCTATTAACCATCAATGCATTTAACCTTTTTTGATGCAATGCATTTAACTCTTTTTCACTTGGTTTCTTCTTCTTCAGAGCAACTTTCCGTCTAACAGGCGACTTTCGTCTAAGAGGCGACTTTCGTCTAGCAGGTGACTTTCGTCTAGCAGGTGACTTTCGTCTAGCAGGAGACTTTCTTCTAGCAGGAGACTTTCGTCTAGCAGGTGACTTTCTTCTAGCAGGAGACTTTCTTCTAGCAGGAGACTTTCTTCTAGCAGGAGACTTTCGTCTAGGTCGTCTAGGTCGTCTAGGTGACCTAGTAATGATAGTGGCTGATTCTTCAAAATTATCCATTTATATATAGAGATAATATTTTTTTTTTGAGATTTTAAATTGAAACCGCTTAAAAATCTCCAAATAATATCAAAATTATGGCTCGAACTACAAATTCTTTGTTTATGAATAAATGTATTAAGAAAATCAAGTCGTTTTCAAACGATGAATTACAAAACTATTTCAACTCAGAACCAATTGACTTTCTTCAAGAACTAAAGTTATACATCGATGATCTATATTACAATACAGGTATCGATACCGGTTTTACCGATGAACAATACGATATGCTTAAAGATACCCTTATATCAAGAGATTCATCTTATATAGCTCCGATCGGAGCTATCGTTAGAGAAACTGAAAACAGAGTCTTAGTTCCCTACCATATGGGTTCTATGGACAAGATTAGACCTGATAGAAAAGAAGATGTAATTAAATTGAGAAGATGGCTAAAAAAATACAATCCCTTATCAGGAGGACAGTATCTTATCGAAGATAAACTTGACGGAGTATCATGCCTTATCGTAGTTACAAATGGAGAATATAAAATATATAAACGACCTGGAAGCGATGGATACGGAGCAGATATTACCTATCTACTTCCATACATAAAGTCAATTCCAAATAACCTTACTAATATCGTGGTTAGAGGTGAGCTGATTATGAACAAAAATACATATAATGAAAAATATACTGAAGAATACAAAAATCCAAGAAACATGGTTTCCGGTTTAACTAGTTCAAAAAAGATAGGAAAAGGTATAAAAGATATTACCTTCGTAGTTTATGAAAAAGTAGTTGAAAAGAATACTGTTACACCGTTTGAACATCTCACCGAATTAAAACAACTCGGATTTCATGTTGTAAATCATGAACTGATAAATGAAATCTCTCTCGATGACTTAAGTGAGCTTCTTGGTAAATTTAAAGCTCGTTCACAATATGGAATTGATGGAATTATAGTTGAATCAAATTCTATATGTACTCGTAATACAGAAGGAAATCCAGACTATTCTTTTGCATTCAAAATGAATATTGATAGCAACATGAAAGAGAGTGAAGTTATTGCGGTTGAATGGAATGTATCTAAATGGGGATTACTAAAACCACGAGTTCAAATTCAACCTGTTCATATTGGAGGTGTTGTAATCCAATATGCTACAGGATTTTACGGTAAGTTTATAAAAGATAATGGTATTGGTCCAGGTGCAATAGTAAAGATAACAAGAAGTGGTGATGTTATTCCTTTTATAGTTGAGGTTACAAGACGAACTGAACCATCCATGCCTACTACCCCCTATAAATGGAATGAGTCCGGTATCGATATTTATACTGAAGAGGAAGATAATGAAATATCGATTAAACAGACGATTTCTTTCTTTTCCAATTTGAATATTAAGTTCGTCGGTGATTCTGTTGTTCGGAAACTATACGATACCGGTTTCAACTCTATCTTTAAAATTATTGGTGCTTCAATTGAACAAATATCTTGTATCGAAGGATTAGGTAATAAATCGGCAGAACGGATTAAATCTAACATTCAAACTCGTTTTGAGACTGCAACATTAAGTGAAATACTCGGTGCATCTGGTATGTTCGGTTTCGGTATAAGCGGTAAAAAGGTAGAGAAGCTAATGAAGGCTATTCCGAACCTATTAGAGTTACCGAAAACGATGAACACAAATGAACTTGTAAACAGGGTCAAAGAAGTAGAAGGATTCTCAACCAAAACAGCTTCAAATGTAGTTGCTAATTTACAAAAAGCAAATGAGTTTGTTAGTGAATTGAATCGTGTATTACCCAAAGAACACAAGGATAGAAAACAAACTGAAGTTGAATCTAAAATTAATAACTGTAAAATCGTATGTACCGGTTTCAGAGATAATGAGTTCGAAAGAGAACTCATGCTAAGAGGTGCAACAGTATCAACATCAGTCTCTAAAAATACAGACATCGTTATCGTTAAAGACCTAAACGAAAAACCAACTACGAAACTAACAAAAGCAATTCAACTTGGAATCAAGGTTGTTCAAAAGGATGAGTTCGTACGAGAATACATGTAATCGGATTTAATGAATTTATATTTTGAGTTGTAATACAATTTGTATTAAAACTTTATAAATTGAACTGATTTCAGTATCAAACATTTATTTTTTATCCGATATGTTATCATTATGTTCAAGTGGAAATTAAATTGATAATTTAAAATTAATGTAATTTTAAATTAGATAATGAATTGTGATTACAAAATTAAAATAGATTATGATTATGATTCCGAATCTGATTCCGAATCTGATTCCGAATCTGAATTTGGAGATTCAGATAGACGAGAATTTTTGTTTCGAGGTATTTCATTTGATATTTCTTGTATTTCTTGTCATAAAGATATTCGAGAAATTATGAATCAGTTCGAATATATTAAAAAAGTTAATAATGTTAATCGAACTATTTCTGAAAGAGAAATTATGAATCAGTTCGAATATATTAAAAAAGTTAATAATGTTAATCGAACTATTGGAAGAGGGGGGTACTTCTTTTTTGAAGCTCTTTGTAATAAAAATTTAACTTTACAAGAACTAAAGGAGTTTGTTAAAAAATTAAAAAGAGATGGTTTCAGTTCAAAATCAAATGTAAATGTAGTTTTTATAAAAACTGAAAATAAAACTGAAAATAAAACTGAAAATATATATATTCATAAAATATGTTTTGAAACTTGTAAAAATATATATCTTCATAAAATAAGTTTTGAAAATGTTGAAATTATAAAACATAAATATGAATCTACTTATAGTTCTCATGTGATATATGAAGATAAGTCGGAGACTAAGGTTGAAGAGATTATTAATCCTAACATACAAAAATGTAATAGTTGTGGGGGAATAGGAGTTGGACTTGTAAGCGAAAACGGATTTTGTGAACATTGTAATAGAACAAAAAAATTATACTCTTGTTCACTTTGTAATAGAAAGTTTTCTACAAATAGTGGAAAAGATAAACACTTTAAAATGAAACACGAAAAACAGTCCCAATTTTCTCAGGTAGAAGAAGCTTTGCAAGCTCATCTTTCAATCCCCGATTTCGAAGAGCCAATGTATCATATAGATACTTCAGGTCTTTGTCAGCCTGGATCCGTAGAACCACTTACTAAATATTTAATTACCTTATTTGTTGTAAATTATTGGAGGATTAAAACTTGGTTAGTAATTGAATTTGATATGGTGAGTATTATCCAGAAATTATGTTTAAAATACATTGGTTCATGTCAATGAATATATTCAAGGTAACATAGGGTAAATGATTGAATTCGAGTTGTAATACAATTTGTATTAGAACTTTATAAATTGAACTGTTTTCAGTTTCAACATAAAAAAATTGAGTTTTAACCCATATGCCAATCTAAATTAGGACATCATGGCTAATATCAACAATAATACGGGTATGATTATGTATCGTGACATTTTTGGTCAAAGAGTAATTCAAGCTCCGAAGAAGCAAGAATCAAAGACGGAAGTAGTTGAGTTCCAACTCAAGGTAAAGGTGGTCAAAAAGACCAAAGGAACCATTGAAACTACCGAAATCACAGAGACCAAGAAAGTCAAACTGACTAAGGAGCCGAAGAAAATCAAAGATAAGAAGGAAGCTGGAACCTGTAAAGCTATACTACAAAGTGGAGTAAATGCTGGGTATCCTTGTGGCAATAAGATTGCCAAAGGAAACAAGAAGTATTGTGGTATGCATTCAGACAAGTAAACTGTTTCCAAACAATCTAACCTAACCTAATTATATGTTATAATACCATACGGTATTACAACACAAAATTGCTATTGGATAACCAATTCGCGAACTACTAATAATTAATTAGTTTCTAATTAATTATAAATGGATAAACAACTTATAGTTGATATGTGTAAAGGGAAATCCAGTTTATCTGTATTGGACCTTTCTGATGATAGTAAAGACTTTCTCCTTCGGTTATGCACTGTTCTTCTCTCAAAGGGATACGAACATCCTTTTCTTAAACAATCGTTCAAATTGATAACTGATAATAAGATTTACATTTTGAAACGAAACTTCAGTCTACTTCAAAAGACAATTCTAACGAAAGAAAAAACAGCAATCACCATAACTTTCGGAGACCAAGCTGAAAACCATGCAGGTATGCAGATTATAGGTAAGATGGCTGAACATGGTCTTTCTATAAATGAATTGCAACAGGCTAAAATCCTACTAGAAAGTCAAGGATGTGTTTGTGAATACATTAATCTCAGACAGAGATTACTTGAGAACTGGAATAACCCTGATAATATAGATATAGAAGAGGCTGGTGTTCTATTGATAAGAAATGGAGTATCTCATATGTTAAATGAAGTTGGCTATAGTGCAGACGATATGTTTGAAGAACAGGCTCATTTGAACCTTGATACAAAAGCATTCATGAAAGGAAGAGTCGTTAATAAAGTAGCTCGTCACAACCTTTGTTTTGACGAAACTGAACAAGAACCTGATTACAATAATAAAAAAGGGAGAATTGTTAAATACGACGATGTCCCTCTAACAAAATATCTTCATTTCTCCCTTCCAAAGTATATTGGACCGTCAACCACTAAACTTGCAGGTGAGGGTAACTACTATTACGATATCAGTATCTGTGGTATCGGTTGGCACGGTGATACTGAACGGAAAAAAGTACTTGCTGTTAGACTTGGATACAGTATCCCGTTAGCTTACCAATGGTTTTACAGACATAAGATAATTGGACCAAGAATCGATATACCGAAAATCAATCATGGTGATATCTATGTCATGAGTGAAAAGGCATCAGGATTTGACTGGAAGAGTTCTTCTTTTGCAACTCTAAGACATGCAGCCGGTTCTAAAAAATTCCTTCAATATAAACCTGGATGGTTGTAATGTTCTATAAATGGAACGATACTAAGACTAAATTGGGTGTGAATTCAAAATAAAATTATGAACACAGTTTAAATTTAAGCCAAACTAATATAAATGAATAAACATATGTATATTGCTGTTTTAATAACTTCATGTTTGATTGGTGGTATCATTTTAACAGTGTCTATAGTTGTAATTACCAATCGAAAAGAGAACCTGACTATAATGCCTATTATAATATGATTTTATATGGTAACCCATATAAAATAAAATTTTGTATCTATCGAAGTTCTCTTAATCATACCAACTTCGACTCTCTTCATTCTTATGTACAACAAGATGATTATAGATTATTTGAGTCTATATTCATATTCAACATTGTGGTTTGAATTTAAACCAAGTTGATATAATACAGTAAAATTAAATCTGGAAAGATTTAATTTTTTTGTTTTCTTTTTTCCCATTTTTTTTCCCATTACTTACAATTAATTTGTTTTCCCCATTTTTTCCCCTTACTTACAATTTAATTTTCTACTTACTATTAATTTGGTCTTACTGTGTTAACCGGTAAAAGAAGCTCGATTTGGTCTCACCATTATGGATGTATAAGCATCTGTTATAATAATCGATGTTCATCACAACACCGTTACATGTATCAACAAGCTTACAATTTTGAAATCCACAAGGAGTGGGATTTATTTCAGTCTCGTTGTGTGCAAAGGTGCACACTTTTCGAGAACAAGTAACCCTTTTGAGAACACTGTGACAAATCACAGTCTTGAGCTTACCCACAGTCTTAGGCTTATTAGGCTTGGACTCAACTTTAGCATCGACCTTAGCATCGACTTTAGCATCGACCTTAGTCTCAACTTTAGTATCGACCTTGATCTCGACCTTAGCATCGACCTTAGCATCGACCTTGGCATCGACCTTGGCTTTAGCCTTAGTCTCAACTTTAGCATCGAGCTTAGCATCGGTCCTAGCTTTAGCCTTAACCTTTAGTGACATCCCATTTCTCAAGCAGTAGTTCTCTCGAGATTCATCGGGATGGATACAAGAACAGTACTTGCCTTCGGAATTTCTAAACACTCCACCAATAATCTTCACGAATCCACAACGAGACCCATGTTGACACTCAGCGATGTTAAGTTCATCAAACGAATGAGCAAATCTGCACTTATCTCCATGTCTACAAGGAGTACCAGTTGAGAGACTCTCACAGAGACGAGTCTTACTCAATTTGGATCTAGATTTTTGGACTAAAAGTCTTTCGATCTCTTCCTTTTCGACCACTTTAGGTGTATGTTCATGTTCATGTTCATGAACTTGATTTTGGTGTGCATAAATCTTAGGATTTGACTCCCTCCAAGCATTGCACTCGAATGTTGCCACTTGAATTTGAACCTTTTGTCTCACAACTTGTTCAATCTCTCCCCACGAATTAAACAAAGCTGTTTCGACTTCAGTTTCAACCTCGATGGTTTCGAAACAGACCTTACTCTCGGCCTTAGTCTCAGTCTCTACCACCTTGCATTCAGGTACTAAAAATCCCTCACGATTAAAGTATGAATCACGAGTCTCCCCACCAAAACGATGGAGAAATTTACATCCGAAACCTATGTTGACATATTTTCCAGGTGCAACCTCAGTGACTTTATTACATTTCTTGAATCTGCAATCATCAATGACCAAGTCATCTAGATTGTGAAGGAAGCAACAATCACCATTACAAGTTTTTGGGTTCTCCATAAGTAAGCTCTTGCAGATGCGGTTTTTCTTCTTTTTGATAAGAGGACTTTCCACAACGACAGGAACCACCACGGGAACAACAACAACACGAACTAGCTTTTTGGCAACCTTTACAGGTTTACCAACATATATAATCGGGAAAGCATCTTCGATGATTGGCTTCTTTCCCACCAAGACAAAGCCATAGTCATCTTCATCGCTGATAGCTTTTGACTCAAGGTCTGCAAAACCCATATTTGCAGTCTCGCCTTGAGCCCTTAAGACTTCCAAGTTCATGAGTTTTGATTCAGCCTCTTGGGCGATCATGAGTTGAAGATCTTTAGCCTCTTTATCCCTTTGCTTCTGAGCGAGCTCGAAGACATCAACGAAAGAGAAGGCGAGATTCTGAATTGCTTCTTCATCTTGCTTTTCAATTTTCGCTAGTTCCTCAACTTGCTCGTCGCTTAGAGAATTTGTTTCAATTTGTTTAATCTCGTCTTCCTGCTCTACTATTTTGGGTTTTTCGAGAGAGGAAACATTTAGTTTCTGTCGAATCTCTTGGAGATGATGAGATGGTTCTTTATATCCAAGTTCTTTTGCAATTTCCATTATCCAAGAGTCATCGAAAAGGAGAGATGATTTCCTGAAAAACTCGCCACGAGCTCTTTCAAGTACCTTCTTTTCGTTAATCTTCTTCTTGGCTTCCGTTTGAGGAACAGCTACCGGAACAGCTTTCGAGAAAAATTTACTACTGCTATCGAACTTTTTAGTTCCACCAGCACAAGTGCTAGAAAAAGTAGTAATCTTCCTCTTAAAAGGTTCAGGCTTGTAATTAGCCTTAGCCTCCAATGCTTTCAGTTCTTGAGCCTCCACAAATGCCTGAAGTTCGAGTTTTTCTTTTTCTGCATCCTCTCGCGATTTTTGTTCACGGATTTCTTGTAATTTCATAGCGAATTCTTTAGAAAGCCGTTTGTTGATCGCGAGTTTAGCATCTTCGGCGAGGAAAAATCCACTTTCCTTAGAAGCTGTTTGCATAATAATGGGCGGTGTAATCAGCCCGAACTCGTTTCTACTTCTCTTCGAAATTTCGAAGAAGGAGAACTCTTCCCAATTTTCACCAGTTGGAACTTGGTGAAATGAAAAGTTTTTCCAAAAGGCAGAATAGTCATAATCACCGGTGGTGTTGGTGATATCATTCATAGTCATTTTCATAGTCATTGTCATAGTCATAGTCGATTTAAAAGCGATTTGATTCATTGTATTTGTTTCCTAACTTACTCCTGCTTAAAAATCGTAAAATCATTTTTTTTGAGGAAACCCGAGATTCTATATAGGCATCACCTCTCGAAAATCAGAGATTCTATATAGGCACCAAACCCTCTCGAAAAGATTCTATGTTTACCAAATTGAAAAAAATAAAGAATACAAGTTAAAAATCAGTATCATGGAGTTTGAAAAAGCGGAGATAAAGAATATCACTATTGATGGAGAGACTAAATATGATTTGGAATCTGCTAAATGCTGTTCATTGTATTGTTATAATATCATTTCTTGGAATATTAAACATTGCCCAATATCATCTGTAATGATTGATAATATAAGTTGTTTTGTTATGAAGAAAAATATATCAGGTGTTGTATCAGTTTTTTACAATAGAAAGAAGGAAGAACTTATATTCAGGTTGAGTATGATGAAAAACTATGATTATCAAGAAATTAAGAACAAGAAAAAATATTCTTTTACAGTTGAAAACTTTACTGAACATTTCATTGAGTTTTATATTATCGTATCAATTTTTGTCGATTTCAAAGCAATACGATACTGTAATAATTGTTATAAGCCTACATACCTGCTGACTCATAAAGAACTTTGTAAAGAATGCCATGTAATCAGTATAACAGGAGTGAAAAAGATTGATTGTATCAAGTGTATGCATCAAAAGCAGTCTAAATTAAAACTGTTTATCAATAAGTTTTTGGGTAAGTAATAAATATAAATATAATTTAATTTAAATTATATTTGAATCTAGTTTAAAAAAAATGATTTTGAACTGAACGAACAGGTTAAAAATAGGAAACCATGGATACTATTGAAAAGATTATTAATATGACTATTGATATGACTATTGAGGATGAATCGGATGATGATATTTTCGTCATTCTTAATGAGAAAGATAAAGAGTATGCAGTTCAGAATAATCTGAAAATAGCATATTCGGAAATTGATCTCGAAGATTCCTCTTACCAAGAGACATTAGCCTGTACACCAGCTCGTAAAAACAGGTTGTGTCCTCAAGGTATAAATTGTATTTCTCGAAAAGATTGCAATTTTTTGCATAGCTTACACGACCTGACATTGTTCACTTGTAGAGACCAACATTTATGCCATAATGCGGTGTATGACCGCAATGGGTATTTTATCAATGTTGGTGAAGGGTGTTTCAATGTGCATGGTAACGAGAAAAGAAAGGATTTTTTCATACGAAATGGATTGGTTAACCAGAGACCGACATTTGTGGAGCCTATAAAAGTTGAAAGAAATGGATATTACAAGAGATCAGATGAAGAGAAGGGTATTATGTTTCGTCAACGGAGATTTACAGTAAGACCAGACGAGAAGGTTATCAAGACATTGGTTTGTCAAAGCATCAAGAAGAAGTTGAAATGTAAATTTGGAGATGAAAAGTGCACTTTTGCACATACATACAGAGAGTTGAGGGAGACCCAATGTAAATCGAGAATATGCTCGAAATATAGGGGTGATGAGCCTTGTCCGTATGTTCATTCCGACGAGACTCGTCATCAATTTGCTTTACGGAACAACTTTCATCAATACTTTCCAGATGAAGTTCAACTTCCGTTAGAAATTGAAGCAGCTCAACCGCCACTACCAAGGGAAGCACCACTACATGTTCAACCACCACTACATGTTCAACCACCGCTACATTTTCAACCACCGCTACCAAGGGAAGGATTTGTTCAAGTCAACTCAAGATTGAAGACAAAGTTATGTGGCAATATGGGAAACTGCAGATATGGTTCAAGATGCAATTTTGCTCACAGCTTACAAGAGTTACGGAAGTAAAGTAATCATTTACACATACATGTATTAATAAGTCACTAATAAAGTTTTATATTGGATACCAATATAAAATTTCATATATTATTCTGAATTGCCTTGTCCTTGATTTTCTTTTGTATTTACAATAAGTTTGTAAGTTTCGTTTAGAAACTGGTTTTCTTCTTTCAAAACCAATTTCTCTAAAATAGAGATGAAGTTCAATTGTGTTTTTTTTTCGGATTCAACCTCGTCATTACCTTCTTCGTTGTGTTCCCTTTTAAGTTCTTCTACATTCTTTTCAATCTTTTTCGGTTTGAAAACAACCTTGATTCCTTTTTGAACTATTTCTTTGTATATTCTTGTTTTTTTAATTGCTTTGAACTGTTCGTAGTTCCCTTTTAAAGTCAGTTTAATTTGATCCTGAGAATCTGGAATTTGGTAATTCACTATATCTTCAACATCCATATAGACTATTTTTTTACGGGGCATATTTAAGTTGATTTCGTCAAATGTATAGTTACCGTCGTCCTCAAAGTTGAAGTAAGCAACCGTGTTTTTTTCGCTCTCTCCGAAAGCATGTTGCAAGGCTGAACCTGAATAGTAAATGTTCGGTTGTGGTATCTGACGAGAATGAATATGACCGGAAATAACAAGGGGATTATCAAGAGGCCATTTATCTCCGTCAACAGATATGATTGCACCCATCTTACAACCTGCAAATTCTTGATGAGCAAAAATACAAGTCGAATCGGTGTATGATTCATTAATCGTGTTGAGTGCCTCTTCAAACTTTTGAGGTGGAACATAAGGGGAAAATATAAATTTTTTATTATCGATTTCGTATTTGATAACTCTATCGACTATTGTAGTATTATCCCATTCTTTCATTCCGTTCATCCAATGGTTATCGTTAAGAAAGATTTGGTTATTGTATGCATCGTGGTTTCCTACAAGGACAAATGTCTTTGTAATTTGTCGCATGTTGTTGATGAATTCGTAAGCCTTATTCATAGCCATCGAATGAACATTTTCATGAGTATGAAGCACATCACCTAAACAAACGAAAAAGTCAGGTTTGTTTTGAATTGCAGATTCCATTAGTTTTTGCATAAATATATTGATTTCGGCGATATTGTTAACCTGAATATGAGGGTCTCCACAGACTAATACTTTAATTGTCATTTATTCTACTCTTATTCTACTCTTGTTTTACTATTTATATTTCAATTTAAATATAAACTAAAATTAAGTTTAATATAATAAATAATGCAGTATATGGATGATTCAGAAATAATCGAACCAAGCAACTTATGTGAGTTCGAAGATAATTACCAAGGATATGCAAATAAGCCTTTTCACTATTCAAAAATTCAAGAAAATAAAACTGGTTACACTATGCTAAATCCTCAATCCGTAAAATCAAAGTACTCAAACAAGTTTGATAAAATTAAAGTGGACGGCAAGTGTGTTTTTATCACTTCAACTCCAGATGGTTCTGTAAAGTCAAACATGCATGATGGGCAGTATACTCTTGTAGATGTTCCTTTTAGAGATTCTGGACTTGACCTTAATGAATTAGATAGAATATATACTGATGATTCGTTTAAACAACACAAGACCGGTTTTAAAAATTATAAAGATATAGAAGGCGGAGATATATTGTATTATGTTGATAAACGAAATGAAGAACCTTTTTATTCACCTGTATTTTCCTCTGATTTTAATACGACTTCAGTCATGTATAAAGACCCAATGGGTGGAATGAGACCACAATACATAAGACATCCGAATAAGGATACAAATAAGATTACTGGTAGGAAGTCGTTTGATTACAGTTTATCTTGGATTGAAGATAGTAATGAAACGAGAGAAGATATATTATCGAGACAAATTCAAAAATTGAATCAAAACAGATGGAGTTCTAGATGGGGTCCTGATGTTTAAGACAATATTCATACTTTTGAATTGTAATACTTTCAATTCCTAAAATGTATTACAATTCTTTATTTGTATTAAACGAACAATCTGGAGGAACATCTTTATAAAACTCATCGATATTAGAATAGGCAAATGTAGCTCGATTTGGTCTCTCTTGAGTTATGATAGCTAAATCAGCTTTACAACACCTTGATTCTATACCACATTCATTTCTTCCCATAATAATAGCAAAGTAACCTTTATCGTTTGTTTGTCGAGGCCAGTCTTTTGACCACGAATTTCTACATATCCAGTATCCAAGATTGTATCTCTTATCTACATCATTATTACAATATCCAATCACTTCAATTGCATGACCGCCTTGAGAAACACCTTTTTTATCGTATTGGTAAACACCATCACCTGAAAAGTTGATAAAATCTTGATAGATATCAATAGTAGCATAAAACGGACCGTTCAAATACAGTTCAAGTTTCATATTGTTTATATTATTTTGAAGTGTTTTATCGTCTGACTTTCCATTTGGAATAAACTGTGTAAGTGATTTGATACTATCTTGTAAAACATTGAACGATTCTTTTTGTCCGTCTATAAATGAACTGCAATTTGTCTTAATGTCATTTGTTTGTTCTTGTAAATATCCAAAATTATTTTCAGTATAGATTTTATTGGAAAGACCCCATTTGAATACATTTTCTGGATTACCTCCATTACAACCATCTTTAATGCAACTGATAATCTGTTGAACACTCAATCGTTTTCGAAATACACCATTAGTAAATATGGTTGCTCTGTCAGATAAAACATTACATGAAGCAAAAGCCCAACATGATCCACATACTCCTTGGTCTTCGTTTACATTTAGAAGAGTAGGTTTGTAAAAGAAGAAAGAAGGAAGTTGAACTGATTGGTTATTATAAAGGGCAGATTGAACTGGTTTTAAACTCGTTTTCAATATTCTATCAATTGTCACTTCATTATCTATTATTTTCTGTAATCCTAAATTAATAATAAAGTATTCTCGTTTCAGGATAAAAATTAAACTGAATACAATAATTAGTATCATCAGAACTATCAGATACCATTTCATTTATTATAAAAATGAAATAAAAATTAGTTGCTAAACCGAATTAGGATATTAAATGACTCATTTACGATTGATAAAAGAAGAAGAGATTGAATTTATTATTGATTTTATTCGCCCTCAAGTTGGTATTCCACTTGATAGTGCTATGGCTATTGTAGAAAACAACAAGGAAAGATTTCGAAAACAACTCAGAGGACAATCCATATACAGCGAAATCATTCCACAGCTTAAACAAGATATTGAAAAGACTTATTTTAATTCTCTTGTTCAAGCAGGTGAAAGTGTTGGTATTATATGTGCTCAAAGTATCGGTGAAAAACAGACTCAAACATGTCTTAATACATTTCATTCTGCTGGTATATCGAACAAGACTATGACTACAGGTGTTCCCAGATTTCAAGAGTTGATAAATGCAACTAAGAATCCAAGAATGGTCAATCATAAAATCTACTTTAACGAGGGTCGAGATTCAATTGAAAACCTACGGGATGTAGTTGGTCATACAATTACAGGACTTCGTTTAATTGATATTACAACTTCAATTACAGTTGCATATAATAAAGAACCGGAAGATTGGTATGATATATATAAGGTGTTTTACAATGATGATTTTACCCGATTTCCACATTGTATTATCGTTAAGTTTAATATGAATAAGCTGTTTGAAAATAAGCTGACTTTAGAAAAAATCACAAATGTAATCAGTAACGAGTTTGCTGACCTACATTGTGTATTCTCCCCTTGTCAAGTAGGAGAAATTCATATATTCGTTGATACTACAGATATCACATTGCCGGAAGACAGAGTAATGTTTATTAATCCTGAAAATGAAGTTGAAATTTACCTTGAAGAATGTGTTATTACAACAATTTCAGAGATTCATATATGCGGTGTCCTTGGAATTGAGGAGATATTTTATTCTCAAGATGAAAAAACAAAGGAGTGGCTTATCGAAACGAATGCTATACCGGGTAAAGGGACAAATAAGATAAATGCATACAAGAAGTTACTCTCGATCGATAACATCGATTCAACGAGAACCTTGTCAAACAACATATGGGATATATACGAAGTCCTTGGAATTGAAGCCGTAAAGGAGTTTCTAATTGAAGAACTTACAACGATTATGGAAGGAATAAATACTTGTCATAACAAGTTACTTGTTGATAGAATGCTTCATGGAGGTTCTATAGCATCGATTACAAGATATACATTGAAAAAGGATGAGTGTGGTCCTATGGGAAAAGCAAGCTTTGAGGAGTCACTTGATAACTTTCTGAATGCTGGTGCTTCAGGTACAATTGAACCGACAGAGGGTGTATCATCAGCTATCATATGTGGGAAAAGGGCTAATATCGGAACTGGTATGATTGAACTCAAAGCCGACTTTAATAAGTTGTTGCAAATGAGAAAGGAGATGTAGAGTGATTATTTAAACTTATGTTCAATTGAAAATAAGTTTTATTCTTTACGATAATAAATGAAAAAGATAATTGTCTTTTCACTTATTATTTTAGTAGTTATTTTAGTAGTTGTTTATAACCAGAACAAAAGCAACCGTGTAATCAATATTTTTCAGGAACACTTTAACAATAAAACCTACAATCGAATATTGGATTTAGGTTGTGGTGCATGTTGTAATTCGACTATATTGGAATCGATGGGATATCAAGTGACTTCGTTAGATGTAATAGACAAATCTATATGTAAGAGACCAGAAATATACGATGGTAAAACAATACCTTATGATGATAATTCATTTGATATTGTTTTATGTAGTTTTGTGTTGCATCATGTGCCCAATTGGTATGACTTGCTAAAAGAGATTAAAAGGGTTGGTAAGTACATTTTGGTAATTGAAAATACACCTGAAATCAGTTTGGATTATTGGTTTGTTGAAATTCATGCTCAATCAGAATGGGGTCATTGTATACAATGTTTTAAGACGAATGATGAATGGTTAGATGTGTTTCATGATTTGAATTTGCATGTTCAAAATACAAAGAGAATACCACGGTGGTATTTTCCTTTTGCAGATAAACCTTATTTTTATCCTGTACCATCAACTGTATATGTTTTATCTAAATAGAAATTTAAAAATCAAACTCTTTAATATAAATGGAAAACAAGGTTAATGATATGTCCGAACTTATAATCGGTCTTGTTAATCAGCTTAAATTAAGCTTCAATCAATATAGCCTTAACGAGAACAATGTAATCGATTATGTCATGCGAGTCATGAATCTAGTTGAGAAGAATAACAACCTCTCCGGATTCGAGAAAAAAGCAGTTGTAGTTGCGGTTATAAGTAAGCTGTTAGATGATGCTCCAAATCTAACACCTGAATCAAAAATAGCTTTAAAGTTAATCGTAAATGTGGTTGTTCCTAATGTGATCGAAGCGGTTGTATCGGCAACCAAAGGAAATACAAATATCAATAAGCTTGCGGTTGGAGATAATAAATGTTGTTTCTTTTAAGTTGTAATACAGTTTGATATTATAACTTTATTTAGAATCTGAATTGAATCTAAATTGAATCTGAATTGAATCTGAATTGAATCTGAATTGAATCTAAATTGTATTTAAGATAAATACAATAGTTAAAATGTCGAAACAACTTACTTGTGAAGAAACTAAACTATCAGGATTGAAGTGTGACTATAAAGCCAAATTTACAAGAGGAGATGGAAAACATATGAGTGAAACGAAGAGTGAAACGAAGAGTGAAACGAAGAGTGAAACGAAGAGTAAATCTATTGATGATTATATTAATACCGATTTATTACCGTCTTGTGTTGAAGATAACCCTTGGCTTTATGAAAGAAAAACAAGTACATGTGGTTACGATACTGGTAAATGGATGTTATTTTATCCACTTAAATTCATGGATGAAAAATGGATTCTTGCTAAAAAATTATATAGAGAAAATAGACTGTTTGGTGTTAGCTCCATCAAATGTTCAACACTATTTAAAAACCCAAGGGCAAGCAGTTTAAGTGGGATGATTATCATCATTTATTGTAACGAATCTTCAAACGAAGAAAAGATACTGAATATAGGAAGAAAATTATTAGATTTATTTAATTATATGGAACAACAAGTAATCTATTATAAAACTGATTTACAATCAAATCAAGGGACATTTACGACTGGAAATTTTAAAAATCACGAATATAAATTATTTAATCACTTATACAAACATAAAAGATTGCTCTAGAGTTATACTCAAATGAGTTTAAATTTTGAGTTAGCCAGTAATTCAAAATTTTATTTATACACGATTGCATCATCGATGCAATATTTACATAAACCTCCTTCTTTTTCAATTCCAAAAGAACCACAACATTCACATTCTAAGTGTTTCATTTTTAAGTGCATATCTTGTGCGATATTTGTAGAAAACTTTTTATTACAGATTGAACAACTGTATAATTTTAACTTGTTTTTTGTTTGGGTGCAATGGTCGCAAAATCCGCTTTCATTAACAAGTCCAACTCCTTTTCCTCCACAACTAATGCATTTTTGTAGTTTAGGTTTAACCTCTTTCTTAACATCTCTTTTATTCTCAATCTTAGTTTCACCCTTAGTTTCACCCTTAGTCTTAACCTTAGTTTCAATCTTAGTTTCACCCTTAGTTTCACCCTTAGTCTTAACCTTAGTTTCAATCTTAGTTTCACCCTTAGTCTTAACCTTAGTTTCAATCTTAGTTTCACCCTTAGTCTTGTAATCTTCATATATAACATAAGAACTGTATGTAGATTCAAGTTTTTTTCTAACACCACAGAATTTATCAGGAATAGGCATGCCACTTTCAAAACTGATTTTATGGATGTAGATATTAGGTTTACATTTTATATTAATAAATTGTAAATTTGAATTTGAACTGAAACCACATCTTTTTAATTTTGTAATAAATTCTTGTAATTCTTCTAAAGTTAATTCTCGATCACAAAGAGCTTCAAAAATCAATAATTTTTTTTCTAAAGTTAATTCTCGTTCACAAATCAATATTTTTTTTTCTAAAGTTAATTCTCGATTGCAAAGAGCTTCAAAAATTATTGATTTTTTTTCTAAAGTTAATTCTCGATTGCAAAGAGCTTCAAAAATCAATAATTTTTTTTGTTTTTCTAAAGTTAATTCTTGATTGCAAAGAGGTTCAAAAATCATTGGTTTTTCTATAATAGTTCGTTCGACAATATTAGCTTTTTTAATATAATCAAACTGATTCATAATCTTTTTTATCTCGTTTTGTGAGAACCTATCACGAGGTAATATCAATTTACCTCGAAACAAAAACTCTCGTTGCCTGATCTGATTTAATTCATCCTCCTTTGGATAATCCTCCTTTGGATAGTCATAAACTATTTTAATTTTATAATTCATTATCTAATTTAAAATCACCTTGATTTTAAATTGTATTTCGGTTAGTTATAATTTTGAATACATCATATTCTCAATCTCTATCGAGTCTTTAATAACAGTATATGATTTTAGGAGTGAACATAAATTGAAAATATCTATATTTTTTTCAAGTTGCTTTTCAGTATCAAAATATATTATATTTAAACTATAGGGAGAAATTTCTCTAATGGATAAATCATCGATATAAATAATAATCTTATAAAAAAGAGTTTGAATTAAGTTTGTTTTTTTTAAAATCTTGTTTAGTTTAGAACCGGAGATATAACCTCGAATACAGTTGTAAGTTGATAATGTTGGAATCATATCGATAATCCAGTTTGAATCATTGTCAAATAATTCAATACTTTTAATGTCACTAATAATTGAGTTTAACATTGATATTATGTTACTCATTTATTAAAATCAACTATAAATTCAATTTGTAAATTATGTGATTGTATCTTATATATAACATTGTATATAAGATAGAAGGACGAAGGAAATCGTTTAGAGGACGGGGAAACCGAGAGCACCGCCGGATACTCGGATGATGTTGTTGTTGACAACAGTGACAATGAAGTCAAAGTTCTGGGTGAACAGGTTACCAGCAAGAACACCAGCATCGGTAACTACAGGAACAGCCTTTGATACATTAATCGCTGCGGCAGAAGCTTCCGGACGAATGGATACATTGGTCAATTTACCATAGTTGGTAGAACCCATGGGGTCGAGGCAATAGAAGTCGAGAGAGTAAGAATAGCAGTGGAAACCAGTTCTCTCCGGAATAGAAGGAGAATGGTACCAAGGATTGACGAGAGAGAAGTAGTCCGAACCCATCTGAGATAGACGAGCGGTATTCTCGTAGATGAGAGAAGTCTGAAGAACAGGGTCAAAACCTTTATCAGTATTTGCCTTGTACGAACCAGCAGAAGCAGCAACGGGAGAAGCGGTGCTGTATACAGACAATTCAGCAGCGAAAGTCTTGTTACGAGCAGCGAAGAACAAAGCCTTGATAGCATGAGAAAAGCGGATATCAAAGTTTGGAGTAGGGTTAGTCAAAGGAGCAAAAGACTGGCGAGGAGCAGTTTGAACTTGTTCAATGAGAATATCACGAGGAGCACAAGCCATTCTCTTTCGTTCGTCGTTGGAAACAATCGAATAGTTAGACCATACAGATACATTGCTCAAAACGGGAACACTTGACATCCAACTGGAAAAATTGCTAGTATTGAGCGGGACTCTTTGTTCCGCACCGCCGGCAGCAATAGTTTCGGCGATAAGAAGTTCAGACCAGTCACGGAAAGAGAAGTTAATTCTCATTTCATTGTAAGGAAGAGCTGCAGTGGGAAGTGCAACACCGCTATCACGAGTATAGAATAGGGGGAGAGGAAGATTCAAAGTTGCGGAGGGAAGACCAACAGAAAGTAGTTGAGGATCTTTCAAAGTTGAAATATTACCAATCATGTTACTGTAACCAGTTTGCTTGCTTGCGGGAACAGTGAAAGCGGACCAGAAATCAAGATGATAGTTATCAAAACGAGCAGCGACCAAATCGTTAAAAGTGATACTGCATTCCTTGACGAGGTTGTGCATAACATTTTGAGTCCACCGAATAACTTTGGTGGGGTCAACTGAAGAAGCTAATTGGACGGTAGGTAGAGTAACTCTCAACCAAGTATGAAGTAAATAGTCACCGGCACGGGAGATGCTTACAGACCAATCCTGACCAAAACCAGGGGTACCAGAAGAGTTTGAAAGTACTACGGGAACCTGGGTAAACCATGTAGATTTTCTGGTTTCACGAACGAAGTAAGCAGTAGCTTCGAGAGTACCGTATAGGTATCTTTCAATTTCATCAAAGGTGGCGAGGTCGATAAAACCGGAGGTAAGATTTGAAGTAGTCAAAGACATTTATTATATACAAGATATTATTTTTAAATAAAAATTTATAAAAAATAATGGGTTTAAATGAAAAGATAAAAAAAGAAATATGTGCTCGAACGATGTAGATATACTTTCAATAGATGATACCATACGGAAACACTTCGAAAAAGAATACAACGATATACCAATGCATAGAGAGAGATTAAATGATATAGTAAAAATATTGGAAAAACCCAATACAAATCCAAGGATAAGAGAAATCTTATTGAACAATCTGGATATGGTTACTGATAGAATAAATAACTTGGAAATTAAGAGAGACTGTAACTTTTATTTATTTGAGACTTTGTCTATTATTGAAACATACAAGGATATACTCAAAAGACCTTTGAAACTCAGTTTCATAGGAAAGCCAAAAAAATCAGATGACGAGAAAAGAGACCTAGTCGCAAAATACTTATCAATAGCAAGAAACTACTACGACTTAAGTAATATTCCAAATGATATTGAACATAAGGAGGAAGAGAAATGTAATTCTTCAATCTCATGTTCAAACTGTAATAATAATAATATCAATATGTTTGATATTATTGATAACAATATTTATATTTGCAATTTATGCTTTAATCAGCAGATTGTAATTAGATACAATTCATCGTATAACGATATAGACAGAGTTAACATATCTTCAAAATATATATACATACGGAAGGTTCATTTTCGCGACTGTATAAATCAATACCAAGCGAAACAGAACAATACAGTCAATCCTGATGTATATAGGGATTTAGAAAGAGAATTTTTCAATCATCACCTCTTAATTGGAGATGAAAACACACCAAAAGAGATTCGGTTTTCAAGAATAACCAAGAAGCATATCCACATGTTTCTGAAAGAGCTTGGATATTCAAGTCATTATGAAAATATCAATCTAATTCACTATATGATAACCGGTGTAAAACCAGTTGATATTAGCCATCTTGAAGAACAACTTCTAGACGACTTCAATATACTAACCGAGTTGTATAGCACCATAAAACATATTAAACGGAAAAGCTTTATCAACTCTCAACATGTATTATACCAATTACTTCGAAGACATAAGTTCCCTTGCGATAAGGATGATTTTATCGTTTTGAAAACCACTGACAGGAAGCACTTTCACGATGAAATAACAAAAGAGTTATTTGAGACTCTAGGTTGGAATCATGTTCCCTATTTTTAAACTGAATGACAGTCTGTTTTACAATTCATTTATTTGAATTGTAAAATAATCTATATGTGCCATAATTACCAGGAAGAATTCATAAGATAATTTTCTGTTGGGATTACACCACCATCCACAACACCAAAACAGAGAGATTCTGCTAGTTCTCGATATTCATCATCTCGATCAATTCCTATCATTAAGTGTCTTGAATCAAGCATCTTCTTTCCATTTCGCACTGCAAAATCTCCTGAATCAGCCATAATTGTAGCAGTAATATATTCAACAACAGCTGTAAGATATATTGAACTTAACAAATTAACACGAGTGTTATACTTCTTAAAGAACTTGGAAACACGAGATACCGGTAATACAAGGCCAGCACGAGCTTGTGTTCCCTTTCGTTCTTTACTAGAATCTTTTGATTTAGTATATTTAAGAATAGCTTGAATACCAGAATTATCAGCATATTTATCCAATCCATTTGGTAGAATAATTCGAACTGCAGATTGAACTGTTCTTGTAGATATTGTCTTCACCTTTTTCTTCTGATTTAAAAATTTCGCTTTCTCACAAATTGCACTTATGAGCAAGTTCAAAAATTGATTTAGTTGAGAAGTAACTATTTTATTAATTTTCATAATTTTCACATCTGAAAATAGTTTTTTCATCATTATACCAATAAATCGTTTAAAATCGAACTCAGGTGAACCTGCACTTAATCCACCAACAGCACAATGAGCACCTTTCTTAGCACTGACATATAACATAATATCCTTAGGTTGAATCTTCTCTCTGCCTGCATGCATGCTCATTAAGTTTGCATTATTCAACATTTCAATAACACAATTTTCTATGCAATGTTGTAATAATACAATTGCATCTTTGCTCATACGAATGCCACTTTTATATTGCGAAGCAATTGCTTTTGCGAGTCTAGCAAATGGTAGTCTAGGAATCATTAAACAACCAGATAGAGCTTGGTAATGTTGTATTTCGGATTTAGAATCAGATAGATTTCCTTTTTTGCACATGCGATCACTTACTGGTTTGCTAAAGTACTTATGGGGGATACCTGATACCAGCTCGTTTACATTAATAGTTTTTTTTCTATTGTATTCTGCATATTCAACGATATTTGACAACCATTTTTCAAGCATTAATTTAATATGATCTCTAATTTCGTCATATACTAGTCTGTTCAAACTTTTTACACCAGCTCTTCTAGCGAGACGAACTATAGCTGGTTTTGTAATATCATTAAGATCTACACTCAAACTTTTTACATCAGTTCGTCTCGTGAGAAGATCTGGTCTTACAAGATCATGAAGATATGTATTTTGGCCCAAACTTTTTACATCAGTTCGTTTCGCGAGAAGATCTGGTTTTGCAATATCTACACTCAAACTTTTTACATCAGTTCGTTTCGTGAGAAGATCTGGTTTTGCAATATCTACACTCAAACTTTTTACATCAGTTCGTCTCATGGGAAGATCTGGTCTTGCAATATCTACACTCAAACTTTTTACATCAGTTCGTCTCGTGAGAAGATCTGGTCTTGCAATATCATTGAGATATATATTTCGGTTCATTTATTATAGAAATAATTTTTTTTTTAACTAAATAATTAGTTATCCATAGGCGATATGGATAACAATTTAGTCAAATCCAATTTAAGACAAAGCATAAATAGTATAAATCTAAAATGTGCGGTATATTAGCTTTACTATGTGAAAATGAACAAAAACAACTTGATGTTATACTGAAAAGTTACGATATGCTTACTAACAGAGGACCTGATGTTGGAAGTCTCACCATGAATAAAAATATGATTTTAGGGTTCCGTCGTCTTGCAATCAATGATTTATCTACAAAAGGTAATCAGCCATTCAGAAGCGGAAATATTAGATTGATGTGCAATGGTGAAATTTATAATCACCGTCAGCTTGAAGAACAATATGGTTTACAATGTGAATCGTCAAGTGATTGTGAATGTATTTTACATCTTTATAAAATGTTCGGTTTCAGGCATACAGTTAAATTGCTCAACGGTGATTTTGCTATCATATTGATAGATAATGATACCGTGTATTTTGCACGAGATATAATTGGAGTTAAACCTTTATTTTATGGTTTTACAAATGAAGGTAACTTTGCTTTAGCATCATATGCTCGTGCTTTGACAGGCTACTGTCAAGAAGTCGTTCACTTTCATCCTGGAATTGGAAAATATTCTAAAGGGGAACTTACAATGGAAACACATGAAGAAATGTTGTTTAAGAATATTTCCCCATGTTTCTTAAATGTAGATAAGATAAGAGATACGATAAGAGAAACACTAATTCAATCTACACAAGATAGATTAATGTCAGACAGACCTATTGGTTGTCTTCTCTCTGGTGGTCTCGATAGTTCTCTTGTTGCCAGTATCCTTTGTAAACTGTTAGGTCCTAAAAATGTAAAGACATATTCAATTGGAATGGAAGGTTCGATTGATTTACGATATGCAAGAGAGGTATCAAGTTTTCTTGGAACTGTTCATACAGAAGTTATGTTTACTCCAGAAGAGGGCATTCAAGCTATACCAGAAGTAATTCGTGATATCGAATCATACGATATTACAACAATTAGAGCAAGTGTCGCTATGTGGATGTTAGCAAAATATATCAGTAAACATACAGAAGATAAAGTGATTTTATCAGGTGAAGGTTCTGATGAGTTATTTTGTGGTTATCTCTATTTTCATTATGCACCATCAACAGAAGAGTTAGAAAAGGAAAGTTCTCGTTTGGTAGACAGATTGTATGAATACGATGTATTACGAGCTGATAGGTGTGTATCTTCTCATGGTCTTGAGTTACGAGTTCCCTTCTTGGATAAAAACATGATTGAATTGTGTTTATCAATTCCAGGCAATATGAAATCTCCTCAAAACAAAATGGAAAAACATTTATTAAGAACTTCGTTTCTAGATTCATTTCTGCCTGAAAATGTATTGTGGAGACGGAAGGATGGCATGTCCGATGGTGTATCTGGTCTTAACAAAAAGTGGTATGAACATATTCAAGAGTATGTTGATACCATAATTTCAGATGATGAATATGAACAATATCAAAACCAGTTTCCAAACAAAGAGGCATATTACTATAAAAAGTTATATGATAACCAGTTTCCAACTTATCAACCAAAGTATGAATATTGGTTACCAAAGTGGGTTGAACATGGCGGTGACCCATCAGGACGAAACCTTACGGTTTTTAATGAGTAACCATTTCTTTTTTTTTTAAATATTTACTATATATAAATGTCACTAGATGGAAGTTTAAGAGGAATGCCTTCAATGCAGATGGCAGGCAAAATGAGAGGTTCTTCTGATAAAGAAGGAATGTCTAATTACTGTGGAACATACAGATCTGAAAGAACTCAGTTTGATAAACAACTACAAACGATGTGGTGTCCTAGTTGTTGTGGTCCTACCGGACCTACCGGTCCTACCGGTCCTACCGGACCTACTGGTGCAAATGTAATGGCTGGACAAAATACCAAGAGATACAGTTCAGCCGTTCAAGATAAAGATTTTAGAGGCAATGTTAAAGTTGCAGGAGTAAACTAAACTCATAATAAATTAAATTGGTTTCCAATTTAATTTACCCAAATGTATTTTCACTTGAAATGTAAGAGTATAAAAATAAGTCTTTGTCTTTATTCTTTTCATATATACTACTTAATAATTCTGAACTCGGATGCAGTTCATTACCAAAGAAAATAAAAATAGCTCTTTCAGCATTTAACTTCATCCTCTTTCTCAGTATATAAATGAATTGCCCTACGGTTAGTTCTCGGGGAACTAAATATTTACTCTTATCCAAAGGCTGAATATTCTTCTTAGAAGAAGGATGAATTTCAACTATAACCGGAATTCGATTTGGAAACTTACTCAATATATTTGTTGCCTGTTGTAATCTATCTTCGAGACTATGCTTTTTTTTAAATTCATGTATAATTTTATCCATTTATTATAAATGGTTAAAAGAATTATTTTTATACTGTTTGTAGTATCAATAATTATAGTACTAGGATACTACATATTCCATTTATACATCTCTTATAAAATCAAATTGATGCTTGAAAAATACGGAGTCAATTCTAAGAACTTCGTTTTACCAAGTGAAAGTCTAGGATTAATAATAGATGCAAAAATAATATATGATTCTGTTCCTAACATAAATGAACTGCTCGGTAAACGGAAACTTATTATCGAGAATACACCGGACTCCTATAAAGAAGAAGATTTAATTTTAGTAAATCTTGATTGTACTGACTTCAATAAACTAAGGAAACCAAATTCACCTACTACTATCTTATGTAAAACAAAACAATGTTATGACATACTGAAAACCAATATGAAAAATAAAAATATTATATACACTGGTTTTACAAGTATTGATAGATTCAAACCTGGTCACCCTATGGATTATAATATGTTTATACATGTATGTGGTAAATCTCCTTTTAAGGGCACATTACAACTGGTTAAAATATGGTTAAATCATCCTGAATTTCCAACTTTAAATATAAAAGCATATTCGGAAATTCAAGACAAAATCAAAGCATTACTAAAAACAAAGCCTGCTTCTAATATCATTTTGAATTCATCTTTTTCAACTGAAAATGATATTGATATCTTATACAATACATATGGTATTCATCTATGTACATCGGAACACGAAGGATGGGGGCATTATATTGCAGAAGCCAAGGCATGTAAAGCAGTTGTTTTATATACCGATGCACCATGCATGAATGAGACATTCATAGACGGTTATGATGGTATTGCTATAAAATGCAACTCATTATCAACATTACTTGTAAACGAATTGTGTCCTTCTTACGACATACAGGAAAATGACTTAGTCGATGCTGTTAAAAGAGTGATTGCTCTATCTACAGATGAAAAACAGATTATAGGTGAAAATGCAAGAAAAAGATATTTAGAAAACGATATTCAGTTTAAAAATCGAATTGTGAATATATTTTAAATGTGTTCAACTCAAGATCATACTACTAAAAAGGTTAAATAAACATTAGATTTTATATTGAACACCAATATAAAATTAAACTAAATTGATAATCGTCTCTTCAACTTTTCGAACATCAGCTCCCATGATTGTCTCAACCAATGAGCCATTTACATAGAAATGAAAACATGGAACTGCTCTCGGTTTAACTCGTACTCGTTGGTTCGGTAAATTGAGTTCAGCATTCTCTTTTACAAGAACACATACACCCTCACGATGATACTTGTTGTATAATTCATTCAGAGGTCCAATAATCATTTTACAAGGACCACACCAGTTTGCATAATTATCCACAACAACCAGTTTGTATTTAGCCATATAGCTTTCTCTGTCAATATTTGAAGTGACTTCAGGTAGAATAGATGTTTCCTCCTTCTGTTCAGCAGGAGAGAGTGTTCTTAATGTAGCATAAGACATTTATTTAACGACAAGAGAATTCTTTAATACAATATAATTTTGTATTGAATGATTATCACTTTTTAATCCATACTTGGTAGAAAGCATCTCTGCAAGCTATAAAAGTGTTTTCATCACCAGCTTTCGAATAAGCGACAGTAAAACCATTTTGTTCCATTATCCTATCAATATAATCCTTATGTGTCCTTTCAAAATAATCGTTTTCCATCAGTATCATTTTAATGTTAGCTAGAATTTCAGGCATGTCTTTGAGTATATAATAGAAAGCTCCTTCACAGTCTAAAACTATAGTATCAAAAGTGAATGGATACTTTTTACATAGATTTTCCCAACTTATTGTATTAACACTTATGTATCCTTTTGGAATTATATTCGAAACGAATGTTCGGCAATCATTTTCTCCCTGGATCAACTTCCTTTTTGATAGAGCAACATTTTCAATATGGAAGTTCAACCTATTTATTTCTCTATTATGTTCAAGCTGTTTAGCAAACTGCGGATTTGATTCTAAGGTTACCAGGTTATTATTATTATGTTTGTTTAAAATGTACGATAAAACCAGACTGTTTCTCCCTATATTTCCTCCAATCTCTAATATATTTTCAGTTCCAGTTATAAACTTACAGTTCATGATTTGCTCATGATATTCTTCTTCAAAAGAACCATATTCAATCCTTAATTGATTCTGAATATATTTAAGTTTTGTTTCTGGATCATTTGAATAAAAAGATAAATTATCATCTGGTTTTTGAACTGGAGATGAAACTTGATGAACATAAGGTTCTGATTCAATTGTGTTTAAAAATCTATTTTCGAAATCAGAAACTACACTTGAATATGATTTGTTTTTAATCCATTGGTAATTCTTTTCAATAAATACATTTTCAAGTTGATTATCTATTGTAAAAAATAAACTAGTTAATGCTTTTGATTGCCATTCTTCCGTTTTTGCATCTCCATTTATCATTCCACCACGATTTCCAACAGTTTCAGTTAACACTCCTAAATCATTACAGATTGCAAATGTCTTTGATGCTGCAGCTTCCATAGCAACTCTACAACAGGTTTCAGCAAATATACATGGATAAAACCAAATATGAGATTCTCTCCAATATCTATCTAGTGTCTCTCTATTTACCCAACCATGGTTTGTTACTGTAGCAGATTGTTGTTCCAAGAGTAATCGTATTTCATCGATTTCTTCCTTCACATAATCAAGATAGGGTAAATCCAAATTGCAAAAAACATTTAATTTTGCATCTGGATATCGTTCAACTATTGTAGGAAACATTCGAAGCAAATATAATAATCCACGGTTCGGAAATGAAGGGTAAATAAATGAATATTTATTTTTATTTTCAATCTGAATTGATTTTGTTTCAATTCCATAAGAAATAACATGTGTCTTATTTTCAAAGACTGGAAACAATCTTAAAAACTGATTCTTTTGCCATTCTGATATACACAGAATTCCTGTTAACTTATCAGTTATTGGTATCATATCGCCTTCAATTGCAACATCGTGTAAAACCAAGTATAGTTTGCTAATTGTAAACTCAACTTTAGTACATAAGAATACATACTCTGAAAATCGACTAACCAAACACACATCTATGATATTCTCCAAACCAAAACGAATAAAATTTTGAATTGGAATATAGGTTACATTATTATATACTTTTTCAGTTTCTCCACAATTGCAAAATACATTCACCTTATTGTTTGGATTCAAAGCAAGGGTTTCTGCATATTGAATAGTCCATGTTTCAGAACCGCCGAGTCCTTTGGTTGTAAGGGTTTCGCCATCCCAACTACTCCACCCACCATTATCGATAAAACAAATCATCTTGGAATCATGCTTTAATTTTGGCATATCTAAATTTATTTCGTTTTCCAGTTTAATATATAGACTGAAAATACTTAACCATTTTCGATATGTAAAGTCGTCTTTGAAATTGTTAGAAAGTATAAAAGAACATTTTAATCCGAGTTCATAATCATTAAACTGAGAGCATAAAGGAAGGAGGAATTTTGGAGCATATTCACATGTAATAATAGCTCTTACATTCATATTCTTATGAACTTTGGGAATGGTCATAACCCTCTTTAAATACGAGTATGCTTTTTCTTTATTATCTTCTAATAAATAATGGTAACCAATCATGAATAAAGGATCTGGTATATCCTTATCAATATCATAACATTCTAAATACTTACATTCAACTTCATTCCAAGGTAATTTTTTATATCTTTCCATTATCAGAGCCATTTTAAAGAATGAGTCATATACTTCTTCACTAAATCCAGTTTCTTTTACTTGTGAACGAAGCTCATAATACTTAAAAGCATTACCCCAATCTTTTATACAGTAGTATGTTTCTCCCAAATAGTATAGTGTTCTTGGGTCATCTGGATTTTCATTTAGTTCTTCAAAAAGCAGTTCTAAATCATTCTGCTTTCTATTCAATGTTCTAAAGTCCATGTAAGTTGATTTTACATCTTTAATTTGTGTAATATTATTAGGTATGCATAAGTTCATATTTTCCTCTATAATTTCATGGATTCTATACTTATATCGTAAACCTCGTTCCGGTTTAGTTATCCTATTAGAACTATACCGAGCTTCCTGATCATTTATAAAAATAGAAAATGAGTCTGCAATATCATCTCCTCTTGCTATAAAAAGAAATTCTCTCAAATCGCCAGTTACATAATATGTATCGTCTATCATCAAATTAAATGAGCAATCCGAACCTGCTAATTCAAGTAAACGATTACGACTATCTCTAAAGTTGATAAAAGATTCTTCATACAGAGTTCCTTCCTTATCAGATAAAACATCACGAATTATACTGATAGTGTTATCGGAAGAACCAGTATCAAGTATAGTCCATCTATCAATATAAGGCTTATTTGCAAGAAGGATATTGCGGAAATCATCACCTGCATCCTTAACCATGATTAATAGATTAATAAGATTATCGTACTCCAGTTTGATTTTATCTTCCTTTAACCAAAATCTAAACTTTTTGAGAAAATCATCCCAAATCAAACTGGAAACATAGATATATTTGTCAAAATATGATACCTTATTCATACATTCCATTACCATATCATCTGATGAAATGATAATACCAATCTCATTTTCAACTGATAATTCATATTCTATATTTCTTCTGTTCTCGTACTTTATTATATTAACTTTTCTACAAGGGTCGTGAAGTAATAGATTTTCCCTTATTGCCTCAATATCAGAATCTCGAGAAATATTAATAGACTGAAACGAGGTTAAAAGATTAATAGGAATATAACCTCCAAACTTAACTTTTGAGCAAAACAATTCATTTAAACCTAAACTGGAACTTAGCTTTTTTAGTAATCCAATATATCTATCACATTTCGATACATCTAGCCTGATAACCATTGGTGACAAATCGATATTAGAATCTATGGTGAATTCGTGTTCGTTAACTATATATTTCTTGTTATGGATATTAACTTCTTTCATTTTACCGTTATTTTATAATGCTATAAATCAAATTATCTTAGGGTTTATTTTCGACAGTTCTTTTATAAAAGCAAAAACATCTTTCTTTTTAAACGGAAAACATGTTCTTGTTTTTTCTTCAATCTCTTCATATTCGGTTTCAGAATAAAAACCACAGTCAAGCTTTATATCAATTATCTCATCGAACTTAACTTTTGTAAACTTAGTTTTTCCTTTCATTTATTATTAAATCAATCTATTTATATAATAATGAGTTCTCGTATTTTGAACATAGAAATACACAAACCGGACTACATTGGTTCTCCTCGAGTAACAACTCAATCTCCTCGAGGTGTTCTTGTAAACTTTCAGTTCAACTAAGACTGAAAAAAATGATTTTCAAAACTATTTAGTATGAATATCAGGAAACATGGCAAACGAAACTAAGACAATTGATATGATTATGACTACCGGCAAGGGTGCCGTGACTAATGAAACTAAAGTGACTATTCCTGTTAAAAGTGTTGTTGCTCGAGGAGTGACATATCGTCTTGGAAGAACAATTATTGGTGAGGGGAAGTTTATTCCTCCTCATTGTTGTGATTGTGATATCTGTGGCGAAACAGGATTTCGATTAGGAGTAGCTTGCCCTTATTGCAACTTCATTTGTTGTAAAACTTGCTTTGATACATACATTCTCACGACTACTGGAGATACCAAATGTATGAGTTGCAAAGCTATTTTCGACCTTAACACAGTTTGGAAACTGTGTATTACTTCTGTTACCTATAAGAAGTATTTGGACTTCCGTTTGGACCAACTTATACAGAAGGAAAAGTCACTCTTTCAGGAATCTCTCATTCAGATCGAGAGAGAGAAAATGACGAGAAAATACGGAAAATTGCAGTACAACTTGTACAAGATTCAAGAACTTCTCGTCGAATTTCAATTGAAAACAATCGAAATGGGCAATACAGACAACGATATCGCTGAAATGATGCTCTCGAGTGTTGGCTTGAATTTGAGGAGAGTTAAGAGGATGAGGGTCCGAGAAGACATGGTTCATGTCTCGAAAAAGATAGAAGAAATGAGTTCCGGAGCAGTTGAATCAGAAGAACTAAAGCAAAATACCTTTATTAAGCATTGTTCTGTGGCCGATTGTAAAGGGACTCTTAACAACAAATGGAATTGTCGCCTATGTGAGGCTTGCCATTGCAACAAGTGTGGTGAACTAAAGACTGAAAATGAAGAATCGAAAGCGAATGGGACTCATGTCTGTGACCCCAACTTGGTTCAAAATCTCGAGGAAATTAAGAAAAACAGCAAGCCTTGCCCAAAGTGTGGTGTTTCGATATTCAAGACAGAAGGTTGTGACCAGATGTTTTGTATCGTATGTCATACTGCTTTTAGCTGGACCACTTTAAAAATCGAGACAGGACGAATTCATAATCCTCACTACTACGAAATCATGAGAAAAAATGGGAATTTTAGAAGGGAGGATGGTGATGTTCGACCTTGCGATGAATTGGTGCATCACTTGGAAGAAAGGCATCTAATGTACGATGCTATCTCAACAGAGTTGGACATTGCCCAGAAATCGAAGTTCAGGGATGCTCCAAGGTTCATAACGGAACTTGATTCTCGAGACTGGAATGAAAGAACATATACTTTGGATGGTGAAACTTTTAGCGACATCAGAAAGCAGTTCTTAAAGAATGAAATATCCGACAACGACTACAGGAGAAGAATGAAGCTGAAGTTCAACAAGTTTACAAAGATGCATGAAGTTTGCCAGGTTTTGGCAGTGACCAAGATTGCAATGTCTGAGGAACTTAAACATACAATCAGAAACGAGGATGGTGGGTACATGAATATAGGAGATATATCTGTACTTAGGAAAAAGTTTCAGAAATATACTACTAACATTGAGGATATATTGAAGAATACGAACGAGATACTTTACCAGCTTGGTCTAAAGTATTCTTCATGTTATGAAATAATCATCGCGGATAATAGATATTACAGAATCGTTACAAAGAAGATATAATGGATTTACATTGGATTTACATTTGGATTTACATTTTGGATAATATAATAAGTTATAATACTATATGGTATTACAACTGCAACTGTTTTACTTACGGGTTCTTCTAGCCATAGGGCTTCGTCTAGGGCTTCGTCTAGAACTAGATTTAGAACTAGATTTAGAACTAGATTTAGAACTAGATTTAGAACTAGATTTAGGACTAGGACTAGAGCTAGAACCGGAGCTTCGTCTAGGGCTTCGTTTAGGGCTTCGTTTAGGGCTTCGTTTAGGGCTTCGTTTAGGGCTTCGTTTTTTCGTAAGGAAATCAATATATCCATAATCATAAACTGGTTTTCTAGAACTAGATCTAGATTTAGGACTAGGGCTTCGTTTAGGACTTCGTTTAGGTCTTCGTTTAGGGCTTCGCTTAGGACTTCGTTTTTTCGTAAGTAAATCAAAATATCCATAATCATAAACTGGTTTTCTAGAACTAGATTTAGAACTAGGGCTTCGCTTAGGGCTTCGTCTCTTTGACTTCATGCTTCGTTTAGGGCTTCGCTTAGGGCTTCGCTTAGGGCTTCGCTTAGGGCTTCGCTTAGGGCTTCGTTTAGGGCTTCGTTTAGGGCTTCGTTTAGGGCTTCGCTTAGGACTAGGTTTTCGTTTATTGGTAAGGAAATCAATATATCCATAATCATAAAGTGGTTTTCTAGGAGTAGGTGTCCTTGACTTTGACTTTGGGCTTTGTTTTTTCTTAAGGAAATCAATATATCCATAATTATAAAGTGGGCTTCGATCTTCAGGAGTTGGTGTCTTATCCCAATCTATATTTATGTAGTCATTCGGGTCTAGAATAGGTTTAGGCATACGGCTTCGTCTAGAACTAGGTTTAGGAATACCGCTTCGTCTAGAACTAGGTTTAGGAATACGGCTTCGTCTAGGGCTTCGTCTAGGGCTTCGTCTAGGGCTTCGTACAGGGCTTCGTACAGGGCTTCGTCTAGGGCTTCGTCTAGACCTTGTTCTCATCATTCGTTTATTATTTAGAAGGAAATCATAAATTGGGCTTCGTCTAGCTCTTTGTTTGGATAATGAGCTAGACACTGACCTAGACATCGACCTAGGCATTGCCCTAGGAACTGACCTACTCTTTGACCTACTCTTTGACCTACTCGTTGAACCAAGATCATATACTGATGTTGATGCTTGACTATCATCATCTATAGGTTTTCCTTCGAAAACATTAATGCTTACAATCATCTTACTATCGCATTCATCTTTATCTTTCATTTATTATTACAAAGATTATTTAATTTTGCATTAATTTGATTGAATATTAAATATGAACTGTTTCCGGTTATATTTCAAATTGTGTTTCCGGTTATATTTCAGCTTGTATTCAAATTGTGTTTCAATTGTAGAAATATTTATATTTTATATAATAAATGGTTTTAATCGATATTATAAAAGAATATATAGCCGAAAACAAGTTTGACTTTTATTGTTATGTTTCATTATGCTGTATAACCTATTTCATAAAGGTAATTGTAACATCTATTATATATGGTCAATTTTTTGAAACGAATGATTCAAAAGAAGATTTTCTTAGAGTAATAAGAAATATCTGTATTACATGGATACTTTTAACCGTATTGTATGTTGTTCAGATCAGGCTTGAATATAAGGTGATTCCTACCTTTTTAGCCTATATTCGAAAAAGGATATTCAAGAATTATATAGTCATGAACGAAACTGATTTTAAAGACAATAATGTAACCGATGATGTTAACAATATATTAGAAATGACAAGGAATTTAAGGGATATTGTGAGTTGGGGTTGTCAAACACTGATACCAACTATATTTGTAATGGTAGTGGTTAATATATACTTCCTGTTCAAATATCCTTTTGTTGGTTTTATAAATGTAATAGGTAACCTTATTAATGCATACATCAGTTTAACTTCATACGAGAACCTAGTAGAAGTTGCTAATGAGAGAATGGAACGATATATAATAATGGCGAATAAACTTGATGAGAGTTTTAACAACTTGTTTAATGCATACATTAATGATAAGATAGATGATACAGTTAATGAGAACAGCAAAATTGAAGCTGAATATTACGAGTCATTTTTAGAACAAATGAGAGACTTAGAAATTTTTTCAACTAAATTACGGATTAACAACTATATTTTCGCTTTAGGAAGCTTATATACACTATACAGTAACTACAGCAAAGCTGACTTCATTAGTTCCCTACTAATTTATACATTTTACCTATCAAGTTTAAACCAGACTGCAGACGATATTCCATTTATTATAATTACAATTGGAAATATAAATCGTTCTGAGAAAATATTATTGTCTCGTAAAAGCAATGTTCCTAAATTATCTGTAAGACCAACTTACTCTAATAGTTTAGAGAATTTTAAGGGGGATATCAAGTTCGAAAACATTTGGTTCAAATACGATAAAAATGCAAAAAATCATGATATGGACACGGGAGAAGAGTCTCCATATGTTTTTAAGAATCTTAACCTGGAAATAGGATCAAAAAGCAAAATTGCTATTGTTGCTCGTAGTGGTTCTGGGAAATCTACATTAATGAAGCTTCTTCTTGGATTCTATGTTCCTGAACAAGGTCGTGTATTATTAGATGGAGAAGATATTAAAAATATAGACCCTATTCCTGTCAGAAAGAAAATAAACTATATTAACCAACGAACTTTGCTAATAAAAGATACCGTCATGAACAACATCAAATACGGTAACAATAAAACAGACCAAGAGGTCATAGATATACTGAATAAGTATAATCTATTGAAAATATTTAATCCTGATCAAAACAAACCTGAATCATGCTTACAAAACATTGTTGAGAAAAATGGTATTAATATAAGTATGGGTATGCAGAAAGTCATATTTCTCGTTCGAGGTATACTTAGAGATGGTGAAGTCTATATTTTTGACGAACCATTAACCAGTATCGATTCAAAAACAAGAGCAAGTGTCTTACAGATGATTGGTGATAAAACACAAGATAAAACACTGATTATTATCACACATGACATGGAGGTTTCGAAGATTGTAGATAAGGTTATCAATATCGACGATATTAATCAACGAGACAAGACAGGGACCGAATAATTAAAGTTAATTCAAATGCAATCTGTTTTTACTTTCAATTCAAAATTATTAAAATAGATTGATATTCAATCTATTTTTCACCAGTGACAAATAATACATTTCTTGTCTATTGTAGGTATTCCTATGTCTCTTTTCGTCAATATCAAAGTATGTCCGTTTAGACATCTCCTTTTCTAAACTTATCTCCGGTTCAAAAAAGATAAAGTTACAGAATCTCTTTTTCTTTAATTTTAAACTTATCTCCAATTCAAAAAAGATAAAGTTACTGAATCTCCTTTTCTTTAATTTTAAACTTATCTCCAATTCAAAAAAGATAAAGTTACAGAATCTCCTTTTCTTTAATTTTAAACTTATCTCCAATTCAAAAAAGATAAAGTTACAGAATCTCCTTTTCTTTAATTTTAAACTTATCTCCAATTCAAAAAAGATAAAGTTACAGAATCTCCTTTTCTTTAATTTTAAACTTATTTCCAATTCAAAAAAAGATAAAGTTACAGAATCTCCTTTTCTTTAATTTTAAACTTATCTCCGGTTCAAAAAAGATAAAGTTACAGAATCTCTTTTTCTTTAATTTTAAACTTATCTCCAATTCAAAAAAGATAAAGTTACGGAATCTCCTTTTCTAAACTTATCTCCGGTTCAAAAAAGATAAAGTTACGGAATCTCCTTTTCTTTAATTTTAAACTTATCTCCGGTTCAAAAAAGATAAAGTTACGGAATCTCCTTTTCTTTAATTTTAAACTTATCTCCGGTTCAAAAAAGATAAAGTTACAGAATCTCTTTTTCTTTAATTTTAAACTTATCTCCAATTCAAAAAAGATAAAGTTACTGAATCTCCTTTTTCTTTAATTTTAAACTTATCTCCAATTCAAAAAAGATAAAGTTACGGAATCTCCTTTTCTTTAATTTTAAACTTATCTCCGGTTCAAAAAAGATAAAGTTACGGAATCTCCTTTTCTTTAATTTTAAACTTATCTCCGGTTCAAAAAAGATAAAGTTACGGAATCTCCTTTTCTTTAATTTTAAACTTATCTCCGGTTCAAAAAAGATAAAGTTACGGAATCTCCTTTTCTTTAATTTTAAACTTATCTCCGGTTCAAAAAAGATAAAGTTACGGAATCTCCTTTTCTAAACTTATCTCCGGTTCAAAAAAGATAAAGTTACGGAATCTCCTTTTCTTTAATTTTAAACTTATCTCCGGTTCAAAAAAGATAAAGTTACAGAATCTCCTTTTGTTGATGTTCCGATATTGTATATTAATAAGACCATGTTCATATGTTAAAAGACCTCAAGAACAGTTCATTTTTGTAATTAAAATTACAATATCAATATTAAACTGGAAAAAATAATTTATTAAATCTAAAATGATTTAATAAAATCTTTTTATAAATAAATAAAATGAGCGAAGAAGTAGTAATGAGTAATATGGAAAGCAGACTGAGTCTCGATATGAAATTAAAAAATAATGTTTCAAACGGTGAATCAGCTTGTAATGACGAGTTTTTGTTAAATCCTGAAAATAATCGGTTGACTGTTTACCCTATTAAGAATGAATCAATTTGGAAAGCATACAAACAACAACAAGCTTGCTTTTGGACTGCAGAAGAAGTTGATTTTTCAAAAGACAGTGAACATTTCTCCAGACTGAATGAAAACGAACAACACTTTATCAAGATGATTTTAGCCTTCTTCTCGTCTTCCGATACGATTGTTAATATCAACCTTGGTGAACGATTCTCTCAAGAGGTAAAGCTAAGAGAAGCTATAGTTGCTTACGGATGGCAAGCTATGATGGAAAATATTCATTCAGAAACATACTCACTGCAAATTGATAACATAGTGAAAGATCCTGTAGAAAAGGATATGTTGTTTAATGCAGTTAGAGAATTCCCCTGCATCGCTGAGAAAGCCCAATGGGCTGTCAATTGGATTGAATCAAACGACTCTTTTGCAACTCGTCTTATTGCCTTCGCTATCATGGAAGGTATATTTTTCTCAGGTTCATTCTGTTCCATCTTCTGGTTAAAGAAACGAAATATCATGCCCGGTCTTTGTGCATCGAATGAACTTATAGCAAGAGACGAAGGTCTTCATTGTAACTTTGCTATTCTCTTGTATTCCATGCTAAATAACAAGCTGTCTGAAGCTGATATTCATTCGATGATAAATGATGCTGTTAAGATTGAAACCAAGTTTATTTGTGAGAGTTTACCTTGTGCATTATTAGGAATGAACTCCGATAAAATGACAGAGTATATTAAATTCGTTGCGGACAGGTTACTTGTTCAACTAGGATATTCTAAATTTTTTGAAGCTAAAAACCCATTCGACTTTATGGAAAGCATTTCTATAGAGGGAAAAGCTAATTTCTTTGAAACAAGACCAACACAGTATCAAAAGTCATCTGTATTGAACAAAACCAGAGATTCGACATTTAATATAAGTGACGATTTTTAAATATTTATCAGTATAAATTTAAATTCAATGAATTTAAATTTTCTAACACAGTTTTATTCTATCAAGTTAATCTTCATTGTCATATTGTTAAAACCTGTATTGTAATAATTGTCAACAGACACATCTAAACGATTACTGAGACCTGGTCCATATTCATTAAGTATAGTAGGAGCAGTCATAAACAAGTTCCCTGTTTTTTGATTAGCAGGAAACACAATACGATTGGGTCGCTCAATATTTAATGCTATACCAGCTACATCATCTTGAAAGATAGTACTAAAACCGCTACCAATTGTCCAATTAAATCCATCCAGTGAATAAGCAAACTGATTAGTACTATAAGCTCCTCCAGCTAAAAAACGAGTCCCATCCCACATTATTGATTTTCCAACTAAACTAAAGATTGTTAATGAATTTGGTACTGCTGTCCAAGTTATACCATTGTATGAGGTAGCGATACCTGCTGCCCCATCACCACCTACAGCAACCCACAATTTTCCATTCCACGCTGCATTCGACCCATAGACAAATAAACTCAATGATCCAGGAACACCCGTCCATGTAATGCCATCAGTTGAATAGGCAATACTAAAAGGGGTATTACCTCCAAAAGCCACCCAAATAGTTCCATTCCATGCTACATTACCTGCAAGAGCAGCAAAGATACTTGTTGAACCAACAACAGCCGTCCAAGTAATACCATCACTGGAATAAGCAATAGTATTTGTTCCAGATCCTACAGCGACCCAACGAGTTCCATTCCATGCTACACCATATCCAGTACTAGAAAAGATACTTTTTGAACCAACAACACCCGTCCAAGTAATACCATCACTTGAATAAGCGATACTATTTGTTCCAGAACCAACCGCAACCCATATTTTTCCATTCCATGCTACACCAAATCCTCCATCACCAGAAAAGATACTTGTTCCAGTAACACCCGTCCAAGTAATACCATCACTGGAATAAGCAATACTATTTGTTCCAGCTCCCACCGCAACCCATATTTTTCCATTCCATGCTACACCATATGTACCATATCCAAAAGTAGTTTTTCCAAGACCAGTCCATTTAATACCATCACTTGAATAAGCAAGAGAATGACTTGGTCCTCGCCCAACAGCGACATATCTATTTGGGATACTTTGTCCGAAGGTATAGACTTGCTCTATTTGAGAAGGGTTGTCTAACTGTGCATCTATGTTGCTCCCGTAAAGTGTTGTAGGTGATGAGAAGTTTATACTTTTTTTAATTGATGTAGGTTCACTAATAGAAAAGTTTAGTGAACATTCTAGTACTCTTTCATTATTTTTAGGACCTATTACAGAGAATGAAGTCATTATTTATTATTGTAAATTATAAATTATTTATAATTTAAATATATCATTCGATTTTAATTCTTAATTGTGATTGTCATATTGTTAAAACCATTGTTATTATAATTGTCAGAAACAACTTCCAATTGGTCTAAACTGGTAAGTGGAGTGGGATTCATAAAAACACCTGCCTTACCTCCATTCCATCCTACAGTTTGACCTAAACTATTAAAGACACTTGTTCCACTACCAGTCCAAGTAATACCATCACTTGAATAGGCAATACTATTTGTTCCTTGTCCTAAAGCAACAAAACGATTACCAACCCATCCTACACCAAATCCATGACTAAAAATAGTTGTTCCAAGACCCGTCCAATTTATACCGTCATAAGAGTAAGCAATCGAATTTGATCCGACTCCTACTGCAACCCAAAGAGTTCCATTCCATGCTATACCTTGTACATTATTTGAAAAGATACTTGTTGAACCAACAACACCCGTCCAAGTAATACCATCACTTGAATAAGCAAGAGTATTTATTCCATTTCCTCCCGCAACAAAAAGAGTTCCATTCCATGCTACACCCATTCCACCAATTGAAAAGATACTTGTTGAACCAGGTACTCCAGTCCAAGTAATACCATCACTGGAATAAGCAATACTATTAGTTCCTGCTCCTACAGCAACAAAACGAGTCCCATTCCATGCTGCAGATCTTGCAGAAAATGAAAAGGTACTCAATCCAAGACCAGTCCAGTTAATACCATCGGGTGAGTAAGCGATAGTGTTTGTTATTTGTCCGAATGCTACCCAACGGCTTAGGCTTTTAACCCACAGTACACAATATCCAAGAGCATTAGCACCTGTAAATATAGTTTTTCCAAGACCCGTCCAGTTAATACCATCGGGTGAGTAAGCGATTGAATTAGTAGTTCCTTGTCCTACAGCAACCCAAAGAGTTCCATTCCAGGCAAAGGAATGACCAGCAACTGAAAATATAGATAATGAATTTGGTACTGGAGTCCAAGATAAACCATCTGAAGAATAAGCCATACTAATGGTTGCTCTACCACCCGCTAGTATTCGGTTAGCAGGAAAGACAATACGATTGGGTCGGTAAGAATTAAATGCTATACCAGCTACATCATCTTGAAATATAGTACTAAAACCGCTACCAATTGTCCAATTAAATCCATCCAGGGAATAAGCAAACTGATTAGTACTATAAGCTCCTCCAGCTAAAAAACGAGTCCCATCCCACATTATTGATTTTCCAACTAAACTAAAGATTGTTAATGAATTTGGTACTGCTGTCCAAGTTATACCATTGTATGAGGTAGCGATAGCTGCCGCCCCATCACCACCTACAGCAACCCACAATTTTCCATTCCAAGCGGCAGCCGACCCATAGATAAATAAACTCAATGATCCAGGAACACCCGTCCATGTAATGCCATCAGTTGAATAGGCAATACTAAAAGGGGTATTACCTCCAAAAGCCACCCAAATAGTTCCATTCCAGGCTACACCACCTGCAAGAGCAGCAAAGATACTTGTTGAACCAACAACAGCCGTCCAAGTAATACCATCACTTGAATAAGCAATAGTATTTGTTCCTTGTCCTACAGCAACCCATATTTTTCCATTCCATGCTACATCTACACCAGCAGTAGAAAAGATACTTTTTGAACCAACAACACCCGTCCAAGTAATACCATCATTTGAATAAGCAATCGTATTTGTTGATCCTTCCCCCACAGCAACCCACAATTTTCCATTCCACGCTACACTATTTCCCAAACTAGAAAAGATACTTTGTCCAAGACCCGTCCAAGTAATACCATCACTGGAATAAGCGATACTATTTGTTACATTCCCCACAGCAACCCATATTTTTCCATTCCATGCTACACCATCACAGGAATATCCAAAAGTAGTTTTTCCAAGACCAGTCCAAGTAATCCCATTACTTGAATAAGCAAGAGAATGACTTGGTCCTCGCCCAACAGCGACATATCTATTTGGAATACTTTGTCCGAAGGTATAAACTTGTTCTATGTCAGAGGGGTTGTTCAACTGTGCATCTATTTTGCTTTCTTGAATTGTGATGCGAGATGAGTAGTAGTTTAAAGTTTTTTTAATAGAGGTGGGTTCACTAATAGAAAAGTTTAGTGCATTGTTATTAATATACTTAATATTTTTAGGACCTATTACAGAGAATGAAGTCATTATTTATTATTGTAAAATAATTTAAATTTTATAATTTATAATTTAAATATATCATTCGATTTTTAATTTAAATTCAAACTGAATTTAAATTCTTAATTCTTAATTCTTAATTGTGATTGTCATATTGTTATAACCACTATTGTTATAATTGTCAGCAACCACTTCCAATTGGTCCAAACTGGTAAGTGAATTGGAATCGATAAAAACACATCCCTTGCCTCCATTCCATGCTACACCATTTCCAGTAGCAGAAAAGATAGTTGTTGAACCAGGTACTCCAGTCCAAGTAATGCCATCACTGGAATAAGCAATCATATTTGTTGCATTACCAACCGCAACCCAACGAGTTCCATTCCACTCTACACCATATCCAGCACCAGAAAAGATAGTTGTTCCAAGACCAGTCCAAGTAATACCATCACTTGAATAAGCAATAGTATTTGTTCCTTGCCCCACAGCGATCCAACGAGTTCCATTCCATGCTACACCTCTTCCAGAAGTAGAAAAGATAGTTGTTCCAAGACCCGTCCAAGTAATTCCATCACTTGAATAAGCAATACTATTTGTTCCAGAACCAACCGCTACAAAACGAGTTCCATTCCATGCTACACCTCTTCCAAAAGTAGAAAAGATACTTTTTCCAAGACCATTCCAAGTAATCCCATCAGAAGAGTAAGCGATAGTGTTTGTTCCATCTCCTACAGCAACCCAACGAGTTCCATTCCATGCTACATTATATCCAACAGTAGAAAAGATGGTTGATCCAAGACCCGTCCAAGTAATTCCATCACTTGAATAAGCAATAGTATTTGTTCCTTGCCCCAAAGAAATCCAACGAGTTCCATTCCATACTATACCATATGCAGCAATAGAAAAGATATCTTTTCCAAGACCAGTCCAATTTATACCGTCATAAGAGTAAGCAATCGTATTATTTGTTGCAGTACCAACAGCAACCCACATTTTTCCATTCCATGCTACACCTCTTCCAGAAGTAGAAATAATACTTGTTCCAAGACCAGTCCATGTAATTCCATCATTTGAATAAGCAATCGTATTTGTTCCTTGTCCTACTGCAACTGTTCGGTTAGGAGGAAACACAATACGATTGGGTCGGTCAGAATTAAATGCTACACTTTTTACAGACCCGTTTCCAAATATACTATTTGAAGTTGGTGCTTCACTCCAATTTATTCCATTACTTGAATAAAGAATACTATTTGTCACTGTGCCACCAGCAGTATCTAAACCTGCTACAAAACGAGTTCCATTCCATTCTACATAGTATACATAAGATGGAGTGAAAATTCCAAGACCAGTCCAAGTAATACCATCATATGAATATGCAATATTATTTTTAGGGTCAGGGATACTACCATTAAATCTTCCTGTAGCAACCCATAGAGTTCCATTCCATGCTATACCTGCTCCATTAAGAGTAATAATACTGTTTCCAAGACTATTCCAATTAATACCATCATAAGAGTAAGCAATAGTTTCTGTTCCTGATCCAACAGCAACCCACATTGAACCATTCCATGCTACTCCACTTCCACCATCTGAAAAAATACTATTTCCAAGCCCTATCCAAGTAATACCATCATAAGAATAAGCAATTGTATTATTTGTTCCATATCCTAAAGCAATCCACATTTTTCCATTCCACGATACATTATACCCATAACCATCATTAAAAATAGTTGCTGAACTAGGAACAACCGTCCAATTTATACCGTCATAAGAGTAAGCAATAGTATTTGTTCCTTCTCCTGCAGCAACCCACATTTTTCCATTCCATGCTACACCATATCCCCATGATGTAAATGTGTTTTTTCCAAGACCCGTCCAAGTAATACCATCATATGAATATGCAATAGTATTAGTATCACCACCTCCTACAGCAATCCACATTTTTCCATTCCATGCTATATCGTCTGCTTGACCACTACCACTTGGAAAAACACTCTCTCCAGCACCCGACCAAGTAATCCCATCACTTGAATAAGCAAGAGTATTATTTGCTCCACTACCCGCAGCAACCCATCTATTTGGAATACTTTGACCAAAGGTATAAACTTGTTCTATGTCAGAGGGGTTGTCTAATTGTGCATCTATTTTACTATCCTGAATTATAACGGGAGAGGAGTAGTAGTTTAAAGTTTTTTTAATAGAGGTTGGTTCACTAATAGAAAAGTTTAGTGCATTGTTATTAATATACTTAATATTTTTAGGACCTATTACAGAGAATGAAGTCATTATTTATTATTATAAAATTTATAATTTTATAATTTATCATTCGATTTTTAATTCAAATTCAAAGTGAATTTAAATTGTAATATCTATTCAATGCTTTGCTTAGCACTCCGCATTGTCCTTTACCACTATTATAAGGTTCATTTTGTAATTGGATCATTACCACGACCAAAATACATATACGAATTAGTTCCCCAAGAGTTTCTCAGAATGTAATAAGTGAGATTACCTTCTACACCATATCCAACAAGTCCAACTTCAATATCAAGTTATAATTGGAACTGAATTACAGTTTATAACTTGTTAAAGTACGGTTTTAACATCCATGAAGGATGTTTAGGTAGACCTGTATTAATGACTAAAACACTTGTGTTATTACCAGGTATACAATATATCTTTCCGTTTGGAGCTAGAACACCACCCGCCCATTTATTACTTCCAGTTAATCCTGTTATAGTAGTTCTATCAGCAGTATTAGTTGGAGGGTCAATTATTAATACACTTGAGCTATTTCTTGGTATACAATAAATTTTTCCGTTTGATGAAAGAACACCACCCCGCCATTTATCAATTCCAGATAAACCTGATATTGTAGTTGTATCAACAATATTTGTTACAGGGTCAATTATCAATACACTTGTGCTATCACGAGGTATGCCATAAATTTTACCATTAGGAGCAAGAACTCCACCTAACCATTTATTAATTCCAGTTAATCCTGTTATAGTAGTTGTATCTGCAGTATTTGTTACAGGGTCAATTATCAATACACTTGTGCTATTATGTGGTATACCATATATCTTTCCGTTTGGAGCAACAACTCCACCTAACCATTTAAAACTTCCAGTTAATCCTGTTATAGTAGTTGTATCTGCAGTATTTGTTACAGGGTCAATAATCAATACACTTGTGCTATTATGCGGTATACCATATATCTTTCCATTAGGAGCAAGAACTCCACCCACCCATTTATTAATTCCAGTTAATCCTGTTATAGTAGTTGTATCTGCAGTATTTGTTACAGGGTCAATAATCAATACACTTGTGGTATTATATGGTATACCATAAATTTTACCATTAGGAGCAAGAACTCCACCAAGACATTTAGAAGTTCCAGTTAATCCTGATATCGTAGTAGTATCAGCAGTATTAGTTACAGGATCAATTATCAATACACTTGTGCTATCACGAGGTATGCCATAAATTTTACCATTAGGAGCAAGAACTCCACCTAACCATTTATCACTTCCACTAAAATTATCAAAGAAAGAAATTGCATTTTCAGGTAGAGAATTTAAACTGGTATCAATATAACTTGATACAGTTCCGTTTACGGTTAGATTTCCGTTAACTACGATGTTATTTGTATTTTCTAAATATGATGGTTTGACCACAGAGAAAGAAGAACTCATTTATTATTATTTATTATTTATTATTAAATTGTAACTTGATATTGAAGTTATAATTGGAACTGAAATAGAATTTATAACTTGTTAAAGTATGGTTTTAACATCCATAGAGGAATTTGAGGTAAACCAGTATTGATGACTAATACACTTGTGATACTACTAGGTATACAATATATCTTTCCGTTTGGAGCAAGAACTCCACCTTGCCATTTATTACTACTACTTAAATTACCAAAGAAAGAAATTGCATTTTCTGGTATCTAGATAAGCTGATACAGTTTCATTGACAGTGAGATTTCCGTTGATACACGATACATAAAAAAACACAATTTGTATCCTGATTTTTGTTTTGTTTACATTAAATCTTGTTAAACAGTGGGTTTAGCATCCATGGAGGTAATTTAGGGAGACCTGTATTAATTACCAATATGTTAGAATTCACCTCAGGAACACCATATATTTTACCATTTGGAGCAAGAACACCACCATGATAAGATGCAGGTATTAGTCCTCTTAGTGAAGTAGCATCAAGAGTGTCAGTTTCAGGGTTAATAATCAATATTTTGTTACTGCTGTTATATTGCATAAAGTAAATTTTACCATTAGGGGCAAGTACACCACCCCAAAGGGAACTTGCTTGATAATCAAGATATGGTATACCATTTGTTGTTCTGGTTAAAGGGTCTAAAACAAGAACAACAGGAATTACAAGAGAATATGGTACAAAATATATTTTACCATTAGGTGCTAAGACTGCCCCAGACCATCTTATAGTACCGCCATAAGACGACGGTGTTTGTATATATGTGGTAGCATAAGTTACAGGGTCAATTTCCAAAATTGTAGCATTGCCGTAAGGTGAACAATATATTTTACCATTAGGTGCTACTGCTGCTCCAGACCATTTTCTAGTCCCAACAGGTAACCCGGCGATACTTGTGGTATCAACAGTATTAGTTACAGGGTCAATAATTAATACATTTGTTGCATCCCGTGGTATTCCAAAAATTTTACCATTAGGTGCTAAGGCAACACTTTGCCATTTATTTGCTGTAGCTGGTAATCCTGATATAGTAGTAGTATCAGCCGTATTAGTTACAGGGTCAATTATTAATACACTTGTCGCATTCCTTGGAACACAGTATATTTTACCATTAGATGCTAAAACACCACCGGTCCATTTACCACTTCCACTACCTAATCCTGATATAGTGGTAGTATTAGCCGTATTAGTTACAGGGTCGATTATTAATACACTATCGCTATCAAAAGGACAACAATATATTTTACCGTTTGGTGCCAATACACCACCATACCATCCATAAATATTTGTTGCTGGAAGACTAATATAAGAAATACCATTTTCAGGTAGAGAATTTAAACTGGTATCTACATAACTTGATACAGTTCCATTTACGGTTAGATTCCCGTTAACTACGATATTATTTGTATTTTCTAAATACGATGGTTTTACCACAGAGAAAGAAGAACTCATTTATTATTTATTATTATTTATTTATTATTTATTAAAGTAAATTAATTATAACTTCAATATCAAGTTATAATTTGAACTGAAATATAGTTTAGAACTTGTTAAAGTATGGTTTTAACATCCATGAAGGATGTTTAGGTAGACCAGTATTGATTACCAATACACTTGAACTAGTAGCTGGTATGCCAAATATTTTACCATTAGGAGCAAGGACACCACCTGCCCATTTACCTGCTCCTGATAATCCTGATATCGTAGTTGTATCAGCAGTATTAGTTAGAGGGTCAATTATTAATACACTTGAGCTATCTCTTGGAATACCATAAATTTTTCCGTTTGGTGCAAGGACACCGCCCCGCCATTTGGAAGTTCCAGTTAATCCTGATATCGTAGTAGTATCAGCAGTATTAGTTACAGGGTCAATAATCAATACACTAGTGATATTAGAGTTTGGAATACCATAAATTTTTCCGTTTTGAGCAAGGACACCACTTTGCCATTTAGAAGGGTCTACAGATAATCCTGATATAGTATCAACAGTGTTAGTTACAGGGTCAATTATCAAGACATTACTGCTATTCCACGGCATACAATATATTTTTCCGTTGGGAGCAAGGACACCACCAAGCCATTTAGATACTCCAATTAATCCTGATATAGTAGTAGTATCAGCAGTATTAGTTATAGGGTCAATTATCAATACACTACTACTATTATATGGCACACCATATATTTTCCCGTTAGGAGCAAGGACACCACCCACCCATTTAATACTGTCTGTTCCTAATCCTGATATAGTATCAACAGTGTTAGTTACAGGGTCAATAATCAATACACTACTGCTATTATATGGTATACAATATATTTTTCCATTGGGAGCAAGGACACCACCAAGCCATTTAGAAGTTTCTGATGATAATCCTGATATAGTAGTAGTATCTGTAGTGTTAGTTACAGGATCAATAATCAATACACTTGTGGTAGACCTTGGAATACCATATATTTTACCATTAGGAGCAAGTACACCACCATTCCATTTATCACTTCCACTAAAATTACCAAACAAAGAAATTGTGTTTTCAGCTAGAGAATTTAAACTGGTATCTAGATAATTAGATACAGTTCCATTTACGGTTAGATTTCCGTTAACTACGATATTATTTGTATTTTCTAAATACGATGGTTTTACCACAGAGAAAGAAGAACTCATTTATTATTATTTATTATTTATTATTATTAAATTGTAACTTGATATTGAAGTTATAATTGGAACTGAAATATAGTTTAGAACTTGTTAAAGTGAAAACAATTTGATTTATGGTTCTGGATGGTAGACAGATGTTTACATTAAATCTTGTTAAACTGTGGTTTTAACATCCATTGGGGAAATTTAGGAAGACCTGTATTGATTACCAATACATTAGGTCTGTTATATGGAATACAATATATTTTACCATTAGGAGCAAGAACACCGCCAAGATATTGAAGAGGAATTGATCCTGGAATAGTGATAGTAGTATCAACCCTATTAGTTTCAGGGTCAATTATTATAATATTTGAAATACTATATGGTATACAATATATTTTACCATTAGGAGCCAAAACACCGCCAATACACTTATTACTTTCTGATGATACTGTTATAGTAGTAGTATCAACCGTATTAGTTACGGGGTCAATTATCAATACACTTGTTGCATTTCTTGGAACACTGTATATTTTACCATTAGATGCTAAAACCCCACCTTGCCAATTTGAGCCAAAACTAGCTAATCCTGATATAGTTGTAGTATCAACAGTATTAGTTACAGGGTCGATTATTAATACACTCGTCATAATAGAGTTTGGAATACAATATATTTTTCCATTAGGAGCAAGTACACCACCAAACCATTTATTTGTTAGACTTGATAATCCTGATATAGTAGTTGTATCTGCAGTATTAGTTACAGGGTCAATTATCAATACACTTGTACTATCTCTTGGAATACCATAAATTTTTCCGTTTGGTGCAAGAGCACCACACCGCCATTTAGCTGAACTCCCGCTTCCCAAGCCCGAAATAGTTGTAGTATCAACAGTATTAGTTACAGGGTCAATAATCATTACATTGTCACTTTGAGAAGGAATACAATATATTTTTCCATTAGGGGCAAGGACACCACCATACCATTTATAAACACTTGCACTTCCTACTCCTGTTATTGTAGTGGTATCAGCAGTATTAGTTACAGGGTCAATTATCATTACAATTGTGCTTAAACTGGGGATGCAATATATTTTACCATTAGGAGCAAGTACACCGCCTTGCCATTTTTCAGTTCCACTAAAATTACCAAAGAAAGAAATTGCATTTTCAGGTAGAGAATTTAAACTGGTATCTACATAAGTCGATACAGTTCCGTTTACGGTTAGATTTCCGTTAACTACGATATTCGATGTATTTTCTAAATACGATGGTTTGACCACAGAGAAAGAAGAACTCATTTATTATTATTTATTATTATTTATTATTAAATTGTAACTTGATATTGAAGTTATAATTGGAACTGAAATAGAATTTAAATTTATTTCCACTTTGTATTTTAAATTGATTTTATTTAAACATTTAAGTTGTTTAATAAAAAGAAGAATGTTTTATGTATTGAAAAGAAACGGTGAAAGACAAGATATCCATTTTGATAAGATTACCTATCGTATTGCTAAGTTGATTAATCCGATTGAGTTGCAGAGATTAAATCTTCCTCATCTTGAGTTTGAAAAGGAGGTTAAATTTTTGAATCCGGTTATAGTTGCTCAAAAAACGATTTCAAGTATCTATTCTGGAATAACAACGGAAGAGCTTGATATTCAGTCTAGTGAAATTTGTGTTAATCTTTCTACAACTCATCCAAGTTATGCATCTCTTGGTGGTCGTATTATGATTTCCAATCTTCATAAAAAGACAAGAAATTCGTTTGTTGAAAAAATCAGATTGCTTTCAGAGTCAACTGAGTTGATCGACCCGTCTTATGTCGAATGGATTTTCCGGAATGCGGAACAACTTGATTCTATGGTTGATTATGATCGAGATTATCTATATGATTACTTTGGCTATAAAACTTTGGAGAAGGCTTATCTTCTTAAGTTAAATGGTAAAATTATTGAGAGACCTCAAGATATGCTTATGAGAACTGCGATCATGGTTCAAAAACACAATGGTTCTATTTATTGTTTGGAAATGATTAAGAGAACTTATGATATGATGTCTCTGGGTTATTATACACATGCAAGTCCTACTTTGTTTAATTCACTCTCAAAGCATAGGCAACTTTCAAGTTGCTTTGTTGAAAATACAGAGGTGATGACTATAGATGGTGTTAAGAAAATTCAAGAGATTCAAATTGGAGATAAGCTTGTAACTCATACCGGTAAAGTTCAAACGGTATCTCAACTCCATAAGAACCCTTTGGGAGATAGAAAGGTAATGAACTTAGAAGTCTATAAAACTAAAGCTATTAAGGTTACAGATAATCATCGTTTCTGGTCAATTTCAAACGATGACAAGGTTCCAAAATGGAGAGAAGTAAAAGATATTACAAGTAAACATAAAATTGCAATTCCATCATATAATGGAACATTACATACTGAAGTGATAGATATTGAAGAATTACTAAAAACCGGTGTATTGCAGTCTAAATACAAATTGGATGGCGAACATGTTATTCCTTACAGTACAAAAGTTTACAATCATCTTAACTATGGTGATGATATCACAATTAATAGTTATGGTAGTAGAGTTAAAAAACAAGTTATAATTGATGCTGATTTAGCTAATGTTATGGGTATGTTTATTGGAGATGGTCACATTATAATAAATAAAGGTGTTATTCGAGGAATTGGTTTTACTGTTCATAATAAAAATACAACTGAAATTGATTTTATTTCAAATACAGTTGAAAATGCATTTGGATTGAAACCAAGTTTTCACAAGATGAAAACACAGAATGTAACCCAAGTTTTATTCAACTCTTATATTATCGGAATGTTATTTATGTATATGTTTGGAAAAGGTTTTAACGGTAAAAAAATGTGGAAAAATATGGTTCATTGGGATATTGCTCTTGTTAAAAATTTTTTAGCAGGATTGATAACTACAGATGGATGTATTTCTAAAGAAGGACAAATTTCAGTTCAATTGTCAAACAAAAATCTTATTAATGAATTATATCATTTATTTCGTATGTTTGGAATTGATGTGTCGATTAACGAAGTTAAAAAACCACCAAAAATGGCAACGGTTATTCCTTGGTGTCTGTCTATCCCAAAAGATAAATATATATTGGACAGAACAAAAAAATTATATTCAGACAGTCGAGTTTCTAACTGTATAAATAAAATTTCGGATAAATGTTCAAATCAAAGCATGCCAACAGTAATTGATGAAGTTAAATTCTTAAGAGTGAAACGAGTATCAGAAACTGATTTAGCTCCTGAATATGTATATACTATTGGTGTCGATGAAGACCATTCATATAATGTGGAAGGATTGATTTGTGAAAACTGTTTTCTCCTTGGAACTAACGATGATCTAACAGATATTGCAACCACTTGGAATTCTTGTGCTCAAATATCAAAATGGGCTGGAGGTATCGGTCTTCATGTGTCAAATATCAGAGGGAAAGACAGTTTGATTAAAGGAACAGGTGGAAGGTCGAATGGACTTGTTCCTTTTCTGAGAGTATTCAATGATATTGCAAGGTGGATTGACCAAGGTGGAAAGAGACCAGGTTCAATTGCAATTTATCTTGAACCTCATCATCCGGATATCTTTGAATTTCTTGAGCTCCGAAAGAATTTTGGTTCTGAGACAGAGAGAGCGAGAGATTTATTTTTGGCTCTTTGGGTATCAGACTTGTTTATGAAACAGGTTGAAGTTGATGGAGATTGGTATTTGTTGAGTCCAGATAATTGTCCTGGTCTTACGGATGCTTTCGGTAGTAATTATGAAATTCTATATTGGCAATATGTAAATGAAGGGAAATTTAAGAGTAAAGTAAAAGCACGAAAATTATGGCTTGCTATTCTAGACTCTCAGATTGAAACAGGAATGCCGTATATCAGTTATAAAGATGCTGTTAATAAAAAATCAAATCAGAAAAATATAGGAACAATTAAATCATCAAATTTATGTAATGAAATTGTTCAATATTCGGATCACAAAGAATATGCAGTTTGTAATTTAGCTTCGATTGCATTAAAATCATTCATTATACCTTTTGATTTCGAGATGACGAGAGAATGGATTGTCTATTCAAAACCAAATTGCAAATATTGTAGATATGCAAAGAGTTATTTGGATAGCAATAATGTACATTTTACAGAAGTTGAATTTAGTAATGATTCCCTTTTAAAATTAAAGGAGATTCTACATACTCAAAAAGTTACCTTCCCTCAAATCTTTACAAGAAAGGATACTGAAGAATTGGTTCATATTGGAGGATGGAGTGACTTATATAAACATACTGGTGGTCAGTTTAATTATCAGAAGTTATATGATATTGCTTATTTAGCGACTGTGAATTTGAATCAGGTGATTGATGTTAATTATTATCCTGTACCAGAGACTCGTTTCTCTAACATGAGACATCGACCAATTGGTTTGGGTATTCAAGGGTTGGCTGATTCATTGGCATTGATGAGGATTCCGTTTGATTCTGATGATGCGGTTCAGTTTAATTCCAAGATGATGGAAACGATTTATCTTGCATCGGTAACAGCTTCTAATGATTTGGCTATAGGTAGAATGGAAGGGATGGGAAGACTAATTGAATGGTTTCGAGTGAGTATGAAACAATATCCTGAGTTTTACGATGAATCGTTTGTTCTTGATAGTGTTGATATGAGTGAACTGTATCATAGTTTGAAACCATGTAAGTATGAATTGGATAGAGATCCAAATTTAACTACAATTGGAAGTTATTCAACTTTTGATGGTTCACCTTTCTCTGAAGGGAAGTTTCAGTTTGATTTGTGGGAAAAACCAGAGGAAGAGTTGATGTATCCTGATGACTGGAGAAAATTAAGAGAAAAAGTGATAATTTTTGGAACACGAAATAGTTTACTCACAGCCTTAATGCCTACGGCATCTACAAGTCAGATATTGGGAAACAATGAATGTTTTGAGTTCTTTACGAATAATATTTATACACGAAAGACACAGGCAGGTGATTTCATATTGGTAAATAAATATCTTGTGAAGGACTTGATTTCGATTGGATTATGGAGTGACAATATGAAGAATCTGATTATAGCAAATGATGGTTCAATTCAAGCAATAGAAGATATTCCACCTGAAATTCGAACTATTTATAAGACAATGTGGGAGTTAAAACAATTATGGGTAATGAAGGGTGCAGTAGCACGAGGTCCGTTTGTAGATCAGACTCAATCGATGAATATCTTTATGGGAGAACCTGATTATCAGCGATTAACTTCTAGTCATTTCTATGGATGGAAGAATGGGTTGAAGACGGGTATGTATTATCTTCGTTCTAAACCGTCAGCAAATGCGACTAAGTTTACGATTGACCCTAATTTGATTAAAAACAAAGAACAATGTGGTAGTAACGAGACTAAACAAGAGGAAGTTGAAGCATGTTTGAGTTGTTCTGGTTAAATGAATAGTTTATTTACAATATAATTTTATATTGTAAACACAAAGAGAAATTTAGATTACTTTAGTCCTGAAATCGAGTTTGACATCATGCTGAAAATTGTTTTCAGAGGCTCAAACAATTGAGAAGGAGAAGGAATGTTGAACGGAGGAGAATGAGGTGGAATTAAAGGTCTCAAACTCGTTTCAGGATTAAAGTAATTCTCAAATATTCCTCTTTCTAAATTATTATCCAATCTAAAAATTTCTATATTATTTTCAGTCTTTGTTTCAAACTGTAAATGCGGAGAATTAAAAAAGCTGTTAGATGGAGGAGATGTATCAGACCTTATGTTTTCAAGAACAATCTTTTTATGGTTCAATTCATGTATAATATCAATTTTGAGATAATCATCTTCAAAATTAAATGGATTATTTTGCTCTCCTTCCGCAATTCTAATCTCAATAATGATATCAGAAATATCAGGTCGTTTTTCAGGGTCAATTGAAAACATTCTTTTTAAAAGGTTAGTAAAGGTTGAATTTAAGGTTTGACCATTATTATCGTTAAATATTGTTATATCAGGAACATATGGTTGCTTTACTATTTTACTCCTATAATCGGCCATATTTTCTAACGAACCGTAAGGATGACATCTGAAGAAGATATAATAGAGTAATACACCAATAGACCATATTTCTGATTTGAATGTATACTGTTGCATATTGATAATTTCAGGTGACATATATAATGGAGTTCCGCATACAGTTTTAAACATACTGATTTGTTCTTTAAAAGTTTGAGAAAAGCCAAAGTCACAAATCTTAACTGTAAGTGGTTCATGAATAAGTATGTTTTGCGGTTTAATGTCTCGATGAATGATTTTATTATCATTAAGATATTGAAAACCGTCTAGAATCTGTTTAATAACAGATAGAATTTCATCTGGTTGAACTTTATCTGACCGAGATAACCACTCACTCAAGTTACCTCCATTGCAGTATTCTGTAATCAGGAATAATTTATCTTTATCAAACTTGTAATCATATAATTTTATAATATTAGGGTGATTTACAGACTGGAGAATGTTAATTTCTTTAACTGTTCTTGCTTTCATCACATCTGGTAATTGTCCAAAAGAAATCTTTTTTATTGCAACCTCTTGTTGTCTTTCCCTGTGTATTCCGTAATATACTTTGGCACACGAACCTGAACCCAATATTCTCTTATTTATATAGTAACTATTCCAAACAAAATATTCGTTCATTTATTTATCACAATTTAATTGGTTCGTTATATTTATAACTATCATTAAATCATTATTAATTTCAAACTGAACAATTTTTGATAAATTTAAACTGATTATAAGTTTAAATTTAAAATGAAAACAAATTCAAAGATATCATTATATTAGAATAAACAATGGGAATCAAGTCTAACTTTTTAAGTTTTTTAAAGACTAAATCACCTCAGTCATTTGAGGTGGTTCATTTATCTGAATATGCCTTTAGGAAGGTAGCAATTGATGTATCGTTATATATGCATAAGTTCAAAGCAGTATGTGGTGATTCGTGGTTGATATCGTTCCTTAATCTGGTTGCATGTCTTCGTAAAAATGAGGTTCATTGTGTCTTCATATATGACGGACAGGCTCCAATTGAAAAGCAAAAGGAACAGCAAAAGAGGAAGGATGTCAAACTCGGTATGATACAGCAAATTAAGGATGTTGAAGAATCTATCATCGAGTATACAAGGACTGGTGTCGCAAACCAGACTCTGATTGAATTTAATGCAAAAGCAAGTTCTTCATCGCATAGAAGATTACTAAATCGTTCTGAAATTGATATTAAAATGATACGAGAAAAAATAAAGATAAAAAAGAGTCAGATTATCAGTATCAGTTCACATGATTTTGAACTAACAAGAGACTTATTCGATATATTAGAAGTTCCTTATTTTATAGCATCAAACGAAGCTGAAAAAATGTGTTCTAAACTTTGTATTGATAATGAAGTTGATGCTGTTCTGTCTGAAGATACAGATACACTTGCTTACGGAACACCTACTTTCCTGTCTAAAATTGATACGGCAAGTTCAACTTGTGTTCGTATTAATTACAACTCTCTATTAGAGAACTTAGGGTTAACAAGAGAACAGTTTTTAGATTTCTGTATATTGTGTGGAACTGATTATAATAAAAACATACAAGGAGTTGGTTCCGTATCCTCTTTCAAGCTAATTAAGAATTATGGTAGTCTGGAAGAGATAGAGACTAATACTCATTATGATACTTCAGGGTTAAACTACAAAAGGGTTAGGGAGTTATTTACCGATTTTCATCCGAATGATATAAAGTCGGATGTTCAGTATTGTGGTGAACCTGATTTTGAACTTCTTAGAAACTTTTTAAACAGTATTGAATTAAAGATGAATTTTGATTACTTGAAGAAATGCTTCATTCGTGAGATTATTATTATGGAAGAAGAAGATAACGAGGTTAAAGAGGAAGATGAATAAATAATATGTTTTTCTTATATAAAATGGCTAAATACAAAACTATTAAAGAATTTTATACTGAGCGAAAGGTTCATGAACAACAACCTACATACACTATTCAACCGAATCAACTCATACCGAGACAACCGAAAAAACAACTTCAGTTGCGATACGAAGAGAAAGAATATGATACATCTCAACCTGATGTTTTTGGACCTGCATTCTGGTTTACTTTACATAACGGGGCTTCTAGATATCCAATTGAAGCATCTCCAGTTCAAGCTGAAAAAGCAAAGGGTTTTATAAGGGGTATACCAGTTATGCTTCCATGTGAAAAGTGTTCTGGGCATGCTCAATCGTATATAGAAGGGAATGATAGACAAATGGATGATATTGTATCCGGCAGAGAGAACTTATTCAAGTTCTTTTGGGAATTTCATAATTATGTAAATAAACGATATAATAAACCTCAAATCACCTTGGAAGAAGCAAAATCAATGTATATGGGAAAATCTAAAGTTTTATCATTAAAATACCAATAGTATAATTTTATATTGAACTTCAATATAAAATGAATTTAAAATGAATTTAATTAAAGCAAATTAAAAGATATAATAAATATGAATTTTGAAAAATATAATTTGAATCATGAATCAAAGGGTGAAAGAAGAGGAAGTCAAAATATCGAATCATGTTCCTCTGAAAGTCAGTTTCGACGAGATAAAACTATGAAATTTACCGAAATGCAATTGAAAGCTTACAATTCAATTAAAAGCGGTAAAAATGTATTTTTAACAGGTTCAGCTGGAACTGGTAAAACATCTGTTATTAAGTCATATGTAAATGATTATTCTATGATAAGGAAAATTGCAGTTACATCTACAACCGGAACATCAGCTTTGTTGCTTGGTGGAACAACATTGCATTCCTACTTAAAAATAGGACTAGGAAGAGAGAATGTATCTAAACTGTACAAAAAAATAACTTCAGTCAAAGGATGGGTGAAAAAATGGAAAGACCTCTCCTGCTTGATTGTAGACGAAATATCAATGCTCGATCCTATTCTTTTTGATAAGTTAGAACAACTCGCTAAGCTAATCAGAGGCAATTCAAAACCATTCGGAGGAATTCAACTTGTTTTATCTGGTGATTTTCTTCAACTCCCTTGTGTTGGAACAGACAAGTTTTGCTTCGAAGCAAGCAGTTGGAACCAATGTGTTCAAGAGACATATGTTTTTACAGAAATCATAAGGCAATCTGATACTGAATTTCAAACATGTTTAAATTCAATTCGTTTTGGAATTTTAAATGATCATGTTATTAATACACTATCTCCTCGTATAGGAGCAGTATTGACAAACGACTTCAATATTAAACCAACAAAACTATATTCAAAAAACTTAGAAGTTGACGAACTAAATGATAGAGAACTTGATAATCTTTCTAAAGACGGTAGAGAATTCTATGAGTATAATATGGAAATAAAGCAGGTTAATTATAAACTATCAACTGACTTTATTGATAAGATAAAAAAGAACTGTAATGCCCACGAAAATCTACAACTTTGTATTGGTGCTCAAGTCATGCTTCTTATTAATTATGATTTACAAATCGGTCTATGTAACGGGAGTAGGGGGATTGTAGTTGATTTTGTAAATGATATACCGATAGTTAAATTCTTAAACGGAATTGAGATACCAGTTCCATATTTTATATGGGATATCGAGGATGGTGATGAATTAGTTTTAAGGATAATACAAATACCACTAAAAATAGCATATGCAACCACTATTCATAAGAGTCAGGGTACCAGTCTCGATTATGTTGAAATTGATTTGAGTGATGTGTTTGATTACGGACAGGCTTATGTAGCTCTTTCACGAGTCAAAAAGTTGGAAGGATTAAGTATCGTATCAATTGATTATGATAAAATAGTCGCTCATCCAGTTGCAGTTCAATTTTATAATGATAAAACAATAGATTAGTTTATAACACAACAACATTGATTATCAACAACAACATCGGATTCTTCAATCGAACTATCAGACGAGTAAGACTCAAAAGATAAATATTCGTCTAAGTCTTCATCTTCGTCTAAATAGTACGGTTTGATTGCATTCATTTATTAATATAATTCTTCAATTATATTAATTAATCAGATTCTTCTGTTTCGCTTTGATATATAAAATCCCTTAGGGTATTTGTTCGTTCTTGTGAACGAGGTTCAGGTTTATATCGTTCATCATCTTCTTCTGAATCATCTCGTCTTGTTTTACCCCTTGTTTCAACTCTTGTTTCTCTTCTTGGTTGTTCTTCTACCGTATCATCTCGTCTTGGTTTACCCCTTGTTTCACCCCTTGTTTCTCTTCTTGGTTGTTCTTCTACCGTATCATCTCGTCTTGGTTTTCCCCTTGTTTCACCCCTTGTTTCTCTTCTTTGTTGTTCCTCATCAATATCATCATCTCGTCTTTGTTTTCCCCTTGATTCATGTCTGTTTCTTGATTTCTCTGTTGTTTCGACTCTTGTTTGTTCCTCATCAATATCGTTATCCCGTCTTGGTTTTCCCCTTGATTCAAGTCTGTTTCTTGATTTCTCGGTTGTTTCTCTTCTTGTTTGTTCTTCATCAATATCGTCATTTCGTCTTGGTTTCCCCCTTGTTTCAACTCTACTTGTTTGTTCTTCATCAATATCGTCATTTCGTCTTGGTTTCCCCCTTGTTTCAACTCTTGTTTCAAGTCTTGATTTCTCTTCTCTTTTAGGTTCATTCTTTCTTCTCCTATCATCATCTGAATCAGAATATAAATTACGAGGTGATTCTTGAGAAAGTTTAGGGAGATATTCAGCTAAGGAAGGATACTTTTCATGAATATCTTCAGGGCTAACGAGAAACATATTTACCTTTCGAATGAACTTGTTTTCAGCTTCAAATTCATAAATAATATCATTTTTCGGTAAAATTTTACCTACGAGTTCAAATGAGTTTTGAAACTGTAACAATACTATATTTTTTCTTCCCCTATCTATATTAGGACTCAAAGCATATGGTAAACGATTTGAACCATTAACAATATATATATTTCGTTTCAATCGTTTTGATACTGTATCCATTACAAAATTATTTACATTTGATTCTACTAAAAGCAACTTTGATTTAAACTTGTTAAATGTCTGTTTTTCAATTTCTCTAAAAAAATTAACCAAAAAGTTATTTACGATATTAATAATATACCGTTTCTTTTCCATTTCAATTGCCTTGAATTCTTTCGATGAATTCAGTATCGTAATTATATTGGAAATGAATAACTTTCTATACTCATCAACAGATTCATTATCAGATGAATCTTTATTTGTCATCTTCAAAGCATTCTTAAAATTAGAAAATGAAAGTAATTCGAAAATTGCTTCATACAATTCAAAATTAGAACTGATTTGAAGTTTAGATACAACATTTCTAATAGATTCAAGGTCAGACATCTTCCTCGTCTCAATATACTCATAAAACGATTGAAGGGATGACATGAGTTCAGAACTATACGAAACCAAATTATATTCATTATTAAGTTCTTCCCAATCATCAATAGAAACCTTTTTCATTAAGCTCTCGATAAAACGAGAAACCATGTCATCTTGTTCTTCCGATGAGCAAGAAGGATAATCTTCTGCATAAGAAAGTAATAATGAATGATAAAAGCTATTCTCCCTATCAATTCCTACCCTTACTAACTCGTTTGTTTCAGAAAACGGGGAGTTGTAAAATACCGTTTTACCTTTTTCAATCTTTTTTAAATTTGGAAGACTCATTTCCATTTTAAAACCTCCCTTTTAAATTATTATTGGTTTAAAGAGAATATCAAATTTGATACTGATAATCAGTATTAAATTCGTAGTTTATTTATGTTCGTGATTTTGTAATTCGTGCAATACACACAGACTCTCGCAGTTCGTCTCTATCACTATTGGTATGCCTCTTTCATTGCAAAAGTTTAATAGATATATTAGTGATGAAGTATTTTCTCGCCATATATATCCAGTTCCCAATACTGCATGTCTATCCTTCTTTGAACCCAAAGGAACCTCGCTATCATTCAAATGAATCAAACTTAATTTATCAATTCCAATCTCAAAATCAAACTCATCGAACATCCTTTTTACTTCATCCATTTCTCGTAAATCATAGTCACCTTGTCCCCATATATGAGCCGTATCAACACAAAAACCTACATTATTTTTTTTATCTTCATCAATCAAACTGTAAATCACTTTAAATTCTTGAAAATTTCTACAAAGTTTTCGTCCTTCTCCTGCACAATTTTCTAAAAGCAATTTAGATTTCCCCTTAAAATTAATCTTATTTATCGATGTAGCTATTGTTTGTAAACCTACTTGTCTATCAGGATAACATCCAGGGTGAATAACGGTTCCGCATGTATTTGCATCTAATTTCGATATTGTTTCAAGTTCATACTGAAGCTCGTTCAAAACGATAAACATAGTATCATCTATTTTTTTATCTCCGTTCCAAGCCAAAGATGAAACCGAACCGTTTAGATTTGCTATATACGGAAAATGAGTAAATACATGAGTTGGAAATCGGTGTAATAATCGATTACTCTCGTCGATATCGTCTTCTGTTATCCTTTGTCTTTTGTAAGACTTAGGATTGCCCATAAAAAATTGGACTGAATACAAGCCTGTCTCAATAGCTAATTGAATAGTCATAGAAATTCTCTTTTCAAACGATAAATGAATGCCGATATTAGTCCAGCTTAAACTTTGAATTGTAGTCATGTTTATTTATTAGTATTAATTATTTATGAATTCAATTTGAAGTTAAATTCAATTAATAAATGGTACTGAACCTTGTTATTATAGTTTGATATCAATATCATTTAGTTTCGTAATTAGATTTAAAAAAATCATACAAACTACAAAATGGAATTTAGACCAGAACTATTTACAGCTGAATCACGAGAAGGATTCATTTATGATACATTAAAGAGAAAGGTACATAATTTCCTCATGATTCGTCCTAACGAGAATGACTATTTTGATATTGGAGAATTTTTTCGTAAATACAATATACGGAAGCAGTCTGATATCGATAGGTATATTACTCGTATCGTTAATGATATTCGCAGTTCGGGTTGGAACTGTGGAACATCTTTTTATAAAACAGGTTTGTTTGTGTTTGGAGATACTCGTCCTCCAAACTTCTTTCCAGATACAGATGAGTTTTAAATTTAAGTTACATTAATAAATGAATTATGCTGTATTAAAAAATACATGGGCTTGTAACAGAGAGATTAGAGAGTCTTATGAGCCTAAAGTAACAATGTCTCTAAATGAATGGAAAGACTACATAGGTGATGGTAAAAATGTCCTTTATGGATCTGCCGTAATTCCAAATGGTTCAACAGACGATGGTGCTGTTTATAAAGGACAGGTAGCTCAAGTAAGTGGGTGTTCGTGCAGAAGTATATTTTAAACTGTTTATTAATTACATGTAATTAATAAACTCAGATGATATTGTAGTTCTAAATCATACTCTTAAAAATGTAACTGTAAGTTATTTCATCATTTTTGAAAATGCGATTTGGTAAAAGTGAAGGGAGATTATCATTTAAAAATTCAATCATTTCATTTCCTGATTCTTCATTGATTAAACCAATATTAATACTGATTTCAACTTCATCGTACCGTTTTGAATCTTTTTTTGTTCTTGTAGAAATAAATACTGCTTTTGCTATATCTTCCATTGTAAAAGAGATTGAAGGAGTGAAAAATGAATTTACATATATGTACGAACCATCCAATCTAATTCTTAATGTTGAATCTAATTTACACTTTTCTAATGATTGAGTTACAGAATCTAATTCGCGAATCATATTGGATTCTGGTTTGATAAAATTAAACTTATCCATAGAATCGATATTGGGATTCAATCTAGAATTTTGTTTTTTTATAGGTTTCAATTCTTTATTGCATTTATGTTCATCTTCAACATCTTCTAAACAGAACCAGCATAATGATAGATTTAATTCAGCTTTTAACTTTTTGAACTGCAAAATACGGTTATATTCAAGTTGAGTTTTATTAGCATGGCATGTTGGACATAGACTCATGAGGTTATCAATATCATCATTTTGACCAATACTAAACGGAACAATATGGTCAACCTGATAAGAAGGAGGTAATGATTTTTTGCAATATCCACATTTCCAATCTTGATTTGAACTGACAAACTTTTTATCTCTTTCAGATAACTTTCGTTTAAGTGAAATATTTGAACTCATTTACAGTTTAAATTGTATTCAATTATAATTTTATGTTTTTAAGTATTAAATTTAAAAAAATATTACAATTAATAAATGGCATTTGCGATATATAGTAATCCTATAACACTTCCTTCAAATGTTCTTTTAAAAAACGAAATGGATGATGATTATGAGCTTGATACAAGTGTTCGATATCCACCATTAATTAATGCTAGTGATATAACTTATTTAGATCGAACACCTAGTGATTCATTTACAATGAAGTGTATGTCAGATACTGGTGTTTATTTTATATCATCAAGTGGAATATGGACTGCTAATGCTTATAGATGGGCATCAAATGTCCTTGATGAAAGTGCTGATAATTTTCTTGGAAATGGAGGAGCATATGACAATTCAGGAGTATATGTTCAATCTGACAGTACGACACTCGTAAATTTACTGGGTCGGGAGGAAACTGTAATGGGAGATTATTTAACTATTACATTTCCAAATGAAGAGAAGTTTCATGGTTATTATTTGAACGGTGTAGGTAAGAAAAGTGTAGTATGTTATTTTAACGAAACATTAAATAAATGGGTTGAATTTTCAACTGTAATTACAAAGCAACCATTAGTGCCAATTACAGTCACGACTTTTGAAGATATTGCTTCTTCAAGGAATTGGAGAATCATTACGAATACAATACATCCACCGTCTAATAATGCAGCTCAAATTTATAATTGGTGGTTTTATAAGAAAAAACCAAAAATCAACTTTGAAATGAGAGTGAATTCTATAGAATGTGAAAATAGCAATAATAATATAACGAATTCTAATGTTGTAAATGCAGGTTTAGTAAACGGTTTTTGCGGAAGATTTTCTAATGGAGTATCATCTGAAAACATTGTATCCCCTTTAATAGTAGGTTCAGGCTCGTTTTATGATTTCAATTTGGCATTTAATGATGGAGTATATATCGTTAGTATAATATCATCAAACAAGGGAGTTGACGGACCGAACATTGCTGAACTTGATTTTGCTGCATCTTATTGTGGTATTTTATCTGTTGCATCATATCATACACAATTTCTTTTAACACAACTTCAAAAGGCGGAACCGGCTGGAGCAACTCTTACAATAGCAATAGTAGGAAATGCTATTAGAGTAACGACAACATCAGGACCATTAGCCGGTTATGGAAATGCACCAACTGACCCTCCAACATATGTGTATCGACTTTCGGCTTTATTGATTTTATAAACAATTGTTTACTTTCGATTCAATCTAGATTATTAATAAATAAATCAAACTGCTTACAGTATTCATTCAAATAAGAAGTAGTATCTATCTCATATAAATAAAGCCTATAGTCAACAGGCAAATAACCATAACACCATACATAAGGTATCTCATCAGTGTTGTTCTATTTTTAATCTTTGAAAATCGAACGATAAATATAACCCAAATCAGGATTAAAAATAAACACGAACTTAAAATAATAAATAATGATTTTTGAGATTGTTTTTCAGGTTCGGTTTGATCCCCAGTGTTTTTTATATCAGCAAGTCCCTTGTTTTTGTCTGAACATATACATTTTCCTTTATCATCGTATCCACAACCGTACGGGTCATTCCCTTCACATGAACAAGTTGAATTATCTAAACATGAACATATGTTATCTATACATTTTCCTGTAGGTGCATTTACACCGTTACAATCTAAATCTGAACTACAATTTTCACAGTATCCTTTTTTACCACAAACCATGTTTATTCCCGATATTCCTAATTCACCACAGTCACCAACTGTCTTGCATTCTGGTTTATTCGTTGTCATTTATTATAATAATATAATAAATGAATATAAAAGATGATTCTATTAATGATTGGTCGACAGATATAGAAGAAATCATCGATAAAATCAGGCTAAATTCAACTACAATGTGCGAATTTCATAAAGATAATTACTATAGTGCTAAAGGTCGTCTTAAATTTTTCAAACTTCCAACTATAATCTTATCTGGACTCACTTCTGTTTTTTCAGTAGGATCTCAGCCTTATATTGATCAAGGAACCATTAGTGTAATAACTTGTTTAATAGGTTTATTTATAGGTATAATTAACTCAATTGAATTATTCCTTGCAATTCAAAATACAATGGAATCTGAATTGAAAATCAGTAAGGAATTTTATTTGTTATCAATTGATATCTTCAAGGTTCTGATGCTTGATAGAAGTAATAGGGTCGATAAGGGTAAAATATACCTTGAAGAGAAATATAATATATACTGTAAACTAGTTGAAAACTCAGTTCTCGTTAATAAAAGTATAGTTGATAAACTGGTTCCAATTGATGAAATAATAAGAAAAGTAACAGTAAAACAGACTTCCAGAAGTTCATCGCCAATTAATAACCTTTTATCAGGTATTAAAAATACGATAACCAATATTGGTTCGCAATCTCCAAAACAAACTGATAGTGAGACAGAAGATTCTATAGTTAATTTAACATCGTTTCCAATTCAAAATTTTAAAACAGTAATAATTGATAAAGATAATGAAAAGAAGATTGAATCAAACCATAATATCGTATAAATTTACTTTGTCTTAATCGTCGCCTTACATACAGGACAGACTGGATTGTAATAACCCCACTCAAGAATACAATCCTTATGAAATACATGGTTACAGCTTAAATTTGATACGATATCTTCGTCTTTATAATCATCAGAACAAATACAGCAGTTTGTGAATGTCTTCTCTGTGTCACTGTAACGATTATTATCGACATCAATCACAACATTATGATTCCGTTCAAGTTCAAGTTCATGTGAAGCTTCTTGAAATAACGAATTAATAAATTCTTCTTGACAATCAAATTGATTAAAAACTGATCCATAAGAATTCAAGAAATAATTAAAACTGTTTAGCACCTCATTATTTATTCTAGGTCGGTATATGATTTGTCCTCCATATGAATAAGATACTGACCAAGTATCTCGAATATTAATTCGAATAGTATTATCGTTGCTTTTGTTTTCCATATCTTTATCTATTGGAAAAATTATTTATAAATTCATTTACCTACTCCTAATAAATGGATATTCAACAAGAAGAACTTCAATATAAACAGGATCCAACTATTTCTTTATTTGGGACTAAATTGGATTTACTTACTTTAAGCATGTTTTCCTTTGGTATAGCACTCTCGATTTTCATATGGTTTTATTTTGGATTTTTTACTGGTCATAACAGATACTTCCTTATTGTATTATGTCTCTTCTTTATTTATCAGATATTTGCAAGTGGAAGATATGCTGGTTCTTATTCTATGGAAGATAATGAAATGAAAGAGGTCGTTCAGGCTAATTCTGTTCTTTTTAGTTCCCTTATAATTATACTTGCTTTTGGTAATAAATCATTTAATGATGATAACAACAAAATGTTAGTTATCAGTTTACTTTTATCTTTGGTTGCGATTATTTATTTCAGTATCAAAAAGTCCTCAGATTCTAAAAGAATGATTAGAAAGTTAAAAATCGCATTCATGACGATAAGTATCTTTATTTTTGCAATGATGATATTTAATGTAGGTATAAGTCAGTTTAATTTGTTAAAGTAAATATATGAAATTATACTAAGAATTGAAAAAGTAAAAGCAATTTGTTTTTCAATTCAAAAGTAAAAAATGGTTATCTCCTTTATCTCCCAAACCAAAAAGTAAAAATACTTAATTCTCCTTTATCTCCCAAACCAAAAGGAGATATCTCCTTTTCAAAAGTAAAAAATGGTTATCTCCTTTATCTCCCAAACCAAAAGGAGATATCTCCAATTCAAAAGTAAAAATACTTAATTCTCCTTTATCTCCAATTCAAAAGTAAAAAATGTTTATCTCCTTTATCCCAAACCAAAAGGAGATATCTCCTTTTCAAAAGTAAAATATATTTATCTCCTTATCTCCAATTCAAAAGTAAAAATACTTAATTCTCCTTTATCTCCAATTCAAAAGTAAAAAATGTTTATCTCCTTTATCTCCCAAACCAAAAGGAGATATCTCCTTTTCAAAAGTAAAAAATGGTTATCTCCTTTATCTCCCAAACCAAAAGTAAAAATACTTAATTCTCCTTTATCTCCAATTCAAAAGTAAAAAATGTTTATCTCCTTTATCTCCTTTATCTCCCAAACCAAAAGTAAAAATACTTAATTCTCCTTTATCTCCAATTCAAAAGTAAAAAATGTTTATCTCCTTTATCTCCCAAACCAAAAGGAGATATCTCCTTTTCAAAAGTA